ACTTGGTATAAAGGCTCCCAGCATGTCCTGACTTGACCATCGATACAAGTTCCGGGTTCTTCTTGATCAAAGACTCAATATCATTGAAAATGTTGGTGAGCTGCGACTGGAAAGGCGTGATTACATAAATCTTCGGCCCGCGATATAGCTGCTCTCCCTGACTGTTCCTACCAGCCTTTACCAACTTGTTGTAAGCCAGAAAGATGAGCTTGATAGCCATCCCGAAACTTTTTCCTGAGCGGCGCCCCCACACCATGCTGACTCTCTTGCCAGTACACCTGATCAGCTCTTTCTGATAGCTTCTCAGGAACCATTCTGGGTCATCGTCATCAAAGCCCAGCATGAGCTCACTCCAAGCTACAGGATCAATCGTAGACAATACGACCCTTCTTGCATGCTTGATGTCTATCGCATTCTTGGCTGCGATCTGCCTTATCTTCTTGCCTGTCCCAGGAGGCAATCCTTTAGGAATGAAATTACATGTTACATCGAATTTTGGCTTCTCGTCCTTCTTCGCGAAGTCTTTGTACTTGTACATCTGTCTTATCTGACAGGCAATGCAAGTCATGTGCACGTCAGTCCTGATCCCATACTCCTGTTCGAAGTGTTCAATCAGCTCTGGGTGTGGCTTCGCCAAAGGGTTCGGATGAGTGATCCCATACTCGTTCGTGACATAGAGATCAGTAAGATGTCGTTCGATGTGAGGATTCATGTTTACATAGGCCAATGAAAAAAGTAGGTCTGGAGTTCTATCAGTGCATAAATGAATTCTGTATCATTCTTGATCATCTCTTCTCCTAAAATTGTCTATAAGTACTGAAATAGTTTCTGGACGAATGAGCAAACGTACTCTCCATCCCCATCGCCTGCCTGGCCGGGATACCCGACCTGCGCATTGCATCTATGCTTCTCTGCCGCATGGTTATTGCACCCTGGGTCATGAACGCATTCATGTCTCCAGCCGTGTCTATCCTCTTCTGATACTGCTTCTTCCTATACCCAGTCTTCATCAGGGAGTAGGCTCCCTTCCCGACTATGTATGCTCCACCTACCGTGGCAGCCGCACCAGCAGCAATGATCGGATGAGCTATCGCAGCAGAGGCCAATGCACCACCAGCGTAACCGCCAATGAGCGCGCCAGGAGTCCCTGCCAGTGCCTGACCCACAGAAGCTCCAGGGAATGCACCCAGCATACCAACGCCTGCTATCCTGAGCAGCCCAGGGGCACGAGTCATCATCACGCCAGCTCCAGCTGCAGTAGTCTTGGCCCCAAAACGCATAATCGCAGAACTCACAGACAAATCCATGATGCCAGCGTCCCAGGCTCCAGCCACACCGGATCTTGCCCCCATCTCACCCTTGTAGCCTTTGTACATAAAGTACCCAGACATGCCTACTGCCAGTCCAGGGACAGTAAAAGGAGCGGCTTTTCCAAGCATCGCTCCAGCCTTTCCCCGTCTTTGGAGCCACTGAGTGGCCCTTCCAGGAGCCAGCGCCTGCTGCATGGTCTTCCCACCGTGGACCTTCGTTGCAGACAGCTGAGCATCCGTCATGATGTCTGGCATGACACCAGGGCCCTTCCTGATACCCATGTTGCCGAACTGCCAGATGGACTCACCAGGCTTGTGGTACACGCCTTCTCCAGGCACCGAGAAACCAGCAGTAAACATCATCCCAGGAGACAGATAACTCCCAGTACTGTTCCCAGCGGCTGAAAGCATTGCTCTTAGTGCACTCGGTCCTGCCATCTCTACCACCTATGATGCCCGATTGGGCTGTCAAACATTGTCTCGTTCATGCCTCGCTGCAAGGCAGCTTGACCTTTCTTCCTTTGGGCTGATCTAGAACCATATATATCAAAGGCATGCAGCCTACGTCTATTCCAAACCGAAGTAGAACTACCCATCGAGTCCAGAGACAGATGCTTGTTCAGTCTATCTATCCCCTGCTTGTGGGAAAACTTGTTCTGAGCCTTCCCGCCTTTGGTCTTGATCCAGCTTCCAAGATCACTCTGCATCTCCAACATGTAGTTGTTGTGGGGCGCATTCCTGGAAGAATGCTGCAGAGGAAATCTGTAGTCATCCTCTATCCCTGCTGTCTTGATTCTCTCACTTATCTCTGAAGCTGCAGTCATCTGATAGTTCGAGTAGAACCCCTGAGCCTGGGCCTGCTTCATCAGACTCACTGCTGACGTCATTGTCGAACTCTTGGCCACTCTGCTCATGGAGGCGATCTGGTTGAAGGTCAGTCTCTGCCCTCTCAGTGTGTCCTCGTAAGCCTGCCAGAATGGCTCGTTCCACATACCGGCATCAGCCTCTCTGGCCCTCTTCTCCAAGGAAGCCATGGGCCCTGCATCCAACATGCGTTCAGAAGCTGGGCCGTAAGCCAGGGCAGCGACCTTGCCTCTTCTCACCAGCTCCATGTTGATGTTCTGTCCATCAGCTACCAACACACCGACAGCACGTCCATACGTTACGTTCTGAGGGTCGAAGACCAGCTTCAGGCTCTCTCTCTCTCGAAGTAACGCTTTGAGCTTCTCTGTAGCCTCCTGGGAATATGGCTGTCCTGCCTGCTTCCCGTGTCGCGTCTCCGGCGCGTCTATACCAGAGAGTCTAAAGGAGTATCTGTCCCCGAACAGCTTGCCTCTTTGGATCGTGATCGTGTCAGCATCGTCTACAGTCAGCTTCCATCCACCGTCCTTGAGATTGACTTCGAACAGGCCATCACCTTTTATTCCAGAGTACTTGTTCAGATCAGCTCTCTCTATCCCTGACGTAATCAGAGAAGAGACTCTCTTGGAAGGCATTAATGTCTTGATCCTGGAAAACAAGCCTACATCCGGATGATGATGAATCACTCCGAACGCCTCCCTCCTGTATCTCTCCCTCTCTCTCAACAACTCCTGCTCGACAAGCACTCTCTGAGAGCTCCATGGCCCCCTGTAAGGGGATCCAAAGTCAGTGAACGCCCTTCTTAGAGAAGCCGCTATCCCGCCCTCTGCCTTACCCTTACCTGGAGCTGTGAAGTCTTCCTGACCAGAGAACTCTCTCTGGTATGCCAACCAGCTCTCGTAGTCCATGGTCCTGAGACTCGGAGTAGACTTTTGCGGCCCCCTGAATCCCTTCGCCATGGTTCCGACGGCTACCATGCTTGCAGCGACCCCAGCCGCCATCCATCCAGCCCTTTTCAAAGAAGCATTCTCGAAAAGCTTCCCGACAGCCGACCTCCTCGCTGCAAGTGGTACTTCCTCTCCCAGACTCTCGAACCAGCCGGTCACTCCTCCAGGAGCATTGGCGATCCTGTTGATCGCGAAACTCATCTTCCTGTCTACGATCTGGTCTGTATAATCTCTGGCCGCTCCTCTCAACAAATTTTCATTTATTACCTTCCCTATCCCATCCTGATAACTTAGCCCTCCTTTGTTCACCATCTGCTCTATCATCTTGCCAGACACACGATCAATGTCCAGACCTTCGTATTGTCCAGTTCCCTTGAGGAACTGTAGCAGCTCTCCAACCTCGAATATTGCCTCTCTCTTTCCTGGCACACCCAGATGTCCTATAGTTCTCTGTCCAGTGTTGGAAACCATCTCAGACCGAACCAACTTGTGTCCTGCGTGCTGCATTGACACGCCTTGAGTTGCAAAATCCTCAAACGCCCTACCTAACCTCTGGACCAAGTTGGCTTCTTGCAAGTCTTTCTGGAAGTACTCCATCGCACTGAAGAACTTCACTGCCTGGAACATGGGACCACGCTTCTGTCGAGCCATGTTCATCAGGGCTTTACCCTCTTCGGTCCCCTTCGCAACCTCGTTCATGGTAGCAGCCATGGTGGTGGCCCTCTGAACCAAGTACCCTTCATCCCTGGCAGCATCCAGCAAGGCTACGTGAGCCTCTTTGTGAGCCAGTGCTCCTTTCAGGTTTGCTCCTCTTTCAGTCAGCTTGAAGATCCTGGTAGCGAAGTCCACACTCAAGCCAAAGTATTGATTGTTCCGAGTCTTCAGCAATCCCAACTGCCTTGCGTAACTCTGGTTCGCCTTCATGACGTCCATGATGTCTCTGACATCACCAGGCCCAGAGTGCTTTGCATAGGCTTTCCATACTCCAGACCAGTCTCCAGTAAGCTGAGCCAATGCCCTCGCCCTGTTTACCTCCGGCCCAGTTACGTACAAGTCCTCCAGTCCTGCAGTGGTCCTCCATCTCACCGTGTCTTTCAGAGCAGTCTGCTTTCCTTCTCCCTCGGCTATCCTGAGCCAGGCCCCAATTCTGCTGGACTCGAACGGCGTATTCTGAATCCATGTCACTCTCTGCTTCATCTCTCTCAAGAGGGGAGACCCCGGACCAAAGAGTTTCTCCATGGAGCTTCTCTGACTACTGACAGAATGATACCCCGGGATCCTCTGGGTTTCAGCCTTGCCTCCACCCAGCCATGGATAAGTCCCAGCCTCCAGCTGTCTGAGCAACCACTTGTCAGACCCTCCTAATACTCCTCTTACCGTGGAGCCTCCTGGAAGCGACGAGGAGAGCGCTTGCTGAATTGTGGAGTAAGACCCCTTGCCCAAGGCCTTGGATAGATCCTGAGCCGTCTGAGGCCCCCTGAGAGAGCCTGAACGCATGAGGGCGTGTACACGAATGACATCCGTCCAGAAAACCTCTCTGCCCAGCGCCTCTTTTAGAGGAAGTCTGGAGAGCGCGTCCCGATTCGAGACCGCCAGCTGTAGTACGTCCTGTGCCTTCGCTGGAGTCACCGCAGCATAAGTGGGATCCATCAGCCATTGATAGGCCTTCCCTCTGGAGGGGATGGCATAAGCCACTTCGTGAACAGGGGAAGCTCTTTCGAGAGAAAGAGTCTCTATGTCCAGGATCCCTCCCTGAAGAGGGGCCGTTACGGAACGAAGATGTTTGATTGGGTCCAAGATTCACCGGGAGGGAAGACTGGTCTATTCTGTACCGTACAGCTCCTGGTATTCCAGCGCGTGGTCTTTGAGAAGAAGGCTGGGCGTCCCTGGAAGGCTGGATTCATCAGAAGCAACACAGACGAAAAGATAACGACCCGTGGATTCGGCTATCTTCCAAGCAATCTTTCTGACTCGGCTCTGGATATGATGGACATGATCTGGGTCTCCAATGATTACGACGTATTCTTCCTTGAAGGCCTCGCACAGCCCATGCACTATCATCTGGGTGGTTCTACCGCTGCCACTCGCGAGCTCTTCGAGAAGGCACCTGGCCGAAAGACAGGACAGATATTCCCTACCATCATCGACATATGTCTTCTTCATCTCTTCCCAGTTTTCTTCGACCTTCTTGTATATCCATGCATCAGGGTCTTCATATCCCATCAACTCATATACTTCTTCAGGCGTGATCATTAGATAGCTCCATCCAATAGTTCGATGTCCTCGTATTCTGCATCCACTACGTTCGCGCCGCCCTCGATCGCATCCCTCAACTTCTTGATCTCTTCCAACAGGACGTTGCTCTCCGTACCCTGTCCCAGTTTTATCGCCAGATCCGTCTTGGCCTTTCTAGTCTCCATCAGCTTGTCAATCAAGCGTTCTCTCCTCTTCTCCAGCTGCTCTATTACTTCCAGAGCTGGATGGGTGTTCGTGGTGTAGGCCGCATCACCAGTCTCTTCGTTGAATCCGACTATGTCCATTCGCATGAAGTCCTGACCATGTCCGTCCTTGTCTCCAGAAGAGAGGATGGCTACAGCCCTGTACTTATACAGGTCAATGATGGCCAGGTCATTTGCAATAGCCATCTCGATGGGGTTGTTTGGGTTCACGTCCAAGTGTTGAACATATTCAACCACCTTCTGTGACATGTACATCTTTTCCATGATGCAGCCGCGATGAATGGGATAGTGTTCAATAGGACCGTTGTCTACTTCACCAGTGATGGGATCTACCTCTGGGATCGGGCATCTGTCAAAGAACAAGCACCTTCCAGGTCCACCACATACCAAGGGTGCAATGGAGTGTAGGCCGGTACGCATGGCAGTGATGGAAGACTGTGCTCGCCGGCGCTGTTTCGAACTCAGTCTATCCAGGTAGCCCTGATACTCAGGCTCCAGTTTGGTAATCTCTTGGATTGCTTCTTCTTGGCTCTCCATCTTCTGGAGGGTTTGTAGTTTCTCGCGCTGGATCATCTCTCGACTACTCATCTTCTATCCTCTCCAACAGTGATTCCAGTAGATCCTTGCATGTTTTCAACTCTTGCTTCAACTGCGACTTCTGATCTTCACCGAGTTGCTTCGTCTTGATGACGTATCTACATTCTTTCTTTGGGTCGTCAAAGTTCGAGTTGTCAACGAAATATTTGTATCTATACCAATGGAATGCGTCCAATTGTCTAGAAGATTTTACAAATTCGTTGAAATCAAGAGAAAACGAGTAAAGTTCTTCCGAATTCAAGAGAAAACTCCATTGCAAAAACATTTTTGGAAAAGGGCAAGGGTATTATAGCAAAAAACCCATATAGGGACGGATTTAGGAAAAATATATTTTTGGGGAGAGAAACAAGATAGAAAAGAGAGAGGAGATGGAAAAGGTATATATGTATATGGAAAACAAGGAAGAGAAGACTGGACGAGAATGAAAAATAGAGGATGTAGACCTGGTATTGATTGGGTAGAAATGGTGGATACCCTGCCGTTCGGTGCCCACCCCCACAAAAGGAGAAGTCATGAAGCGCAAGCAGAAGACCAGACAGTGGACCATCGCCAAGCGTCTTCGCAAGAAGGCCAAGCGTAGTGGCAAGAAGGTTGCCAAGCCTCATTCCTCTGTCCACATCAATCACAGTCATTGAGACTACCGAGAACCCCTCTTCGGAGGGGTTCTCCTTTTTATTTAGTGGCAACACATACCACATGGTATGACACAGCGAAAGCCCTCGCAGTCCTGGTCATGACACGAAACTGACCTGTATGCGTATGCAAGCCCATAGTGGTGAGCATACCTCTGCATATACTCGTATGTGCAGGGACTATCGTGGGTCCAACCCCCATGTATTGGCTGATGGTAAGGCCAATACACTCTATCCCCTGAGTCTACCAGGGATAGGTAGAGAGGTAGTGCTGTACCCAACCATGGTCTGTAGGCCCGCCTGCAGTAAGGGCCTGATGGCTTGCTATCAGAAAAGGGCCGTGTAGTAGGTACGTTGTCTTGGCAAGACCCAAGTGAGGACGTCTGTGTCCAAGAGTAGCAATACAGGCTGGCTCTGAGTGAGAGCGAGTAGGAGAACAGTAGACACCATCACTCCATGTGACCCCGTGTGTGAACGGGTAGTAACCAACACTTAGACCTTGGCTCCACAGGACAGGAGCTGCCACCTGGGGCTACCAGGGTTCTGGCCCGGAATCGAAGGGTTGCTCCATGGGGAGCGTTCGGCTCTATGGCATAGCGGCTATATAGAGCACTCGTGAGGACGAGCCTAAACATACCGCTCTTTCATACTACAGAAGCACCCGGTTATCCAGTGGATCAAACCGCAGGAGAGACCAAGCTGGGATAGGTGCAGCACCCACAGCAGAGAGACAGCTACGACACCAACAGTCCAAATCCACAGGAGGAATCATGGACTACATCACCCTCGCCAATACCTTCAACGGTGGCGTCTTCGCCATCTACTTCGCCATCATCAGCATGATCAGCATGCCCTTCCTGGTGGGCTTCCTCACCAACTGCGTCCAGCCACGGCAAGTACGCTTCCACTTCGAGCCCAACGTCAGCACCACGAGTGAGAGCATCTCGGAAGACATGCTGGGCCTCGTTATGGACATGGACCTGGAGGGCATGGAAGACTACGACCAGCCACTGTACGTGTACAGCATGGAAGAAGTTCCAGACCACGCCATGGATGACAGCTTCTGGTACGACAACGTCAGTCAGGAAGAACTCGACCAGGCCATGGGAACTGGCAACTGGGTCAAGAAGTCCGTCCTGTTCACTGGCCAGCACCACGAGCTGGATGAGAACGTCAACTGTGCTGCGCAGCAGGACAAGTATGGCAAGTACGAGAAGGCCATGGATCTCGCCCGGACTCTGAAGAACCAGATCAAGGCAGATCCTGTCAGGTGCTTCGTCAGCCAGCTCCTGCAGCAGAGTGACAAGCAAGTCGTGATGCAGATGGTGGAGGACTTCGGACTGAGGGCCTCGATCTTCGGCAGCGACAACTGGCATCATGGTAAGACCGTGGTCCAGATCAGGCGGAAGGCACGTCTGGCTGCGTAGAGCGACAGAGAGTTGAGCGGGCCCTTCGGGGCCCGCTTCTTCTTTTTTAGCGGACACTTCCGTCCATACAAGGAGAAACAAGATGGACCTTCCCATCATCATCGCGATCATCCTCGGCATCTTCGGTGCCCTCCTCGGTGTCAGCCTCGGCACGTGGTTCAGTCACCTGTGTCACAAGTGGTACGAGAGGGCCAAGGAGATCTTCGTCAAAGAAGCCTACACGCCGGAGCCTACAAACGACGGACTGTTCGTGTGGCCTGACGGAACCTATTGCGAAACCTACGAGGTTGAGCAATATGCGCACATGTCAGATGACTACTTCTTCCTCGACTTCAGACTGGCTACCGATTTGGTTCAGATCTACTGCGAAGAGCAAGGCCTCAGTCAGGAAGAGATCGATGAGATCCTAGAAGTCTGGCAGTCATGACCTGCGGGTGTAGTGGTCACTTCAAGCTGGTGAAGACTGGCAGGAAGTGGCTGTACTACGAGTGTGAAGTCTGTGGGACAAGGTGGAAGCAGCGCTCCATGAAGGCACTGCTGAAGCCATACCTGACAGACATGAGAAGGCATGAGACATACCATGCCAAGAGAAGCGACTGAGACTGAGGGGCCCTTCGGGGCCCCGCCTTCTTTTTTAGTGGCAATACTGCCATACACAAGACATGTAGGAGGTACTATCATGTCATTCACTCGCACCCTCTCTGACATCTGCACCAACGGTGGAGGCTTCTGCTTCCACAGCAACTGCAAGACCAGGAAGACCTGGATCATCTTCGACGGAGACTACCAGGGACGCTGGCACTTCATGCAGAACAAGATGCACTGGAATCCTTTGGACATGTTCGACTACCTCGGTGCACAGGAACTGCGCCAAGACGAGTCTGAGGTCACGAACCCCATCCATATCGTCACCAAGACCCTCGGGTTCAAGTCCTGGGGCGCCGTGATGCGAGACCCCAACGCAGCCCTCTACAGGCACTACGCCTGGCTCTACCAGCAGGCGTTGGAGAACAGCAAGACCAAGAAGCTCCTGGAGGAGCTGAAGGAGAAAGGGTTCACAATTATCTCCAAGTCTGCGATTGTCGTTCTCAACTTCCAGGGTCGGGCTGGACTCGACTGGCTGCTGGCCAACGGTAGGCACCCAGCATATCAGTGGATTACAAACACTGGCAATACCCTCAGACTCGTCTTGAATAGCGGATGGAGGAGCCGCAAGCATTGCGCCAAGCTGATGGTGAAGGGGCTGAAGGACAAGGCCATCCTTCGCCGCCTCAAGCCTGGCACTCCTGCCCAGATCAGGAACAACTTGTTGAAGATGAGCGCACATGGAAGGAATGCTGCGATTGGCCTTCGGGTCAGAGAGCCCATGAGTCAAGACAGCCTGACTCTCTATATCCAGATGGTCTCGCGTGATCCAGCCTTGGTCGGGAGCCACCCCCATCTCCAGTACTATGGGCGGAAGGGGCTGCTGCAGGAGTACAGAGACACTGTCCGGATGCATCGCAGGCGGGGCCTCTGTGAGAGGCCAGAGTGGACACAGCAACGACTCACCAGGACTCAGCTCATGGCAATCCATGACAGACTGGTTGAAGAGAACAACAGAGTCGTAGAGATCCGACAACAGCGGTACAAAGAGATCGCAGACAACAGAAACAAGAAACTGGCAGAAGCTCGGACCAAGTATGAAGCCAAGATCGAAGCCATGAAGCAGATGCAGTGGCCTGAAGGATGTGAGCTCATCGGCTCAGAACTTCGGAGCTGGGAGGAAGGCCAAGAGATGCATCATTGCATCGGTGGCTACTGGAACAACTGCATCAACAATCTCATGTACGATGGGAGGATGGAGACCCTCTGGCATCTGAGGAGAGCAGATGGTGAGAAGGCGAGCCTCCATGCCACGAGAGGCAAGATCCATCAACTCCAAGGACCCTGCAACAAGGCCGTGTCAGCAGAGATGCGTCAACTGGCTGCACTGCTGGTGAACATGCTGCCTGAGTAGCTCGTGTTCATGATAGCCCGCCCCTTCGGGGGCGGGCTCCTTCTTTTTTAATGGTCCAATCCCTACACTCTGTATGGAGACGACCATCAACAAGCCATATGCTTAGGAGGCAATCATGGCTATCACCGACACTGCCAACACCTGCATCATGGGCAACCCCTATGGGGGAAGCCACTGTAAGTGCTGCGAACTCAACGACATCGACCACAGTGAAAACTGCCCGACCCACGGAGATGGGTTCCTGGTGCATACCGCTTGCGAAGATGGTCATGTCCACTGTCGAGCCTGTGACGAGTGGTCCTACTACTACCATCTGCGGGGCGATGGCGACTTCGAGACAGTCATGGGCATGGCCCCTCTGGGTCCAAGGCCTAACGAAATCTACATCAAGAGCTACCTCAACGACAACCCGTCCAACAACGCCAAGGAGGCACAAATGGACAACACCACCTGCTGGGCTGCCCAGTACCTGGCGAGCAAGCTCGTCACCGTCGAGACCAAGATCAGTGAGTACGCTGACCTGTTCGTGGAACTGATGCTGGGGAAGAGCCCCGAGGATGAGCTGCAGGAATACGACGACCTCACCACTAGCCTGAAGAGTGTGGCTCGTACCAGGGCCAAGGCAGAGGGCTGGAGGAGCATGCCGATCGTGAATATCTACAAGCCCGCCAAAGGGAACACCGAGCGTCTCAAGGCTGGCTACGTGGTGAGCAACGGCCCCGTGGGTCTCATCACCCACTACTGGGGCAAGAAGTACGACCTGCCCGTGATCCGGTTCCAGAACAACCTGCCGCTGGAAGAGGATGGCTCTCAGCCTGACATCCCGGCTGACTTCTGGTCTCCCGTTCACAAGGCTGGCTACATCCTGGTCAAGGGCAAGTGGGCCATCAAGAAGGAGGTCGTCAGGGTGCTGTCCGACATCTTCCCGGTGGCCGTAGACTTCCGTGCCTACGTCAGCGGTTTGTGTGGACCCATGGTGCACATCGATGACTACGACTGCATCATCAAGACTCGTGAGAACTGGATGGGAGAGGCTGCTGGCAGTGACGGCTGTGGCTGCATCCATCCGGAACACGACATCTGGGAAGCGCTGGGCATCCCGCGTCACAAGCGGAACGTCGTGCAGATCCGAGCCTTCAACCTGGGCCGTGAGGTCTTCGTGAAGGGCATCCTGGTGTGTGATGAGCGCTGCGTCGACAAGAGCGGAAAGCCTGCCATCTGGATCGACCCACTGCAGATCAAGGGAACCAGGAAGGCTGACGCCAAGAAGCTGCATGCCAACGGTCTCACGGCCAATATCAAGCTGCATCTGGGCATCATGCAGACCTGGACCAAGCCACGCCAGCAGAAGCTGAACTTCCAAGCCCTGCAGTTCGCTGAGAACTCCCCGGAGAACCAGGCGTTCATCAAGACCAGGGTGGAGGAGGCTTTCGAGAAGCTCACCATGGATGAGCTCATGGAAATCGTCATGAAGCGCGACGAGAACCTCGGCATGGTCTGTGCCATCTGCGACAAGCTGGGTGTCGATCCCAAGACCGTACCTCAGGTGTCAGAACAACTGATGGATGAACTGGGGCGTCAGCTCTACCACATCCAGCAGGGTGCAGGCATCATGTGCGAGGCTCCCGTGGTCGTGATGGACAACAGCCTGGAGCCCGGTGAGGTCGTCATGGCAGCCATGAAGATCAATGGCAAGCGGAGGTACAGGGTGGGAGACAGACTTGCCATCACCCGTGCTCCCGGCCTGCAGCCAGCCTGCTTGATGGAAGCAGAGATCGTGGAGGCCTTCAGCCACATGCTGATCAAAGGCAGGACCGACTACATCGTCCCGTCCAACACCATCTTCATGAACCCAATGGACATGGAGCATCTGCTCATGGGTGACGACGACGGTGATGGAGTGGCGTGCTCCTGGGATCCAGAAATGATCAGGTTCTACGAGTCTCGCATCCCGCTGCTGGGCAAGCCTGAAGATGTGTACCTCATCGAGCCCAAGAAGAACACGGACGGTCACCTGGACAAGATCCCGACCAAGAGCTGGGATGGAGTCAAGCTGATCGCCGTGGACGGACAGGGACCAGTGGGCATGGCGACGAATGCCTGCGCAATGTTCCTGGCTCTGGATGAGACCATGCCAATGATGGCAGCAATGTGCCTCAACCAGGAGTTCATCGATCAGCTCAAGCGCAACCCACTGTTCACCAACATGGACAAGGCAATGATCGGGGCCAACTGGAGAGTGGTGGAAGAGTACGAACGTAATGGCAAGACCTGCTGCTGCTGGAAGTACGATTCTACTGCAGAGGATGGCTCGACCAAGCGCTCCATGGTCATGGGCCCAGAGAGCTGGTATGTCGATGAGTATGGCGGGTTCATCCCTGGCAAGTTCAGCTGGTGGGTCAAGAGGACCGCTGCTGAGCTGGGCTACGTCGTGGGTACTGACGACAAGGGCAGGCCAGTGGGCATGTCCTGGAAGCACACCAACACCTGGCAGGAGCGCTCCAAGCGCATCAATCCCAATGGCTGGGTAGGTACGGAGTACACTGGCGAGAACCAGAACCTCGTGCACTACTGCTCCTGGGAAGCTTGGGGTATGTTCCAGGACTGGAAGAAGGACAACATGCCGGAGCAGCTCTCGGTGAATCTGGAAGTGCTGTTGTACGCGGGCCTGAAGGAAGAGCCCAGGATGGCCCTGCCCGAGTCTACCTACCAGCGTGGTGTCAATGGTGAGCCTGGCCTGTACGAGAAGTCTGGCCTCAGGACGTATGGTGAGAATGTGGGACGCATCATGCGCTCTGCTCTCGAACCTGACCAGAGGAACGGTGACATCGAGGCCTGCCGAGTCGAGCTGAGGAACTGCCTCAAGAACCTCACCTGGGAAGAGCTGCTGACCATCTGGTCAACAGAGATGAGCCTGAGTCGTGAGTATGGCTCCCACAAGGAGCTGTCCGAGCGTCACATCAAGCGTGCCTTCCGAGCAGTGGCCTGGGAAGGATCCCCCGTCCTCGACAAGCTGGGAATCATCCAGGTCAACGCTGGGTGTGACTACATGACTCCTGAACGAGTCAAGGCTGTCGAGAGCATGGCAGACATGCTCCTCAAGGAGACCGACGAGCACGGTAAGCCTGTGTTCAAGGACATCCACGAGGTGCTCAGCAGCCTGATGTACGGGCCCTATGGCAGAATCGAGGGGACGAGTGTCAGCCTCCCAGAGCCCATGAAGCACTACGAGGAGACTGGTGTCCAGTTCCTGGAGTGCCCGGACTGCAAGAGTCTGGTGAGTGCCATCGCAGTGCGTCGTGCTCGGGCCAAGCCGAGCAAGGCAATGATGAACGGTGCCGGTCGCTTGTGTACTGCCATCAACAAGCACACGAGGTAGACAGAGACTGAGCGAGGAGGCCCCTTCGGGGGCCTCCTTCTTTTTTAATGGCCTCCGCTCACACCCCTACACACAGCCCCACCTATGACTCCGCGATATCGGAGAAACTCGAACAAAGGCCGTGCCACTGCTGGCAGGCAGAGCCTGCCCTCCTCTATGAACAATCTCCAAGGAGAAACCATGAAAAAGCTCAAAGAGCTGTACAATCAGTGCCCCTGGTGGGGCAAGTTCCTGGTCGGAGCTGCCATCCTCTTCATCACCTTCAAGTGGACTCCACTCCTGGAGTTGCTGCAGGTCTTCGCATGGATGGTTCTGGTACCAGTGCTGTTCTTGGTGGGTATCGGGGTCATCAGTCATGGCTCTTACGATGCCTTCAAGATGGCATGGGAACGTGCACAGAAGATGGCAGAAGAACCTGCATAGACTCATTCCTCTCATCCTTTCTGAAGAGACTGCCTCCTGTCTCTTGTTTGATTGGTTGAGGGGATTGTTTTTGTGGGCGAGTAAAGAAAGAATTTGGAAGGGCGGCCCGGTCAGAGACCGGGCTACTCTATGACCATTACCAGAGTTGGTGCTCTGGAACGACAACTCATACAGCCAAGTCAAAGGTCAATGTGTGAGAAAGCCTACACCAATAGGTTGAGAGTCAGGAACGTGATTGCACCCAACCAGCTATCGTGAATGACATCACGAATACTTGCACAAAGAGGGTTCTACTGCCTAACAATCTGTGGTCATTGTTGAAGAGAAATCCAGGAGCCAGTAACCCTGATTCCAGGGAGAATGCTTCTGGTAGGGAGCCCTTTTGGGCTCCCTTTTCAATGAATCACTTCCACAAGAGGTCTGCAATGAATCGCTTCCTGGAAAACATCCTCATCGTGTTCTTCCTCATCACGGGCCTTGGCATGGTTGGCTATCAGTTGTACGCTTCTGGTATGCGTCCTGCCGACTACATGCCGAGGTTCTGGTACTCCGCATCTTCCACGGCGGCTCCAAACGGCTCTGCTGCCTACATCTCCGGAGAAGCCTGCGTCATCAATGCTGATATCGATGACGACGAGTACCTCCGCAACCTGGAGTTCTGTTGGTACGAGCACACTGGAAGGTCTCTGTGGGCCTACGAGCCTCCAATGCACGTGAGATAGTCAGATGGGGCCCCTTCAAGGGGCCCTCCCTTATGAACACTGCACAGGAGGTTTCCGTGCTCAGCATCACCAGCTACAACACCAACTTCGACTCCCGCTTCACCAAGAAGGTCGGGGGCTTGGGTTGGCTCGCCATCAAGAACCGCGACTGCCCCATCAGCGCCAACTACTACATCAGGCTCTGTGGCCTCAAGCAGATGGGTTCTGCCGTCAAGGGCGGTGGAAGGAACGTGGACGACCAGCGTCAGGACGTGCTCAGCCGAGCAATCAACCGCAACATGGTGGTCCTGGAGACCAGCCAGGCGTTCTACACGTACAAGTAGAGCTTGAAGCAGGGCCCCCGCAGGGGGCCTTGTATTATGAAGAAATATGGGGCGTCCCTCAGTTGGCCGAGAGGACCAGCCTTTTAAGCTGACGACGAAAGTCCACCGTAGGTTCGAATCCTACCGCCCTCACCACATCTCAACAAGCCAGGGACCCACATGAAGACTACCTACGAGCCTATCTCCGTGGACGGCGGACTCATTCTTCATCGTCTCACTGAGGATGAAATGCTACTCCGCATGATACACTTCATGGTCAACGGGTGCCTCAGAGACCTCGGTTACGGAGCTCCAAAAGACTTCGTGCAATACTGCACGGAAACCTCTGAAGTCGTCGCCAGTCGCAACAACTTCTACTACATCCATAGTCAAATGGACCCATGCCACCTCAACAACGCGATTGGTCTCTTGATGGCAGAAAAGGACGAGACATGACCTACTACATCCACGCCAAGGTCCGCCTGCGCAACTGGATAGTGCCTGGACATCTCTATCACATCGTTGGAGAGGTCGAAACTCTCGACGAAGCTCTCCAAGTCTTCGAGGCACAGCTCGGTCCTGGAGAATCCATCATCAGCTACGAAGAAATCAAGAGGCTCAAGTGAGGTGAGCAATGTCTGTCAACCAGCGACTCCATTCAGCAGGAGTCTACATCCCCGGTTCCCGAGGCAATGAAGACAATGCCCTGGAGTTCTGGGGGCGAGTCTTCCAGTGGGGCCAGTACAATGGCAAGAGGGAGTTCGTAGTCGCGGCGGCGGAAAGCAGGGCAGAGCAACTGAAGAGGGCCGCGCAAGTAAAAGACCTCCTCAACCAACTCAACCTGCTTCCAGAAGGCAGCATCATCCTCTTCAAGAACATCTGGTATCGCAAGCACCACAAGCTCGCCTACAGGTTCTTCAGAGAGCTCCAGAGCCTCCTCTACGCTGACAAGAAGAAGTGGAGAGTGGTACAGCTCGACAATGGAGTCAAAGGCTTCACCTGGTAGCTGAGGAGCTCTCATGGACTTCTGGATTCTGGTCATTGTCTTTCTTGCCATCGCCGCCTGGCCTCACAAGGAATAAAAGGCCATAAGCCCCGCGAAAGCGGGGCTTCCTTATGACTTCGGGCCTATAGTGAAGCGGATATCACAAAAGTCTTCTAAACTTTTATCCCTGGTTCAAGTCCAGGTAGGCCTGCCATCTAAAACCAACGCAAAAGAGAACCAACCAAATGACCAGCTTCATCAACGCAATTGGCAAGGACAACATCGGGATCTCAATCATCACCCTTGCCTGTCTCACTGCTCTTCTCGGTCTGCTGGCTGCCATCGTAACGACCACCAATGCATCCAGCCTGAAGAACTGCGGTGTAACCTGCGGCCAAGAAATGCTCTCCTACCAAGACGGAGTCTGCACATGTCAGGAATGAGACGCTATCGTATCAGAGTAAACGTGCATCCCCAAGATGCACAAAGCTGTGTTGACAAGCTCACTTCATTCGAAGAGATGACTGGAACCAAAGGTCCTACAGTCACGGCACTCGGAGACAACCTGTCTGCTGTCAGGTATTGGGGACATGGTACACATCATCCAATGGTATTGGCAGACCTACTTCATCAACATGGAGTCTACTTCAGGGAAGTAAGAGAGCTGCCTTTGTAGGCTTGTAAGAAGAATGTTTGGTTTCGCGCCCGAGAGAATGCCCCACAAGAGTGGGGCTATCTTCATGAACTGCTATAAGGGAAAACAATGAACCCACTCGAAATCCTCGGTCTTCTCGCAATCATCGCATTGTTCTTCATGGCCTTCAAAGCCTTTATGAAGAATGTCTGGGACAACAACAACTCGAAATACGGCACTGGTGACTATTTCTTCCTTTTCCTCATCTGCTGGATCTGCATTGGTGGTCCAAGCCTCTTTGCAGGAGCCTACTTGGAGCACATCTATCCTTCCGACCTGGAAGAGAAGTGTGAACAGCTCGAAGAGTGAATCACAAGTGTCCACCGCTATGGCATTTGAGTCTTTTTGGCCGATATGGTAGTTTCTATCGTTCGGGAAAAAGAAGGAATGACCATCCCAAGCAATAAGTAGGCGGGCTTTCAAGGGCCCGCCGCTTAAAGAATACTGGAGAAACAATGGAAGAATTCAAGAACGCAATGCTGATCCTGATGACATATTCAGGATGGTCAACAATGGTAAGCACCATCCTCTACACTGTTACACCAGAATTCAGACTGTGTGTAGTCAATCATGCAGTAGTGTTCATCATCTGTTTGAGCGTGTACGCAGTGTTGGAAGTTCGCGGCGAATAAACAAACTTCTTCCACAACAATTCACTCTATGAGCCCCTTCACAATAGCTCCTTCAGCTTCTTTTCAAAGCGTAGCCTCAACAGACAATCCAAGAACTCTTCAAGGCTCCCCTCTACAGAGAGATGTCCTCTTTCCTTCATCCGATAGAGAGTCCTTACAGGAACATTGAGATAATCAGAGACATCCTGGAATCGGATAGTAAACAGTATCTTGGAGGGCCGGCCTCTGGAGTTCTTTGCCATATTTGCCTCATTCTGAGATTAACACGAGTCTCCATGGGGAGAGTATATATTCCTCATTATGGCAAACAATATAAAAGATTTCAAGCAATAAGTCACCCTCAACAAGCAAAACCCCAAGCTTTTCTCCCATATGGAAAGATAAGCAAAGACAATCAGAAATAGCCACAGAGGCTGCATAAGGCCAGCGAAAGCTGGCCTACAAAGTGACATACAAGGAGAAAGTCATGACTACGAAGATTGTTACGGATGAGTATGGGACAGTTAGGCACTACGAGAATGGACAATTGCACAGGGTAGATGGACCTGCAGTCACCAATTCCGATGGCTACCAAGCTTGGTACCAAAACGGTAAGTTCCACCACACAGATGGCCCTGCTGTCATTGATTCCGATGGTACAAAGTACTATTTCCTCAACGATGAACTCCTCACCGAAGCAGAGCACAAGCGTCGTACCCAATCCGTCCCAGAACTCCAAACCCATCCTCTCAAGGGACAAATCCTCGAAATCAATGGCTATCGCTATCGACTCACCCCAGAGTAAAAAGATACCCTCAGGGGAGGGTAAAAAAGTACCCTTCTTCATCAATACATCGCTTATATTGGTAAGTGAGATATGGGAGAATTTGGGGTAAGAGAAATAGATAGCTGTTGAAAAGCAGAGGAAAAAGTTTCTGAGGCCTTTAGGAACAAGTTTTAGGCGCCGGCTCCTGGAAACAAAATGCACGCCGACATTAGGCGGCGTGCAAAGGAAGCCACGGACTGGACACACATCACCTGGTACAACAAATAGAGAGGAACAATGAAAATCTCTCATGGCAGAAAGAAAGTCATCCATTTCAGTGACCTCGATATCGGAGAAGTCTTCCGATACCCAACTGACAGAGATACTCCAGTCTTGATGAAGGTCGCCTATCAGGGTGACTGCAGCATTTGTGTACTCTCTACGGGAATCATTGAGGCTATCCCTTCACGCAATCCAGAAGTAATTCGCATCGACGGTGAGTTCATCATCCACAGCGAATCTCTGAGTAGCGAAGACGAATTCTTGGGGTAAACAATGAACCACAAAACCCAAGAAGTCAGAACCTACGAAAATGGAACCATTGAGTGGTACTTCAACGGTAAACGACACCGTACAGACGGACCTGCAGTCATCCATCCCGACGGCTACCAAGTATGGTACCTAAACGGTAAACTTCACCGTACAGACGGACCTGCAGTCATCTATTCCAGTGGCTACCAAGCCTGGTACCAAGACGGCAAGCGTCACCGCACAGATGGACCAGCAGTCATCGATTCTGATGGTGGCCAAGCTTGGTACCTAAACGGTAAACCCCACCGCACAGATGGCCCTGCAGTCGTCTACTCCGATGGCACAAAAGAGTGGTATCTCGACAATGAGCGCTTCACCGAAGAAGAGTATCTCCTTCGTATCCAGACACCAGAACAGCTGCTTCTCAAAGAAATTGCCAAGCTGCTAACTGCCTACGAAGGAGAATACAACATTAGCATTGGAGCATACATTGAGCTGCCAAGCGACATGACTCCATACGAATTCCGTGAGATGTCATTTCACAAAAGAGAAGGCTATGGCGTCAGGCTCCTAAGACCCTTCTGAGGAATCAGACAGACAAAGAAAGAGAAAAGGCCGGCTAAATGCCGGCCACTCTTTTGAACTGCTTTCAAGAGGCGAATAATGAAGTACAGAGCGACGATTGCCTACACCAAATCGACGACAGAAAAGAAGTGCTGCTCTCTTGCAGTGACTTCAATTTCCCGAAGACTTTCTCCATGGATGAAAGAGCTCAATTGGTTTGGGTTGCCTTGGGACGCAAGGGGTGGAGAGATTCCGAACAGTTTGTAAACCAAGCTATCGGGCTTGTCATGTCTTCCCGAAGCAGTGAGATTTTCAGCTCAATCCTTGGAAACTTCATCAACATGTATCTTCTTGGCCAACAAAGTGTTTTGAAGGCCGCGAAAGAAGCTTGTGAGTAAATAATGAAAGGCATCTTCCTTGATTTCGACGGAGTAATCAACTCCGGTTCTCAGCCTACAGGCCTTGAAATTCCAAGAATTTGGTTTTGGCCCGCAATGGTCAACAAGGTAAATGACATTATCCGTGCAACTGGTGCAAAGCTCGTAATCAGCAGTGATTGGAGACATGGGTGCACCATTGCCCAGCTCCAAGACTTGCTTGAATCCTACGACTGCATCGGTGAAATCATTGGATACACACCAGGAATAGAGTGGAGATCTATAGTTATTCAAGAAACGCCCACTCTCGAACAGGAGCGCTGTCAAGAAATTCGCCGATGGCTCAAAGACAATAGCTGGCCATTCACTCACTGGGTCGCAATTGACGACCTCGACCTCTCTGACCTGAGTTCCTTTGTACAGACTGACTATCGTACTGGTATCACTGACAGAGAAGTACAACAAGCAATTGAGATTCTGAACAAGAGATAACAAATGAAAACCCAATGCAAAACTTGTGGCTTCATCGACGATGAAGAAAAGAAAAGCTATCAGTACGACCACTTCTACAAAGTCTCTGGACTGTTCTTCAAGCATGAAGACAACTACCATGATGACAAAACCGAAGTAGACCTGGAAGCATGTCCAAAGTGTCATACACTACGAGTCTATAACTGGAGCAACAGAAACAACATGGAAGAAGTAGAATGAAAGAACGATACAAGCTTCTTCTCGTAGCCATCCTACTGCCAACAGCTACTGTAGGTATCTTCATCGGAATCTTGTCCATCCCAGAGCCCACTGCTCTGGATCTTGCTGCTCAGAAGAATGCTGAGCTCATGCAACTTCGAGAAGAGGCCCGTAAAGAAGCACAGTCCTGGGAAGTGAAGCGACAACAAATCAGAATCAAGCAGGCAATCGCGGCGAAACACGACAAGCCCCCTGATAACAGATGTGAATCTCTAAACTCAAGAGCAATCACTCGTTGTGTAGACTGTGACCTCGACTATCTCTGCTACTTCAAGAACAATTCAGCATACTGTCTACCCAAGAACGACTGGACTCCAGAAGCAATCGAGTGGGCGAGTATAGTCTGTGAGTGAACAAATGAAGAAATACAACTATCTTGGCTACTGGCTCTGACACAGTCTTTCGGAGCTCTTAAGGCAGGAATGGTAACAAAATGAAACTTATTCCAAAGAACTTCAAAACAGTGAACATGTAGAGAACAGTATGAAGATCTCCCTTTCTGGTCATAGGCCACAAGGTGAAGGTATGGGCGGATACCAGCGTTTTGGTCCACAAAACTGGATTCGCAAGCAGGTACGAGAAGCTCTGAACAGAGCAAAAGACAAGTATCCTGATGTAGAAATCATTGGCGGTCTTGCCCTTGGCTTCGATTTGTGGGCTATGGACGAGGCCATCAGACTCAGTATCCCAGTACTTGCTTACCAGCCTATTCCCAACCAGACTTACAGATGGCTTCCTCAAGCTATACAAGACCATGAAAACGTAATTCGCTGTTCCAGGACTCTTGTCAAGACTTGGGAAAGACCTCTCCCGTCGGCGGCCAAGAACCTCTCCTACTATTACAAAATGATGGAATGGAGAAACGAATGGATGTTGGAAGACTCCTCGGTGTCCATCATCTGTTGGAATGGCAAGAAGAAAGGTGGTACTTACAACTATCTGAGCTGTGCCAGAACTGGCAAGTCAAAGATTCCTGGAGCCATGTTCAACAATCTGAAGAAAGAACACATCTACCACATCAACCCAGTCACTAAGACTTCTGGATGGATAAGAAATGCCAATTGAAATGATTCGAGGTGACCTACTTGAATCAGATTGCAATATCTTGATTCACCAAGCGAACTGCTTCCACACAATGGGAGCTGGTATCGCACTGGCTCTCAGAAAAAGATGGCCAAAAGTTTTTGAAGCAGACAAGAAGTCCAAAAAAGGTGACGAAGGCAAACTCGGCACATTCACTGTTGCAAATGTTGCTGACAGCAAATGGGTAGTCAATCTATATGCACAACATAGATATGGACGAGACCGTCGATATACAAACTATGACGCTCTGTCTGACGGTCTCAAGGCAATCTCTCTTCGACTCAACGAGAGAAACTCATCGCTCAAGGTAGGCATGCCCAAGATGGGCTGTTACAATGCTGGCGGTTCTTGGACAATTGTGAAAGCGATTATCGAAGATGCCTTTCCACATCGCACAGTCTATGTGTATTATCTGTAAGGCCAAAACAATGTACGAAGTAAGAAGATGGAATCAAGGAGGCTGGGAGACTCTATGGTCTGGAGAAGACGAAAGAGAATCCAGACAACAGTGGAAGAGATTCACTGAGTTTGGACTGAGAGAAGGAACACTGCAATTCCCAGAAAATGGCACGTACAGAAGGACTCTTTATGAAAGAGTCTTGGACCGGCGCCACATCTGGGGAATGGACTAACCAAATGAACTATATCGTAAAGACTTACGTCTACAACAAAATTCAAGGGGCTGGACAAGAACGTAAGTTCCTGCTCATGGGCTGCCTTGACGAAGACATGGTCAGTCAAGTGATCAACGGATATGAAAGCCCAAATCTTCAATATACTATTCTGTCTGTTGAAGAATGTAACATGGATAGCTATGTGCTTGAGCACTTGTCAGCGACCTTGCAAAGGTAAACAATGAACTACAAAACCCAAGAAGTCAGAACCTACGAGAATGGTACCGTCAAGTGGTACTTCAACGGTAAACTTCACCGCACAGATGGACCTGCAGTAACCCGTGAAGATGGTTACCAAGAGTGGTACCGAAACGATGAGCGTCACCACACAGACGGACCTGCTGTTGTCTATCCCGATGGTACAAAGTGCTGGTACCGAAACAATAAACGACACCGCACAGATGGACCAGCTATCATCTACTCCAGTGGTTCAAAGCGCTGGTACCAAGACGGCAAGCGTCACCGTACAGATGGACCTGCAGTCATCAATCCCAATGGCTACCAGGCTTGGTACCTAAACGGTAAACCCCACCGCACAGATGGACCTGCAGTCATCAATTCCGATGGTACAAAGCAGTATTACCTAAACGATAAACTCCACCGCCCAGATGGACCTGCTGTCATCTATTCCAGTGGTACAAAGTACTGGTACCGAAACGGTAAACGACACCGCGAAGATGGACCTGCAGTCATCAATTCCGATGGCTACCAAGAGTGGTTCCAAAACGGTAAGTATCACCGCACAGATGGCCCTGCAATCATCTATTCCAGTGGTACAAAGTACTATTACCTCAACGGCAAACTCCTCACCGAAGCAGAGCACCGTCTTCGTACCCAATCGGACGAAACCCAAGGTTGTAACGGCAAGATTGTTGAGATCGAAGGTGTTCGGTACCAGCTTCAGGAGCTCTAAATGCTTTTCCTCTACATGACAGAAGTTTACTTCTACGGCCCCAAAAAGGCCCGACTCTACTGGCTCGAACAGCTTCTCATGAAGAAGTATGGAGAACAGTGATATACGAGATTCAGTACTTCGCTAAATACAAGTGGAAGCATGCAGCCGCCCGAAGCTCTTTACATTCAGCCCAGAGTCATTTGGGCTTCCAGCTCGCTACAGCTGAGTACAACAAGAAGAACGACCAGCACTACAACAGCCGCTGGCGTATCATCAAGGTAATCAGAACTGTTGATCTTGACGCAAGAGACAACAAGGAATAAAAGCCGGCCATAGGCCGGCTTGCCTCGCGAATGACTTTTTGGTCCTTGGCTCAACGTCCAGAAGTGGTGTTGGCAGAAGATGATGACTCCAAAAACAAGGCTGTTCCTCCTTCAGCCGTGGACCGAGCCAAAGACCAACTTTTTAGTCTCTCCTGCTGAACGAGTAAATCCAATCCTGTCCATTCCTACAAATAGTAGATAAAAGAAGTTGCAAGACATGGCAACATCAAAGTAAGAATAGAGAATGGGATATCGAGAGAGGCTCTTGGTTCAAATAGGCAGGAGAGCAATTTTTTCCACAAAGACAAGACAAGATGTCACAATCAAATAGCAACTACGAAAAAGTCTATAAAGAGCGCGATTGGGAAGAAAGCCCAAAGCGACGCCAATCCAAAAAAGAGAAAAAGGCGGAACGTCGGCGCCGAAAGAAGCGCCGTGAAGACAAGTCTTCCGACAATTGGGAAGAATAATGCTCCTATTCTTTTGTCTTTCTCTGAAACTCATTGTCATCAGTGTTCTTCTAAGGATGGTGTGAATGAACTACAAAACCCAAGAAGTCAGAACCTACGAGAATGGTACCGTCAAGTGGTACTTCAACGGTAAACTTCACCGAGAAGATGGTCCTGCAGTCGTCTATTCTGATGACTACCAAGAGTGGTACCAAAACGGTAATTTCCACCGTACAGATGGACCTGCAGTCATCTATTCCAATGGCTACCAAGCTTGGTGGCTAAACGGTAAAGTCCACCGCACAGATGGACCTGCAATCATCTATTCCGATGGCTACCAAGAATGGTGCCAAGACGATAAACTTCACCGAGAAGATGGCCCTGCAATCATCCATTCCGATGGCTACCAAATGTGGTGCCAAGACGATAAACTTCACCGAGAAGATGGCCCTGCAATCATCTATTCCGATGGTACAAAGTACTATTACCTCAACGATGAACTCCTCACCGAAGCAGAGCACAAACTTCGTACCCAATCGGACGAAACCCAAGGTTGTAACGGCAAAGTCGTAGAAATCAACAACATCAAGTACAAACTAATGGAGATAAAATAAATGTTTAACTTTAGAATCAAGGTTTGGCCAGTCAAGAATCCAGCTAAACTCGTCGGTATTGCATCAGTCGTAATTGAAGACTGGTTCAGTGTGGGCGGATTCCGAATCGTAGCAGGCCAGAACGGCTTGTTCGTAGGCCCCCCACAAAGCCAAGGCACCAGCGCAGAGGGCGATACCACATGGTACGACAATGTTCGGTTCTTTGGAGAAGAGGGAATCGAAAACCGCAAGCGCATCTATGATGCGATCCTTCTGGAATATTACAAGACACTGGATCAATAAATGTCCTCATCCAAGATATATGACTTCAAGCCTGGAGAATCAGTGATAATAATGTATCCTGGCTCTAAGAGAGGGGTCGGCTGGGTACTAACAGAAGCAGCCTGTGAGAATGTAAATCATGGAAAATGCCCTTGCGACGGCATCCGTCCTGTAATTCCGTGGAAGACAAGAAACAAAATCCATTATTATTCGAGTTGCAGTGGCAGAAGAATTACTACTCTTGCCAGGACCATTCAAGATACCACCTGTATGCATTGCCTAATGACACGAACAAAAGAGCTTCGAGGATGGCGATGGACCGATGATCACAATGCTGAAGAAGTTCAGTATCTAATCAACAAGCTCGGAGATCGAGTAAAAGACTTCGACAAGGAGTAGCCTCTTGGCATTCAAGACAAAGTATGAAGAAGACCTATTCAAGAATCGTTATGCGCGTCGTGGCGATGAGGAATGCTGGGACGACGTATTCAAACGAGTAGCTGACTATGTGACTGAAGACGAGCTGGACAGAGAGCGCTACTTCAAGATGATGAGTGAAGGCTGGTTCCTCCCCGGCTCCCCTCAGCTCTGGAATTATGGTGTGCCTGGTGAAGGATCAGGCTCTTCATGCTTTGTCTATGACATCGACGACACCCTTGAGAGCATCTGGAAATCCGATGAAGTCGCAAGAGATGTATTCAAGTCTTCGGGCGGCGTTGGATTCGTGTTTGACAAGCTGCGGCCTCGTGGCTGTGACATCTCGAACTCTCCCAACCCTGCAGTGGGTATCAGGCCTGTCGTCGGGCGCATCGAAAGAACTACGGGATATATTACTGCAGGAGGACGAGCTCGTGGGGCCTTCATGGCAGCACTCAGCTGTGATCATCCCGACATCATCGAATTCATTCTCGCAAAGAGGCCAATCGACAGAGGCAACGGAGAACTCGACCTGCCATTGACCCAGTGCAACATGTCTGTCAGATGCTCTGATCTGTTCATGGGCGCTATAGAGAATGACAAAGAATGGTATCTCCATTGGCACAATGACAATACGAAGACAGACAATCCATACCACGGTCTGACCATCAATACATGGGAAGAATATAGAGAGATATGGTCGAAGACTCTCAATGAGCAAGCTGACCCACAGTCGGCGTTCTTCTATTACAAGACCTTGCTGCCAGCTATAGAACATCTGACAGGAACTATTTATGCTCATCAGATCTGGGACCTGATTGTAGACAATGCTTGGAATCATGCTGATCCTGGGGTCATGTTCTGTGACGAGTTAGAACGACGCAATACTACACCTTCTATGGGTGTTTTGGGAGCCAACCCCTGCGGCGAGGCTCTTCTTCCAGTCTCGGGTGACGCTTGTAACCTTGGCTCTCTGAACCTCGCGAAGATATTCACGCAAGACCTTCCATGGAAAACACTCAAAAAGTACACACGTCTCACTGTTAGGTATCTGAATGACTCACTCAGTGTGAACAAGATCCCAATTGAACAGATTGACACGAACAATAAAGAGAGTAAGCGTATTGGCCTTGGATTTACTGGCCTTCATGATGCACTGATTCTTCAGGGTTTGAAGTATGACTCTCAGGAAGGTCGTGAATTCGCCGCTCGCATTATGGCTACTATAGAATTGACTGCCTGGTCCGAGAGCATTGACATTGGAAATGAGCGAGGTGATCAGTCAATCCATCTCGATAGAGACGCTTGGGTAACTCGTATTGATAAATACGTCAGTCAATGTAACAGGTATCACAGACACTCTTCAAAACGTGCGCCGTGGAAAAGCTTGGCAAAAGCCTTTAAAGATCTGTCAGATACAGTGAATTTTGATGAAGTTCTCCCAATGAATGCCACTGTAACTTCGATTGCTCCTACAGGATCTCTCACGTACATATTCGCCTGTATCTCCGATAGAGAAGCGGGATCTTATGGCTGTGAGCCAGTTCAGTACTGGACAACTCATCGCAAGGACAACAACGGTGCCACCACTGTGAATCATTGGCTGAAAGACGTCGCCTTTGAAAACGACATGCAAGACCAGACTGCTGAAAAGATATCTTGGGAAGACCACATCGCAATGCAGGCAGCTGTCAGTGACTTCTGTAGCATGGGCGTCTCGAAAACCATCAACCTTCCTGAATCTGCAACCAGAGAAGATGTCTCTGCAGCATACATGCTTGCATGGAAGCTTGGCATTCCAGGTACAACTGTCTATAGGAACAATTCAAAGCCATTCCAGGTTCTATCCTCAGAGCCTCTGGAAGGCTCTGTAATCAATTCTGAGCCTTCAAATGTATCTGCCCCAGCCCTTGACACCAGAACCCGTCCTGAACGCTTACACGGCTTCACGGAGAAGGTCCCAGTGGTATTGGGTACAGGTGTGCAGAAGAATGTCTACGTCACTATAAACGAGACAGATGGAAAACCTTACGAAGTGTTCTTCTCTGGTCTGAATAGAGATGAGATGCAAGATCCGATTGCAAGAGAGCTTGCTACTGTAGGAAGGCTTGTAAGCATGGCGATGAGATACGGAGTACCTGTTGGTGAGATCATGGATCAGCTCGAAAAGATTGATGGACAACATCTATTCAGTTTGCCGACAAAGTTGTCCAAACTACTGACTACGTTCGTTGACAAAGATTCAAAAGGAAACGCTCAGTTACATTGTAAACAATGCAAGAAGTTAACGCCGCACCAGATGATGGACGGTTGTAAAACGTGTCTTGAGTGCAATACGAGCGCCTGTTAGGACTAAAATGAAACTACTAAAACTACTTAGACAAAAACTACACGACCTCCTATCACCGCCGAAGCCCAAAGACCTGAGATACTTTCTCGTAGATGATAGTACTGGAGTAAACATAGCAGTCCTCGACGGCTTCAACTTGGTTGAGGACAGAGAACAGATCGAGGTTTCTTCCCAGACTCTTTTCACAGATGGTCCTTTAGACTGGGACTCTGCAGAATACTCAATAATGTGCGAAGATCAGCCACTATGCTCTGGCTTACAAGCAGCCGAGTGTGAGTCTCATTCTACAATGAACACTGGCGACACCGTCTGCTACCATAACATCGTTTTCGCAAAGGCCAAGGAGCCATTTTAATGTTAACCAGAACAGAAGAAGACAGACTTCTTGAAAGGGTCTCCTGTCTCGACAAAACTACTCTGATCAATCTTCAGATAGTAATGAACGACTACCTTTACAAGGGGCCACTGGATCCTGTGATACAGCCGACCAAGGCTGATGACATAAAGTTCCTGATCAAGGTCCTGGAGAAAGTACTGAAGGAGATCGCCAATGCCAATTGATGATTTGTCAGAAGCCAGCTTCGGCGGCGATGACTACAGAACCCTTCTGTACAAGATTCTCACTCAAGCGATGGACGACTACATCAAGCTAATGCATCCCCGTCAAAGGTCACGAGTGTATCTACAAGAAGCTTTGGACGCGGCGACTGACATGTTTTTCGATAAAAAGTACGAGATGCTCCTCGTAAAGGATTCCCATGGTGAGTATCTAACATTGAAAACACTCATTCAAGAAGTCCTTGACGACGACACTGTTAATCTTGAAAGAATCAAGACACACGTGATTGACAAAGCCCATGAATACTGGCAAAAGAAAGATCTCTCAGCTTTGTTCATCCCCGATTCATTTGTCTACCAGGGACATATCTATTCAGTTTTTCAGACTGACGAGGACTGGTCCATAGATTTCAGCGAAAAGATAATTCATATCGACAAAACCAACTCAACAGAAAATCAAGAGAGATTCATGCAGGCTGTCGCTCAGATAATCTTCTATCATGCTGACATCCCCTTGGCCCAATCTAAACTGGATCAAGTCGGTAAGGGGATCTTCCAAGCACTAAGAATGAATGCCTGCTTCCTGGAGAAATAAGATGAGAACACGCCCCGTATGCCCTGACTGTAGTTCTACCAGCCTCATGTACATAGAAACTGTACACAATTTTCACTCACTATCTTGGTCTAAAGAGTGGGGCTCTCAAGTAGAAGGGCTCCTCGATACCATGGAGGCTGGAGAAGAGCCAGTAATCAGATGTAGTTATTGTGGTAGCGATTTCTCGTGGGATGAGGTAGAAGACCACATGGAAGAAACTCAAACAGAGGACACAGAAGATGAAGATTAGACATTCATTCGTTAGCAATAGTTCAAGCAGCTCTTACGTGATTGCTTACGAGCCTGGGACCTTTGACAAGGAGCGAAAGTGTCCTCACTGTGGCCACCCAGTCGGAGGAGGCCACAACCTCCTGCAGATGCTGGAGAATACACAGTACAGTCACTCAGATAGCTCTGGACGGCACGGCACGGGCGAAGATTATCTAAAAGATCTGGAAAAGGACTACGAAACAAGCCTCAGGCGTATAGAAGAGACGAAAAGACTTCAGCCTGATGAGAGGGCAAGTAACCCATGGAGCAATCGGCCCTCCAGGCTTACGAATGCAGAACGTCTTGCAGATTATGTAAGATGGGCAGCTTCCGACAAGGCCGAAATCGACAGATTCAAAGAAGCTCTGAAAGACAAAGAATCAGCCTACATTAGAATAGAGTATAGCGATGAAATCTTGCACACCGAGCTCATGAGACTCAAAGACCAGGGCATAGTCGAAATAGTGAATGGAGAGTGACATGAAAGTCCGTAAATCGTTTGTATCAAATAGCTCCTCCAGTTCATTCATTTGCGACTCGGGGCATACAAAAAAAGAAGTAGCAGAGCTTTTAATATCTCTTACAGACTTCTGGACTGAATGGTCCATGAAGAACCAGCAGTTTCTGGACATGTTCCTGCTGCCATTCGAGGCTACAGAAGAATATGTAGAGGAGATGGAGGCAAGCTGGGGTCCGCTCTGGCAATCAATCACTCCGGGCCAAATAGTCATTGAATCAGCTTATGACAACAGCATCCCATATCAGCTACATGATCTAATCGAACACAAGTTCAAAGCATATAGAATTCACAGAGGTTAAAATGAAACAACGCAATGGTTTCGTAAGCAACAGTAGCTCTTCTTCATTCGTGATTCTCGGCTATAAAATAGCAGGGACCACCTACGACAACTATGTAGGGCTCTGTGAGATCTTTGAACAAAAACCAGCATCTCATGAAGAGTATGAATGGAGTTGGTACGACAAATGGGATGAGCTGTTTAGTAGCCAGGATCTTACTTTCTACTCTGACAGCGACTGTGACGGCAATTATATTGGTATAGGTGGCACCGGTTACGAATATGACACGCATAGTTATGGCCCAATCAATGCAAATACAATTTCAAGTCTGATCCAAATGTCAGAAAAGGTATTCGGCACGAAGAAGGTTCCAAAGATCTATGCTGGAATGGACTACAGCTAATGGATAACACATCCACTCTGACAATTAGTCCGTCCTGCGAGAACTTCTTCAATGACAAGATCATTGACATGACTTCAAAGATGGCCAAGACAGAAAATGAGTTCTACGAGCAAATCCTAACACAGCGATGGATGAGGGCTCTCCAAGAGAACTGGAACACTCCGTTTGAAGAGTTTGCAAGAGACTGCCGTGTAGAAACTCATTCTGCCTTTAGTGACAAAGGAAGCTTTCTATTCTATAGAGACGAGCTCATTGCCTGGCTCGGGCCTTGGGTGCCCGAGCAAACTGAGTCTTCATACATAATGAAGAGAGCTTCTTGGCACTGCTTTAGTAAAGAGGAGGACGCTTCCTCTGTGCCACCTGAAGTATCTGACTACTTGAATGCACATTCTCACCAGGCCTGAATACCAGCTTGGCCCTTACTCTATCAATAGCCCACTGTTCAGACAATTCTTTGTCTTTATAGTCGGGGCCTTTGACTATGACTCGGGGCTTGAGCTGGAGTATTAGCTCAGCTGGTGTCTCTTCATTGAACACCACTACATTGTGTACATATCTACATGACCTCAGAAGATAGGCACGGTCTGTGAGAGAAACAAAGCCCTTACCATATTTCCTTTCAGCCCATTCATCATTGTTGATGGCGACTGTCACGAGACCAAACCTACTGGCAAATTCAAACAATCTAACATGGTCAGCATGCATCGTTGCAAAATGTCCATTAACCAAAACTTCAGTTATCATGAGTCAACTCCATGGAATTCCTATTTATTGGCCTCGCAGTCATCTCTTTAATCATTGCATATGCAATACACAAAAGCAAACAAGAAGACATCACCCGCCTGGAATTGTTCGTATCGGACGCCAAGCAGCAGATTCACGAATTGACAGGCAAGAGTACACAGCTCTCTGGTGACATGGATCTATTGTCTTCCAAATACCAAGAGCTATTAGTCGACAAAGCAGAAGTTGAAACCGTGGCCCGAGAAGAAGCTCGTGGACTGATGGAGCTGTGGAAGCAAGAAGAAACAAAAAAGATAAGGAAGAAGACTCTCGACCAATCACGCGCAGTCTTGAGAGGTCAAGCAGCAGAGAACCTCGCTCCATTCATGATTGAAGGACTCGAACCAGGGGACATGCGTTTCATTGGTAAGCCAGTAGACATAATCTGCTTTGACGGCTGTGGAGCTGTTAACGACGGTGAAGCAAACGAGATAAACAAAATAGTTCTAATCGATGTGAAGACAAACAAGTCACAGCTCTCCAAGGTACAACGCCGCATCAGAGATGCGGTCAATGCTGGGAGAGTAGAATTCATGACAGTAAGAATTGGAGACAACAATGAATGAGTACGAAGTAATCATCCCATGCGACTATCCATTCTATAGATATACAATCATGGCCGAATCAGAAGAAGAGGCCGTCCAAAAGGCTCTGTATACGACCGAGGCAGGCGAATACTTCCCATCAGAAGGGATGTATGACGGACAAAAGGCATACGCCACACTGGATGAAGACTAATGTTTGATGGAACCGAAGTACAGTACGACATCACGGATGTCAGTAATAGGCTCCCACCAAAGTGGAAGCAAATATCAGTTGAGCCTTACCCGGATATTGATACAGCTGGATACATCCAGAGAACAATAGAAGGTATGCAGAGATGGAATCTTAACAGGCATATCGTCATTGGCTTTGCAGGCTATCGTCGTATGGGTAAGAGCTTATCAGCGAGACTTCTCACAGAAGCACTGCCAAAAGACACATATACAATCGTCACTCACAACTTTGCAGAACCAATTCGCAAATTTGCAGACACCTTCCTCAACCTCTCCATCACACCTGAGATGACAGCACTGGAAAAAGAAGCCCCTATCCAGCGGCTACGTGAAAAGTCTCCAAGACAAATCATGCAGATGACTGGTGACTTCTTCAAGTCAATTCATCCTGATTACTTTGCCAACTACATGAGAGAGCTCATCGCCACGCTTGAGCCAGAACCCGGAAAGAGAGGCGTGTTTCTCATTGACGATGTTAGATATGAAAAAGAAGTCGAAGTAATAAAAGAATTCGGCGGTGGGATATGGCAAATGCACTGCTTCCCGACCAGCGAAAAAATGAACAAAGATATCTTCCGCTCTCAAGACAACGGATACTCTTTGCCTCCCCCACCGAAATCCTCTCATAGCTCTGACAAAAGATTATACAAAGAGCTAATTGAACTAAACTTCTGGTGGAATCTCGAACAGATTCCAGAACACAAAGACAATCTGCTCAAAGCATTCAGAGAAAGGTTTACAAACTAAATGGGAATCAAGAAAGTAACAGGGCTCAAAGGTGCAGACGCTGTGCTGGCCGCCTTCAAGAAGAAGAATGAAGACCTCGTATATGGCATGGGCAATGCTGTTGAAAGCTCAGAAACGTTTCCTTCTGGGTCCGTAACCCTGGATGCTGCCATTGGCTCAGGAGGACTGCCCCTCGATAGAATGATTGAAATATTTGGGCCCACCAGCGGCGGAAAGACCTCTTTGTCTTTACAGTTCATAGCTGCTTGGCAGAGGCACGAGACGGCACGAGCTTTAATTGAAGAGCGAGAAGAACGGATCGCGGCTTTCTTCGATCTGGAGAGGACTACCGACACTGACTTTATGGCTGGGTTCGGGATAGATACTGAGAAGGTTCTCTATGTGCGTCCGAATACTGCTGAGCAAGCGCTCCAGTTATCAATCAATCTGTGTAAGTCAGGTGATATCGGCTGTGTAGTGTTTGATTCAGTCGATGCTGCCCAAACTGAAGAAGACGTCAAGAAAGATATCGACGAAATCTCAGTGGCTACACTTCCGAGGAAGATGTCCAGAGCGACTCGTGAGCTGTCCAAGATCTGTACAGACTCCAGAGTATTCTTTGTGTTTATCAACCAAATCAGATACAAAATCGGTGTGATGTACGGCAACCCAGAGACAACTTCCGGCGGAAATGGGCTTCCTTACTATGCTTCCCTCAGATTCAGAGTCAAATCGAAGCCTGCCTCGAAGACAGGCGACACCCTGGCAATGGAAGTGAGAGTGGTTAAAAACAAGTTTGCGATGCAAGGAAAAACTGCCGCAATGCAATTCGTTTGTGGCAGGGGCGTTGACCCATATCTCGACCTGATTGAGTGCGCAAAGCAGAAGGGCATCATCCGTTTTGCTGGCAGCGCTGTCAAGGACCCAGAGACAGACCTCACAATCTGTATTGGCGGAAGACTCGGACTGAAAGCACATCTCGAAGCTTCCCCAGAAGAATACGAAAAACTGAAGAGTAAGTGCATTGGCGATCTCACAATACTGGAAGAAACGGAAACCACTGATGAAGAAGAAGATTAAAGAAGAGCTGTTCTGCGCTGAATGCGGAAAGCTAATACAGACCAGACATGAAGATGACACTTACGAACTAGTGACCGATCAAGGGCCATGTCGAGACTGTGGGTATGTCTACTGCTCTGACTGTCTGAATATTCCAGCAGGCGTCTTCAGCAGCCCCTGGGGAGTATCCTACCGAGGGTATTCTTGTAAGAAGTGCCTGGTCTCACCTATCTTGTCGAGCTCCGAATGGCTGATCGAAGGAGATTATTATGAAGCGGATAGAGATACAACCTGACAGCCTAACTTTGGACGGCAATGGAATTGAATATTTCAAACAATTATGTAAACAGTACCCTGGATGTCACCTCTGTGTAGAGATATTCGATGAGGGATATTACGAATCGTTTTATGTCGCAAAACTGTTCATAGAAAAGCCATATGGATGGAAAGATGAACAGTAATTTCGTCCACCTGCATGCTCATAGCGAGATGAGTCTCTTGGATGGCATCAACAAGATAAAAGACTTACCAAAGATCGCCAAAAGCCGAGGCCAAACTGCTATCGCAATAACAGACCACGGCTCGGTAGCAGGCAACTACAAGTTCTTCAAGGCCTGTAACGAGGAGGGCGTTAAACCGATCCTCGGCCTCGAAGCATACTGGGCTCCGAATGGAGCAACAGTCAAAGAAAAAGATGAACTTGGAAAGCTTCACTATCACCTCTTGCTAATAGCCCTCGACAACACTGGCCTAAAGAATCTGAACAAACTCAGTTCTCGTGCTTGGACAGAGGGTATGTACCACAAGCCACGTTTAGATAATGGAATGCTTGCTGACCATGCTGATGGGCTCTGTGCCTCGTCCGCCTGCCTGGGCTCCAAGCCCTCCCAGCTCATCCTCGCGGGCGAAATCCCAAGAGCAAAGAAACTGATTGAAGAATATGCAGAAATATTCTCAAATAGATTCATGATTGAATTGGAAATTGGAAACTACACATGGGCTGGCAGAGAAGACATCACTGAAATTAACGGTGAGCTCTACTCAACTGAGCAACTCATTGTGAATGCAGCACTGATAGAAATCGCAGGAGACACAGGGCTTCCGCTGATCATTACCAACGACGTTCACTATGCAAAACGAAGCCATCAAAAACTCCACGATATGGCGCTGTGCATTCAAACAAATTCTCCAGTAAGCTCTGAGAAGAGATTCAGTTTTAGAGGACTCGATTGCCACCTTGCCTCCCATGATTGGATGTGGAAGCATTGTCAGAATACTGCCATCCCATACGAGGCCATCGAAAATACAGTTCTGATTGCAGGCATGGTTGACTCAGACAGTTACTATGAAGACAGGATGAACAGACTGCCGTCCTACACGGATCTCCCGAAGGATGAGACTGCTTGGAACTGGCTTGAGATTCAAGCGAAACATGGCCTAATGGACCGCTTCAATGGAGAAATACCGCCGGTGGAGTACAGACGCAGACTCGACTACGAGCTTCATATCATGAAGAAGATGAACGTATCTGACTACATTCTCATAGTAGCCCAGATCATTGAAGAAGCAAATAAAAGATCGATCATCGTGGGTCCGGGCCGGGGTTCGAGCTCAGGTTCTCTTGTCTGTTGGGCCACAGGCATCACTCAAATTGATCCAATCAAATACGGACTATACTTCGAACGCTTCCTGAACTTCGGCCGTAGTGCCATCCCACTAATCTTTACACGACAGATGAAGGAGAAACTAAAATGAGACCTGAACAATTTAGATATAGCCATGACTACTTCCGCAGAAAGACTGGTATCAAGTGCTCCAAGACTGATTACAAAGCGGCACTCGGGTTCATGATGACTGCTCATGTAACAGACGATATCAAAAGCTATACAGATGAATTCATCAAGCTATACAAGAAGCTGATAAACAGTGAGGCCCACATGGGGCCTCTTGAGAAAATGGTCCGTGGCTTGTAGCTATGCCGTGGGTCTTATCCGCCAAAGCGCAATGCGAGTGATATACAATGTGTCTTCCACATTGATATAGATGAGACCATGATAACTATTTGACTGGAAGTCATAAAGCGTCGGGGGAGCGCCATATACGTGGTTAGTACCCTGAGTAACTTCAAAAGCAGTTCTCAGTGTCACATCAGATGGCCGAGCTACCGCACTATCAGTAGTATCAAGACGTGCAGTGCCAGTACATCTATCTACTTTGAATACAAATCGAAGCCTGGCTGGAGTGGCGCCAACCAGGTCGGCAGCTTTGGCACCAACTCCGATGCTACCAGGCTGATCATAGATGTCCCAATCGCCAGCCCCATCAGCATGGTGAGCCTCAATCCATCCCAAAGAGTTAGCCCCAGAGGCAACTTCTTCACCGGTGGGAGTAACTACGCGTATTAGATCATTCGCACCACTCGAAGTATCCGGATCAGCTTCTACTATGAAATAGACTATGTCCTCTGGGTCAACATCAAAATCATCAGTGATCCCCAAAGTGATACGGACCTTCCCCTGGCTGCCGGTCTTGGTGACTTCGATACCATTGGGATTGCATTCAAAAGTATCTGCCGCTGTTTGAGTTGAACAGTGTAGAGTGATTCCGCCTACAGTATAGTCAGCGTCTCCGCTATCGTCCAAGACGACAGTCCCAAGCCCACCTATGGTGGGGAGGTCCATGTCAACGAGGACTTCCGCCCATGCACCACCTTCAATCTCGATTCCAATCTTGACCACTCGAACGACTACCTCAGTGCCGACATTGGCAGCAAGAGTATATACTCCAGGCGAGTCTGGAACAAAAGTAACAGTGTGACCAGCGCCAACAACAACTGAAGCAGAGCCTGTCGGCTTGGCCAGTGCCCAAGAATCTGGAGCGGTATCAGCTCCATCAGCCTGTAGTGTAGTACTGACTGTAGTGTAATCGTCTTGTTCGAGGTTGGCACTCATGGTCCAAATGACGTCAGACCCGCCTGCATCACCAAGTTCTATAATAGCCATTAGACAACCGTAGCAGTTACACGCAGATAGACACCGGCAGCATCGAGCCCCGCGTTGTTTGAAATAAAATCAACATACATGTCAGCATTTGCTGCAAGTTCAAGATTAGCCGGGGTGCCATTGAGAGTTATCTCAGTCCATGTCCCAGCGACAAGCCCTGTAAGGTCATAGCTGGCTGCACTAAGCAAATTCTGAACATCAGATGTACGTTTCGCTTCAAGAGTGTATGTACCGACTGTTGCTACGGTGACGCACATGACAGCTATACTCGATATCCGGACAGCCTTGTCAAAGGAGAGACGAGTTCGCACAGTGTCATTGCCAGCCACTACGATAGCGTCTCTGATCATGCGCTCTGAAGAGACATCTGCCTCAGAAACAGAGTGAGGATTGCCAGTGTCTGAGAGGTGAGCAGTATTTGTCCCCACATCAGCATGGTCCGAGCCGTCTCCACCACTGTGAGAAGTGTTAGCTGTTATGTCTGACGCATATCTCGTCTTGCCGTAGTTGACCCAAGTACTACCGTTCCAGGCGAGCTCGTCATACATCCTGAATGAGAGACCTGTATTGGTTTTGGTAACATCATTGTCGGTCACATTGGCCGAGCAAGTATACCACCAGCCTGTCTGGACTTCGTCAGAAGTAGGGAAATCATCTGCTGCAGCGATAGCCCCCTGGGGTACAAGTGCTCCAGCCAACCCAACGCTATCAGCGGTGACTTGAACTTTAGTAGGTCCTGCCATTTTTCACCTACCACACGATCATTGTGATTGCTACACCGCCGGCACCAAAAACAATAGTTGGAAACTCAATGGAAGAGATCTGCAAGCCCTCTACAGACTCATAGACAGCTGCCCCTGTTTCAGTATATTGTGGAACACCATAGCCAGTTTGCCATACCTCAGTGCTTTCAAAAGCACCAGACTTTACAGTCCCGTGAAAGGGACCTTTCTTGACTATCTCGATACGATTGTTGAGTCTATAAGTAATAGAATCCGTACTGTCATCTGGTATGATCTTGAACCCTCGGGCCGGACGGCCCAGGATGTCATCCTTGATATTTATCTGATCACCCTGAACAATAGCAGTAATTTCTGCTGATCTTTCGAGAGAAGGAATCGAAGATAAGACCTTATAATAAGTAGCAGCCATGTTTAACCTGAGAGGAAATTAATGATTGAAGAATTGAAGAGGTTCTACAAAGGCGAGAGAATCGAGCAAACTGACCCAGACTTTCTGGAGTTCGAAGAAGAGAAGATTTCTGGCGAAGACCTCAATCTCGTACTGAGACTATTAAAGAACAAAAGAGAGTATGAAGGCAAGCTCGATAATCCTCACAACAGCATCATTCTGTATATCACCGAGCTAAGTGATCAGTTTGACTTTGAGAAAGCGAGGGGAGACATGATAGACGGAAGTCCTCCAGACGTGGACCTGGACATCTCTCCACTTAGACGAATGGAACTGATCGACTGGCTCATTGAGCATCGGGGAAGGGAAAACACCGCCCAAATTGGTACCTATGGAACCTTCAAACCGCGCTCGATTGTAAGAAGATACTGCTCTATCAGAGAAAAATCTGACACATGGACCGCTGAACTGCTCAAAATGATTCCTCGGCCTGATGCCGGGAAGGAGCCAACTCTCGAACAAGTCATCGAAGCAGCTCCAGCAATAGCCACCGAACAAAAATACAAAGAGCTGTACGAGCTTGCCCAGGTGTTCGAGGACATGTCCAGTACATCATCCATCCACGCAGCAGGCGTGGTCTTCACAGACTATCCGATATCAGAATGGTGTCCCGTCGCTCTGAAAGAGGTCAAAGAGCTCGACAAGAAGGGGAAGACAAAAAAGAAAAAGACCTGGGTGACCCAGCTCGATATGGGAGATGTAGAAGAAAATGGTGTTCTGAAAGTGGATCTTCTGGTCATTGACAACCTGGATGTCATCTCGGAATGTCTCAGACTAATTAAAGAAAGACACGGAAAAGAAATAGACATATACAAGATCGAAGACTACGATGAAAAGGCATATCGAATCATCAACCTCGGCTTGTTGTCTGGTATCTTCCAGCTTGAGACCTCGGGAGTAACCTGGGAACTAATCAAGCGTATTCAGCCAAGCAGTATCCAAGAGATCTCAGACGTTACTGGACTGATTCGTCCAGGTCCACGCAAAGCACACATGGACGAACAATATTGTGACAATGAACCGGATGCCCTGATCCCTCAAGACGTGAGAGATCTCGAATTGTGGCAGAAGACTCGTGGAGTAATGGTGTATCAGGAAAACCTGATGCAGTTGTTCAACGAAACTTGTGGCTGGGACTTGGTACAGACTGATCTGGCGCGAAAAGCAGTGGGTGAACTTTAAAATACAATCATATTCTGATATCATCACACTATTCATCCATTCGGAGAAGGTATAGGTAGACGATATTCAGAAGAAATAGTCAACAGAATCATAGAATTGCATGTTGATGAAAATTTAAATACAGTACAAATTGCAAAAATAATAGGAAAGTCCCAAACAGGCGTCGAACGGATGCTATGGAATAGTCCCAAAGAAGACATGGAGTTTTTCTATGCCCTCTATAAGTCAAGAATATGTCCATCATTTTATCAGAGGATTCATTGATGGTGATGGTCACATAAGAAAGACGGCTTTGCAAATTACTAGTAGCGCTCCAATTCTTGATGATCTCTATCAGTGGTTTGAATTGATAGGAGTCCCTACAAAAATATGTCTATCTATACATATGACAAGTATACACCACGACTTTGGATCACATCCAAAGCTGCACTTGATATTGCTTTGTCTCATATATATAAGGACGCAACACTGTATTTAAAAAGAAAAACTGATTGTTTATGCCCGTCTCTACAGGAAACTGTGGAGAGAGTATCCCGGAATTAAGCAAGGACCCTGAGATGGGAACTTGAACCGAAGGTTTGATATAACAATCAAGCCAGGGGCAACGCATAGAAGATGAAACTCTTCGGAGAATATAATCCTTCCACGAGGCCGGGGCACCCTAACGTTACAGTCGAGGGTGAAAACATATGCTGAGCTATGAGGAATCAAACTCATAGAACCATGGGATAAAAAGCCCATGGGATAACAAAACTGAAAAAGAAAAAGAAAGACCTGGAAAAACTGGAACCAAAGTTCAAGAAAGATGCAATAGAGAACGGGGGCCTGACACAAGAGCAAGTGAATTACCTATGGGAAGCCATCCTCGGGTGTAGCTCATATTTATTCGCGCTTGGGCATGCCATTCCGTACTCGTACCTGTCTTACATCCTGGCATATCTAAAAGGACACTATCCTATTGAGTTCTTTTGCGCCTTGATGACGATCCGTTCCAAGACGTTGCAGCCAAAAGACTGGGCAGCAAAGGCTCCTGACTATATCCGAGAAGCAAAGCTGATGGATATTTCCATTCGCCCACCATCAATCAACAAGTCTCACTATGACTTCTTGATTCGGGATGATGAAATCTATTTTGGATTCAATGCCATTCGAGGAATCGGCGTTGGCGCTGCAAAGATGATTATCCGAGCACGTCAAAAGACTCCGTTCCAAAACGTATATGATCTGCTGAACAGGATAAATCTATCAAAGTTCAATACTGGTAAGTTCCAGTCGCTGGTCTTGGCCGGTTGCTTCGACAATCTCGGCTACAACAGACTATCTCTTTATCATAATACGACAGCTCTATATGACTACGTAAAGGGCGTTCCAGAATACGAAGAACGCCTTGTAGAGAAAAAACAGAGAGATGAAGAGAATGCAGAGAAAACAATACTCATAGAAGAGAGAGACCTACTACGCAAAGAACTGAAGAAACTCGAACGGAAACTCAAGAAGGACCCAAACAGCGTTGAGATTCAGCTTGAGATCGACAAGGTCGAAGAAGACCTACTGCCATATGAAGAGATGAAGCTTCGGCGACTCCCCGCCCTCAGAGAAAGGGCAATGCCTGAAAAGCCTGAGATAGAAAGAGCCCGAAATGTTAGACTTACTCTTCCAGAAATCATCGCCCAAGGACACTACATCGGCTGCTTCATTGACAACCACCCGTCCAAGTCCATAGGCTCTGAATGCCACAAGCTGAATGACGTATGGCTCGGTCAACGAGTCAGAGTCTGTGTAGCAATCTCGTCAATCAAGGAGATCACTACCAGCAGGGGCAAGAAGATGGCGTTCTTGGGAGTAGACGATGACACCGGAGCTGCAGAGGTGGTACTATTCAGCAGTATCTGGGCTGACACGGACAAAGAAAAGCTCGAAGAAAACAGACTGGCCTATATCGAGGGCATCGTAGATCAAGAAAGCGACCCAGTTAAACTCAAAGCAAAAAGAATAATGATATGCGAGGTAGACAAGATTGAATGAAACTATCACTTAAAGAACGACTCAAGCTACGAGCCAGATGGTGGCTCAGAGGCTTCAACAAACAGGACTGGAGACTGATATCGACGCACATCAGAGCAATAAGAGCCACTCCATATATCGAGTGGTCAGAGAGCTCAGTGCATGAGCACCTGCCTACGAGTCACCTCGTTGAAGAGGTAAAAACTTACATCGACTATTCTCTTTTATAAGGAGACCAAATGTCATATCAATGGACTGCCGAAGAAGAAGCCATGCTGCGGATGCTTCGCTCAACCAATACATATAATGAAATAGCTGTACAGTTCGAGCGCATGGTCGGCAAACGGCTGCCTGGTTTCAGAAACGCCCGTACCCCAGAAGCAATCAGAAAAAAGTGTCAGAGGGATAATATTACAGAAGAGACTTCTGCTCATGAAGCCCTGAGTGTCTATGATGACCGCTGGCAAGAGATTCAGGATATCTCTGATGAGTTCACCGACTCGATCTCTGAGCTGAGTGTGGGCATCCTCGACAACGAGCCTTCAAGAAAAATCCTCTGTGTATCTGATACTCACTTTCCATTTTGTAGAGTAAGAGACCTGGAAGCAGCTCTTCAGGTACATAGCGACGCTGACATAGTAGTCTTGAATGGCGACTTGTTCGATGGAGAGATCTTCTCGTCTTTCGGCCCCGCCAAACGGATTGCAGCCTTGAAGGAATACAGACAGGTATTCAATCTTGTCAAGGAGTGCTCTGAGACTTTTCCACAGGTTATCCTCACTCATGGAAATCATGACTACAGACCAGCCGGTGCCTTGAAACGCACTGACTTTCCAGAGAAGGCTTCACAAATCTTCAGGCCAGACCTCTTGGCTCGGATTGCCAATGGCGAAGAGCTGGATGACTTCGGAGACATCGTTGAACTCCACGACTTCAACAATGTCCACTACCAAAAGTTTGACTCCTGGTATGTGAAAATCGGCAAGACGATCTTTTGTCACCCGCTCAAGTTCGTTGGAAGAATTCCTGGAGGCACTGCTGAAGCAATGCGCCTCTACTTCCAGGATCGTTACGGATCAGAAGACTTCGATTCTATCATATGTGCACACACACACAGACAGTACAAGGGTATCAATGGTGGCAAGCTCCTGATGGAACAGGGTGCAATGTGTACCAGGCTGCCTTATCAACACAAACCAAATATCAGACACAAGCATAGCGTGGCAGGATTCGCCGTGATTTATCAGGATGCAGAGGGTAACACATGCTTCAATAGCAGCTACCTGACCTATCTCGGATCGCACCTCCCGCCCAAGAAGGAAATACTATGAGCAAGATTTTAGACGCGCAGGGCCGACCTACTCGTCCAACTCTCACAGACGAAGACATCATTCAGGCATTCAATGCCATGATGCAGAGAATACAGATCCAGGGAAACCAGATCACCCACATGGGACTGATCATGGAGTTCACTGTGAACAAGCTGAAGGAAAATGGAATTCAATTCAGCGACGAAGAGTTCGCTGAATTCGCCCAAAGCCGTATCAAGGAAGTCCATTCGGAGACCAAACAGATACTGGATGAAGCCAAGCAAGAGATGGAAGACGTGGCGACTCCCATCATTCGGTTAGATGACGATGAGTAAGTGGTCTCTCCTTGAGCACTTGACAAATAGCTTGGAGCGGCCTCGGTTAGGGGACAAGAAGCCTCCTAATTTCTGGCCCTCCGAGTCTTCTGCTGTCATTACAAACGACTATGGAGAAGAAGTAGCCATCGGGAAATGCCGTAGACAAATATTCCTTCGCTACCTGTATGACTGCTTCGATTTCTATCCAGAGAAGTATAAACACTTCCAGCCCTTGATCGACAGAATCCAGACTGACTATGTCCCGCCTGACAAGTATCTGAGATGGATATGGATTCAGGGCGAGCTGTATGAAGAGTACTGCGTAAGACAGGCCACTCTCAGTGGCGTGCACGTAGCCTCTCAGGTACCCGCCTTCTATGTGAGTCCACATGGCTGGACCCTGTCTGGAAAGATTGATGAAGTCGTACTCAATCCCACTACCATCCTGAATTCCTGTGTGGAATACAAAAGCGTCTATGGATTCAACGGAGGTATCGTCCTCGGAACTGAATCAGAAAGGCGTAGAGGGCTGCTGGGAACACCTCGTGAGAGCAACCTCATGCAGGTCGCCTTCTATGACTTCCAGGTAGGCAAGAAACAAGAGGGCTTCGAGAACACGAGGCTCTGCTATGGCTCCAGAGACACTGGTAAGTTCGCTGAATACGAAATTGATGTCAAGCAAGACGAAAGCGGAGAGCACTTCATCCATTATTCTGGACTCGCTCCGAACACTCCGGGTGAAGTGAAGTCCAAGATCTCGATGGAGAATATCTTCTCTCAGTTCACTTATGTGCTGAACAGCTTGGACTCAGGTAACGTTCCGGGTAGAGATTATGACCATACCTACACAGAAGAACAGGTAGAAAAGAAATATGAGAGAGGTGAGCTCAACAAGACCATCTCGAAGCGAGTAGAGAAAAGACTCGAACAGAAGAAAGAAGGCAAGAAGCGGATCAACAAACTTCCTGATCTGGGAGATTTTTGGTGCAAAAATTGTTCGTTCCGTAAAATCTGTTACGACTCCAGCAACAATCCAATAGCATTATAGAGGCAAAATGGGAACTTACTTCATAGTTTACTGTCATGTAAAAAAATCAGATAGGAAGTGGGAAGAGTTTTGGTATGGGCCGTATCTAACCCTGAAGGAGGCCTGCGAAATAATTGATGATGTGAAGTACGTTTCCATTAAGCGCGTGTCAAAAGCCAAGAAGACCAAACTGGAAATCTGGGAGGTCATGCTAACTGACAACGGCCAGTGGGAAAACTTTAGACTGTGTATTGAAGAAGCAGAGAGGTTCGTAAATGTATAAACCAATCAAGATGCACGGCGACGGATGGATAGGTGACTATGAGCTCAGAGCCATGCTTGAGCTCTGTGACTTCTGCGGCAAAATGAAACTATGTGCAGAGCTTGATGAAGCAGTCGCATGGGAGAACGCAGCTGTCTGGGGATGTTTAGACTGTCTATCAGAGATCACCAGACAGCTCGACAAGATAGAGAAGGAGCTGTAATGGCACTGATAGTAGTAGCCGGAGACGCACTGGTGGACATCTTTGAGGATACATATCGTGCAGGCGGGGCCACCAACGTCTACGAAAATCTCGATGCCATAACCATGAATACACACCTCCTCCCATTGACCCAACTCTTTGAAGGGCGGGGCCATATTTGGGTGGACTTTGTATATAACAAAGAGCTTGGAAAAGTCTTTTATGATGCTAATCTACAAATCTATAAGAAAGAAGACTCTGTTCAAGGCAAGCTGCTCCATAGGCTCAACCAAGACCGACTTGCCACGTATCGTGAGAAGGACTATTGCGCCCTCATCATCTCTGACTACAGCCGTGGCTCTGTGACTCCTTGTGACCCGACAGACACCATCATCTATGAGCCCCCTCCATGGGATTTGATAGTAGTGGATTCGAGGTATCGTACTGTTGATCCGTTGCTACTAAGACAAGCTCCTGATCATTGCCTGAAGGTATGGCACTGCACTGGAGATGAGTATGACTACGAGTTCGCCAAGCAGTTTGATGTACTCCTACACACGAACGGGCCCAAAGAAGTAGCTGTTATTTCAGGCCTGAGAAATAAGCCAGGCCAACAGTCCCTCTACAAGTTCCAAGTCCCCCAAGACACTCCAGTAGCTAACACTTCCGGAGCAGGGGACACCTTCGTAGCTGCATGGGCAGCTCATTATGTAAAGAACAAGAGCATCTATGATGCCACCGAGTTTGCCATTAGCGCAGCCCAAGACGTAATACAAGAACCATATACAGCAGTAACAAAGCATAAAATCTAAGGAGAATATCTTGTATATTCAGAACCTCGAAGAGGTGCTTCCACTCCTGCGTGCGAAGCTCAGGGAATACCTCACCCTAAAATTGGACCTGCGCTCAAACGCAAGAAAGTTCAACTGCATAGCACACGAAGACCATGACCCGAGTATGTGCTTCAACCCCAAGACCAACGAAGAGACTGTCCACTGCTTCGCTTGTGGCTGGAGTGGCTCTATCTTTGACTGTGCCGAGAAACTGGAAGGCCTGCCTACCACGGGCTCTGAATGGATCACGGAGACAATCCCCACACTGTGTGAAACACTGGGGATTCCACTCAAGATGGGTGAAGTCAGTGTAGCTGACCGAGAAAGACTTCGTTTCATGAAGCTTGCTCAGGATCTCGCGGACACTCTTGTCGAGAGTTCACCTGACAAGATCGACTACGTCAATGAAAGAAACTGGAAGCAGGACTTTCTGAGCTATGGCTGCATTGACAGTGGCGTTCTCATCGCAGAGACGATGACCAAGGGCTGGTCTTCTCAAGACATCAAGAAATCTCTTCTGACTGAGACCAAGTATCAAAGGTACTTTGGTGAAGACAGACTGACTTTTGTCATCAAGGATCATCGCGGCCGAGCTATAGGCTTTATCTACAAGGATCTCTCTAAGTCTGGAAGTCCTTATGTGAATTCTACTGAAAGCCAAATCTACAACAAGTCCAAAGCATTGCTTGGTATTGACGTCGCGCTTGTCGAGGCGCGACAAAAAGGTCTCTATGTTGTCGAAGGTCCTGGCGATCTTGCTCAGCTCTACAGGGTCGGAATCACCAATGCCGTCGCGATCTGTGGCACTGCTTTCACTGAACACCATCTTCTCTATCTAAAGAACCTGGGCATTCAGAAAATATTCTTGTGCCTGGATTGGGACAAAGCTGGCTACGCAGCTACTGCTCGCATCCTGGAAGATGTCCTCAAGATTACTTCTGGTACGTCTGCATATGTTGTAACGGCCCCTGAATCTGACATCAAAGATCCTGATGAGCTACTCCGCAAGTCCAAGACAACAGATCCATTCTTTGAATTGACAGTATTGTCAGGATTCGAGTGGAAGCTCACCCAGTTTCGAGATGAAGGCCCAGACTACATCTGTGACAAGATGATTCCTATCATCGCGTCAGAGCCTACAGCTGTGCGAAGAGAGATGCTCATCAAGTCTCTTGCTGAATTTACTGATCTGTCATACCAGGCGATTCTTACAGATGTAAGAGCTATCCTGGAAGACAAGTTCAACAAGTTCAAGGAGAGGATCGTTGCCACGGCTGAACAGTCGCTCCTGGAAATCAAGGAGGACCCAGAGGCAGTCAGAGCAATTCTTTCACAGCAGGAGGTGCGTGTAGAAGAAATTGAGAGTGAGCTCAACAAGAACACAATGGGAATCAATCACCAATTGGCTCGTCACGAGGCGATGTTGAGAGATCTCGAAGACACTTCTGATGAGTCCGACGATGGCTTCAAGATGGATCACTTTCCAAACTTTGCAGAGACCTTCGCTGGAGGCCACAACTGGAGCAAGGACTGTCTGTTCATCTTTCCAGGACGCGCAAACTCTGGCAAGACTGCAATGGTTCTCGCACTCGGTTCGTCAATCGCTTTGTCAGACGAGGATGCCCTCTTCTTGGTTCACTCTACAGATGATACCTATCGTCTAATCGAGCCGCGCTTGAGAAGTAATCTCTATCACCTGTCAAACACTGGCGGCCCCCTGCTTGAATTCGGCATGTTGGCTCAGCCCAAGCGCTATCTTCCAGACAATCCTGATTACAAGGGCGCGTATTTATATGCTCAAGACTTGTTCAAGCAGTTGCTGGTTGATGAGAGGCTGGCTATCCTCGATGCAGAAGATGGCAGAAGCATCTCTACACTGGAGAGGCACATCCGCTATTATCGCAAGAAGTATCCAAGCAAGAAGATACTAGTTGGGCTGGATAAAAGATTGTCCCCTCTACTGGCAACAGTGGAGTGCAAAGTCCTTAAATTGCTGGAAACCCCTAAAGCCTTGTTGGCCACAGCGAAGCTCGTAAGAGCAATCGCGATGGCTGTGAGAACAGAAAAAACAACAAGGATGTTTTGAAAGTGGAAACAGATTCAAAACACGACAATGGGCAATCAGCAGCGAAACCTCTTTAAGAGGGACGTTCAACGACTATAATAGGACTGTCCAGAGATGGACAATGGTATAGTCTAATCTCATATGAAAATATGAGTCAATATTGAATCTTTTCAACCTAAGAGACTACGAAAAGCTTGATAGATCCAGGCGGATCGAGATGCTTGCAGACAGACTCAAAGGCGCTTGTGAAGACAACCACGTAACTATCTTTGCCACGGCCGAATACAAAAAGATTGATCGTGATGGCACTACTCTCAGACTGCCTGCAGATGATGACGTAGCAGATTCTCGTACATTACAGTATCGTCCGAACGCTATTTGCCACATCTACAATGATGTAAATGATCGCCCTGGCAATCCAGAAATCTTCCACTTGGAAGATGGAAGGATCTCACCAAGGCTCCTCATGTGCATCACCAAGAACAAGATCTCTAACATGAAGCACAATCTGGTATTCGATCTATCTGTAAAGAACGTATGCCCACACGCCATAGACTACGACCATGCATGGGCAGAGTACGAGAGCTTCATGGATAGAGCAGAAGCAGGTGTAGTCAAGATCGTGAATGGTAGATACATAGAAATAGAGGCAGGAGAATATGACGAATGAGTCAAGACACCATAAGATATATGCTCGATGATGAAGAGGTCTATTCAATTGACTGGTGGATACAAAGAGGAAAGGCCCCCATCTATGTAATGGGTGGGGCAGCTCCTCGTCGCCTCGCCATGGGCATAGCAGGCAATATCAGGACCGCCCAGGTCTTGAAGAAAAACAAATACATGAGAGCAGAGGTATATGACACTGACAATATAGACATGAGAATCACGTCCAGTGACATAGAGATTTTGGGTCCAGCGGAAGTCGACGATTTTGGAATGTATCGCTATACATTCGTAGCCAGCAGCGTAAGCTATCAGACAAGGAGCCATGATGAGTAAGTTCGGCCACTTCCTCAAGTCTGGTTTCTGGCTGATAATAAATACGGACAAAAGGAGACTGCTATGGATGCTCTTGGCCCTCACATTACTGGCCCTGTCGGCACTATGCTCGTACTCTGCGTCCCTCTGCTATGTACTTGAGCGTATGTTTAACAATTGGATTTCTGACTGTGAAATCAAAATGGATAAAATAAAATGAAGTTCAAAGCAGCATACATAGTAATGGAAGCAGGAGAATATGATGAATAAAGATGCGGTGGCAAACACCACGAGAACTGAGCAATACTTGGCTAACGAGGTGGTCGAGTATCTAAAACTGTTCCTTCCTCAGCTGGATAGATTTGACGGTGCGGCCATGGCAAAATCCTCAGTATTCAACGACAAGCTTGGAGCCAAACTTATGTTTATCAGTCAGTCTGGCAGAAGGTCCGGAATATTAGCTTCAATGTGCAGTTACAACGAAGACTTACACCACATCTACAATCCGGCTTATATCGCTGGACAAATGATGGTGTCGATGTTGCATCACCTATACAAAGAGAAAGGATCGACAAGCAGCTCCAAAGAGCAAGAGACAAGATCAGAGAGTTAGAAGATGAGCGAAATAATCTGCCGTCCTGAGAATACTGCGATTGGCCGTTCACAGCCTTCAGCCCCACTCCGTTACTTGCTCGCCACTCGTTGTATTCCGGGCTCTTTTAGAGTTCTCGATTTCGGCTGTGGCCGAGGTAGAGATGCTCAATATCTAAACAAGCGTTGTAATATCGATGCAACGGGCTACGATCCAAACTTTCCTGAATTCGCCGATTGGCCAGAAGGAGAGTTCGATGTAGTGCTCATGACATATGTACTGAATGTAATCGACACCATGACTGAGCGAATGACAGTATTGTCTGAGGCTTGGTCGAAGGTGAAATCCGGAGGAAGTCTGTTCATCACCACTCGTACTGTGAGGGATATTCAAAGGGCCGCCTCGGCAAAAACTCCATGGATTAGCCACAATGACGGCTACTGGTCCGACCCCAGACGTGGAATGTTTCAGATAGGGATGTGCATGGAGACACTGGAATACATGTGGGCTTATCAAAAAGAGACACAGAGCTTCAAGTGCATAAAGCAGAACCCATTCATAGTGGAGATAAAGAAGAAATGAAGTACTATCTCGATGATCTGGAAGTAGAGAAGATCACTTGGAGAGAATACGAGCATCCTCCCAAGCCAATCTTTTTGATTAAAGATTTTCTCAGAGCTGAACCGGTGGAATGGATCAGAGGCCTAAAAGAAATCAGAGGAACGATCTTGACATATACCATCCTCGATAAAATGGAATGGGAAAAAGCTGAACTCGTATCCGAAAATCAAGTAGTTCATCACATTCATATTCTGTCAGCGCCAAGAACCTGGACCATAGATACACCTATGATTTACGAATATGTGGCGGCCTCAGTGACAGATAATGGCAAAGAGTAATGAAATGAAAATTAACAACCTAAAAGACATAGATCATTGCCTCTACTCTGAAAAAACTTCTACTGAACAGATCATGGACCTAACTGATGCAATTAGTGTCCTGGTTCAAGAAATTAAATGGCTGAAAGAAGAAATAGAGGTTTTGAGATCTGATGTAGACTTCATGGATCCACCTCGAAGGATAGGAAGATAAAATGACCAGATATTGTATAAAGGCACAACAGATATGGGAGCCAAATGAACATGTCGTGGCGATCTTCGATACTTCGGAAGCAGCAGTAGCTTATCTCTGTGCATCTGAGCTCAAGAGGCCGAGAGATCCACGGTATCCATATCGACAGAAATCATTGCTGGCTACTTATGGTCCCGCCTGGGTCGAATATTACGAACACGACGAAATCCCAGTAAACCCAGAGCTACCAAAATGAGAATGTCCGTAAATGAATATCTCAGACTGTTTCAAGAATACATTTCAGACATGGAAGAGATACTGAATACACTCGAAGGCCAGCCAGCCAGAGAAGACACAATGGAGACTATCAAAATTCAGGCACTGCATGTCTATGACAAGTGGCAGCGTCTTGGCATGAAGTTTCCAAAAGTAAAGATAGTTCCAATAATACCATTCATCACTGGACATGACAGAATCCCCTCTGAGTTCTACCTCGGAGTAGACACAAGTGACATGCCATCTATGCTCAAAGGAATGTCATGACAACCTCACAAATGGAATACAGAAAAGCATCAATAATCAAGGCTGCTACTGTCTATGGCTGTGTAGACATACTTGGCAGATTTCCTGTATACGAACATGGAAAGATAGCAGACTGGGAAGTCCCAGCAAATCATGACGATGCTGTAGATGCAGCCCTGGAGGCACTCCTATACCAGGTCAGAGACTATGTAAGAGAACTATGCAAGAAAGGAATAAGAAATGAAGATCCGCAATAGTTTTGTGTCCAACAGCAGTTCTTCTTCGTTTGTCGTCAGTGAAGAAGATGCCACCACTCTATACAAAAAACAGGTCCAGTGTTATCAGGTAGAGTCCCTCAGAGAGAGCCTCGGCCAGATGGTTGACGATCTAACAAGGCTTCAGAGTACTGCAGGCACTGAGCACCTGCCAGAGATCAGCATGTACATGAGCAACATGATCTATGTGTGTAAAGAACACATTGAAAAACTGAACAAAGAAAAATCAAACTCCTGGATCACTGAACAGATAGACGACCACTGGGCCAGCGAACAGGGGCTGTATGACTACAAAACATTCGAAAGAAGATAAGAAATGAAGACATTATGGATCTCGCGTCCGACTAACGTAAAGACCGGCCCGATTCCAACCGCCTATGTTGGCTCGACGATGAAGGAATGTAGAGACTCTTGCAAGACTGCCTTGTGCCCATTCTTGTCAGTCAAAGACGGCGGCGACCCAAACAAACCCACCTGCTATGCTTACGGGACCCCGTCAATGGGAGCCAGAAGTGCCCAGAAGGCCTACAAGAAGAATCCTGAAAAGTATTCTTTGTCAGCCGCGCTCGAAAAGAGACACCCCAAGGCAAAGTACTTGAGAATCTCTGCCATCGGAGACCCTGTAGTAATGGGTCCAGGTACTGCTCATGACATCCTCTCAGAGGCCGTAGCATCCAATCTAAAGATACTTGGCTATACACACGGGTGGAGACAAGCCTATTGGTGGAAAGACGTTCTGAGAGCCTCCTGTGGCTCTCTGGAAGAATGTGACGAAGCCATCTCTCAAGGCTGGAAGTGTTCAGTAGTACTGAAGGCAGACCACCTCGAAACCAAGGGCCGGGTATTCAGAACCCCCAAGGGTTCAAAGGGTGTCGTCTGTCCAGCCTTCCATAACGAGACTCTTACATGCAATGACTGTGGAATGTGCTGCTCGAACAGAGTCCCGGTAGTGGGATTCCCAGATCATGGGCCAGGTTCGAGATGACCATCAGAGAAAGAGCTCGCTGTAGAAACGAACACCCAGTGGTAGATACAATCAGTGCTCATGACTCCGGATGCATCGGGTGTAGAACATGGGACAAACCAATCATGGTAACTCTTGGAACAAGCGAAGACGGAGACATTCAGCACCATGACTTCTTCTTGACTGAAGCGCAGGCAAAGAGACTGTACCAAAGAGTGATAGCAGCTCTATTCCAAAACTCAGTAGCAAAGGCAAAAACAAATGAAAACAAGACATAGCTTCGTATCGAATAGCAGCTCGTCTTCATTCGTTGTGATCGTAACTCCAGAACAACTTGAGCTGGGGTGGAAGAGCTTCATAGAGAAGTTCCCTCATAGAGTCGATCATGAACAAGAAGTAAAATCAGAGTGGCTGGAAGACCATGTATTCGGGATGCCAGCACTTGTGCATACTAAATGGTATGCCCGTAGTGGTTATTCAACCTATGACCCAGAGTGGAGCGACGGCGACTCAAAAGTACTGACGTCAATTGATCTATTTGGAGACCACATGCAACAGCAGCCTGGTGTATGGTCTCACGAGGAGAACTGGTAATGAAAACTCGTAACAACTTCGTAAGCAATTCTTCATCATCCTCTTTTATTATCGCCGCAGATCCTAAGCAGGAAGAGATTGAAGTAACAGTCAAGCTGAAGTTCTATCAGCCGACCTGGCGACCTGTAAAACAGTCGAAGAGAAAACTGCAGTACTGGATCGACAGGAAGATCACCACAACAGAACAACTCAATGATTGGTATGAAGAAAACCTCTGGGATGATGATGAAGACTATACCGCAAAAGCAGAATACCCCAAAGCGGTAGCAGCAATAGAAAGTGGAAAATACATCTATGTTGGTCACCCTTCAAACGAATCAGATGATACTGATTGTCAACTAATCTATTATCACGGCTTCCCAAACCTAAAAGGTGCCGAATTGATAATGTTCGAGGGGCCGTAATGAGACAGTGTCCAGAGCATCTTCTCGCACTCAGGACCAAGGGATTCAAGCCACTGAAAGAAGGACGTATCCATTTCAGATGCCCCGTCTGCGGACGCAAGCAGTCCAACATGAAGCGAGACGAATACGATCCAGAAGGAGCATTCCTTTACGAAGTTGCATGTGACAAAGCTAAATGTTCTGGTGGCTGCAAAGACTTGTGGGCCGATTGGTTCGACGCGAAAGGAAACAAAATGCCAGACAAAGAAACTAATCACGAATTTCAAAAAGTACTGACAGTTTCCACGGCTCATATTACTGAAGCTGACAGAAGGCTACTGGAAGATCCCTTCTGTGAAATTCTAAAGGCGGACTTCTACTATGGCTGGTTCGTATGGGTAGACGAGCCAATCATCTATGAAGAAGCAGAGACAGACTTCTCGGAAGCCTTCGTGAAACTACTCAACTACGCACACAAACTGAAATGTAACTGGATCCAACTGGACTGTGATGGCCCAACATATTCAGATCTACAAACATTCAACTGGTAGGAAAACGAATGAAACTACAAGCAACACAACGCAATGTTGTCTTCAAGAAAATAGATATGAAGGCATCAGGCCCTCTGTACCAGCCACACATGACAGATATATATGAAGCAATATCTGTAGGGCCGAATGTAAAAGACATCGCTATAGGTGACAAATGTATCTTGAGTGTTCAGCGACCTCAGCGCATAGGGATTGAGCCATACAGCTATTACTGTGAAGCAGAAACTACTGTCATCGTAGTGTTGAAGACTGTAGAGACTACAGCAAAAGAAGATGAGTAGAAAAGCCAAACTCGTCTTCGTACATGTGATTGAAGAAGGAATCGTGGGGGTGTGGCAATCGCCATGCCTCTGCTCTCCTCCTGCTTTGGAATCCTATGTGTATGATTCTCATATGTGTGTCTACGGTGGCTCCTACTGGATTGAAGACCACAACAAAAGATTTTGGAGATGCGATGGTCCGTATCGCTCTCTGTACAAAATCAGAAAAGACCTTCCCCTCTGCAGCACCTGGGAGGAAGTAGAAGTATTCCTGGAGCTATACGATGAGCCTTGCGACTGAAGTAGACAGAATAAAAAGAGAGATCGAGAGGGCTTGCTGGGGTGACGGAATCATTCCAATTCCAAATGACCGAATATCATACAACCTCAGCACATTCGGCCAAGAATATCCTGTGATTTATGAAGACAATCCCTCTATACCTTCGGCCACAGCAACAACCACGACAATTGAACTAAAAGCCATGGTAGACTCCACCCCATATGCAACTAATGTTTCCCAGGCGCTAAACAAAAATCGGCTTGAAAGACGTGGCCTTCATATCACTCATCCGACTCTCCCTAAAAAGCCTTCACTCGTCAAATCAAAAAGAATTCTAAAAGAGCTGGGGGCTACTTGGGGCGAGCTCAGAAATCAATCAATCTCATGGATTCGGGAAAACGCTTGGCTGGAGCTTCCAATAACAGTTTCAATCAATGTCTCAGCTCGCTATACAATTCACGGAGGAGCTCTCTACACACAGGAATGGTGTAGGAAAGAAGCAGAGTGGCTTGCTTGTCGTGCCAGACAGCCGGCAACATCATGGACTATCGGGGTGCCAACAGACTATAGACCAATTTTCACGACCCCATATGGGCCAGCAGATAGACTGCAATCTGTTCAGCCCATTCCCGTAAGACCCAACATAAACACAACCAGATATCTAACTGAATACTACATGCCACAAATACAGGCAGCCATGTCAACCAATCTAATCTCAAGAGTAACAACAGTATGAAAACACGTCAATCATTCGTATCTAATTCAAGCTCCAGCTCGTTCGTAGTCTGGGGGTCTGCCTTGGATGTAGAAGAATTCGAAGCCTATCTAAATGACACAAAGCCAGGCTGGGATGTCTACAAATATGAGCGGGAGGGAGAAGAAAGAGAATGTGAACAAGGGCTCGAAGAGTATCTTGACCAAGGGATAGGCCATTCCTTGTCTACATATGTCCCTGAGTGGGACGGCTCGACCATTTACATCGGGAAGTCACCATTCAGCATGAAGCCAGGCCAAACACTAAAAGGGTATAAGGAAGAGATCGCCGAAGAGCTGACTGAGCTCCGAGGAATCACTTTCACCATCAAAGACATCCAAGCAATCACAGAGGTATATTACGGATGAAAATCAGACACAACTTTGTAAGCAACAGTTCATCTTCTTCCTTTGTCGTGTTCGTCACCGAAGAGAAGTGGCAAGAGACTCTGGAATCAGAGTGCCCTGAAAACAGAGATCTAATCAAAGAGCACTGGTACTCACAGACCATCCTCGGACACAAGATGATGGGATATGACACTTGGCACAGCCCAGACTATTCCTGGTGCGCAGAAATGGACGATGAAGAGATTGAAGCCCTTGAAGACTTCTGCAGTGCAGCCAGAAAGAACGATCCCGATAGCTTCACAGTAGATGTGGATTTCTAAAAATGAAGATTAGAACAAGTTTCGTCAGCAACAGCAGCTCATCGAGCTTTGTAATTGTAGGATTCACCGCAGGTGAAGTCGGCTTCATAAGGTATGACCAGCTAATGCAAAAACTGGGAGTACCAACAGAAGGTTCTGAAGAGTGGGCGAAGTGGTCTTGGTCTGGAGGATGCGGAGGCTATGGCATCTTCACCCTTGACAAAAGAATTGTCGCCACGAATAACTACGACTGCTTTGGTATCGTCGGCATCGATGCAGCTAACCAACTCAACAAAGACATGAGGGTAAGTGAAATCGCCAAAGAGTTGGCAGACTATATCCAGAGTGAATATGGAGTAAAGCTGGACCCAAGCAAGTTCCGTCTTGAGTTTGGTGAGGCAGGTTCCGAATGAGAGCTCAAACTGGCCCAATGGTATTCGGAGACGACTGGAGAGGGGTGTTCTTCAGGGGCGACCTCTGCAACCTCCACACCAACAGACTACTGTCAATCGCAGAAGAGCTGGAGAATCATCCAGAGCTTCATGAGCACATATACTATCTGGTTGCACTTCATACTGCCTTCGCCATGACAAACGAACACAAGTTCCCGCATGTGGTGACGCAGAAACTCAAACCCTACGAGGAATGTCTCAAGGAGTAATAATATGCCCAAATATATTCAAATTGAAAACCTATCATGGAACGCAGGCAAACTGACTTTGACTGGACGTGAAGCGAACACGGCTAACAGCGAATATCTCAAGCAGAGCATCTTCGATTCCATTGAGGAAGACCTCTTGGAATTGAATAACGAGATCAAGCTTTCAATTGTCGAAATGACTGAAGAAGAAGCTTCGGCTTTGCCTGAATTCGATGGATGGTAGAATGAGCATATACAACAAAACAGACAAGAGATTTAGAGAAGAATCATGGCTTGATTTCAGAAACTCTGGAATGTTGTTCCTCGCCAATCAACTGTTACATGTCTTCGGCTGGTGCCTTGTGTTCGAGGCTCCAAAAGGGAAGTCCGACTCAGAGCCAACTCGCGTATTCGCTGCAAGAACCAAGTACAGAGGCTTCTCTGAAGAATCAACAGAGAGAGGCTACAAGAACTTGTCAAACTATATGCTGAGGGCCGCATCGGCAATTCATGAAGAGACACACGAGGAATGACATGTCAGAAACACAAAGAAGAAGAAAGATTCTATCTGCTCAAACAGACACCGAAGCAGCAAAGACACTTGAAATATGTATAGAACGGGCGAGACAACTAAGACTCGAACTGCTTGTCCCCGTATCTACCTACCAGATAACTACAAATAGAAGAATAGCAGAACACAAAGCAGCCTATGAAGAAGTCTCTGAGTGGACAGACCCCCTGCCAGGGAGATCCAGGACCATGACCTGGAAGAAAGCTTGGAGGTATGCCATTGCACATGATCTGCCATGGCCGCCGGCGAATGTGCCTGAGTATGTTCCGCCGAAGCTTACCATCGGGAAACAAGCCTATGAAATGTACGCAGACGATCCAGGTATCAAGTGGAAGGAGGTACTCAAAAGAATAGACTCTTGTGAAGAACGAGACACAAGATCTGTTTGGGGGCTGGCCATGGGCTATGCCAAGCACCACGACCTTCCATGGCCACTCAAAAGAACCAAAAGGAACGACTAATGAAGTCCACAAACAAAAGAGATTTTTATCAAGAGGCAATAGACTTCTTATCCAAGGAAATCCAGTTTCTGCAGGAAGTCCAGCCATGGACGCAAGAGCTTTTTGACATAGTTATATCCGTCAAGCCAGCCACTGACCAGATCCCTTCCACATACTCAATAAGATGTTGCTTAGAACCAGGTCCCTACTGGGAGACCCAGACTGCGTCTCTGCTCTGGACAAAAGAAGAGCTGGCTCAAATGACATCAATAAAATTGACAGCACACATCCTCGACCTCATGACGGGCATGATCAGGAGCCTTTTCAAGGAAATCCTTGATGACCATGCAGACATGACTATGTCATTAGATGGTCTCGATGGCTATGAGCTTCGGAAGCAAAGACTCATCGAAGATATAACCTCTTACGAGGAAGAGCGATGAACATCTCTCTCCTGACGAACACCCCAAGTCCTGCCAGGGTCATGTGGGTAGCCTACCGTACATGTTATTCTAAATTCACACCTCAACAATTATGGAAGAAGGCTCATGCGCTCTCTGACGAGAGAATCGAATCATTTATTGCTGAAATGTTCAAGACTAAACATGCTTCTCCTCAGCGTCACGTCAACTTTACCTTTGGAGTATCAGGCATTAGCCGAGTACTGTCTCATCAATTGGTCAGGCATACTGTAGGAGTCCCTCACTCTCAACAGTCTCAGAGGTATGTAGACGGAAGAAATTTTGGGAATGTCACGCCACCCTATTTGAGAGGGGTGGCTGAAGCTGAATTCCACATGCACATGAATGACTGTGGCAATGCTTACGAACGACTTCAGGATCTGGACATCCCAAATGAAGATGCTCGTTTTGTTTTGCCCGGCGCGACAACAACCAACCTCACTACCTCGTTCTCATACGAGGCCCTTAGAAACTTCTGTCACAAGAGGCTCTGTTCTCAAGCCCAATGGGAAGCGAGATTCCTCGCGGCGAAACTAAAGAGTGAAGTCAAGACTGTCTCCCCATTCCTTGCAGCATATCTCGTACCTGCCTGTCATGAAAATGCAGATGGTATGTGTACTGAACCATACAAGAAGTTTACCCAGTGTCCTTCAAAGCGCCCTCACAAGGAAGACTTGCTGAAGCTGTGGAATACATATGGAGCATCTAAATGATCACTACAAGCGAAGGCACGGAAGTCAACATTACAAGGCCATATGAAAACGAGGGCCTCTGGATAGAAATTGAAGACTATAGAGCTGGCCAATCAGCTGCTGTAGAACTCTCAATTGAAGAGGTGAAACAATTAATAGAAGCACTGGCCAAGGCCATCAAGAACTATGAGGATCCAAAATGAAACCTGCCAGACAAATCAAAACACTGAAGGAATGGCTCAAGCGTTACGAGCAAGGAACGATTGACATTCAGTTCTGGGAAGCAGAAGATCGTTTGCTAATAAAAGTGAAGCAACGGCTATTTTCTCTAACCAAAGTGGGCCTGGTCTTCAAGATTCCATATAAGCTATTGAAGCAGATCCCCATTGAAACAGAACACCCCGCAAATAATAACATTGGGTCGCTCGCTATCAGCCTTGCTCAACACTTCCGATGTGCTAACGAAGTATCCGAAGTAGGGGCATATCCAGAGATAAAATTAGTGAGTACAAAGCCTTTTGAATGGGAAATGTTCGGCCGAATATTCGGTGAATATCATAGAGAGTATGCTAATTGGCCCAATTATGGCTATCACCCGGAGCAATCATGAACACAAAAACAATGGAAATGAGTGGATATTCTGTAAGCCTGCAGCATGACCGTGAACCAATGCAGCCGATGGTTACCCTGTCAATATCTTGGGATCCAGGCAATCCACGAAGCGCAGAGCTATACTTCATGTCATCGGCAGAAGCAAAAAAGCTCGCCGGATTACTGTTAGAGCTGTGTGAAGACGATGCCTGAGCCATCCGGATTATGGCCGATAGCCACTGGCGGCATACAATGCAGAGGCTACTTCATCAGGGCGATATGCTTCGGAGAGCAGGGATACCAGCTCAACATCGGTCCTGCCAGTCCAGAGGTATACGAAAAATGGAAAGGGAACTCGTTCTATTTCACGCGCGAAGACTTTCCAAAGCTAATAGCCATGCTTACTGAGTGTGCAAAAGAAGCTGGAGACATACAATGACGATTGATGAGACAATCCAGTACTACCTCGACAAGCTGCCAACAGAGGGCGGACATGTCATGGTATTGTCACCAGACGATTCGAGACACTTGCAGCTTGTCATATGGTTGACTCAACTCAAGAACATAAAAGAAGAATATAAGTACACAGAAAACGAGTTGTGTCGGGCCCAATCGGCAAGAGACGAAGACGAACGCCTTGCAGGCTATATTGAAGATGAAGCATTGTCTATGCTGTTCGACACCATGAGAGAGGCTTTCAATGACGATCAATAAGACTCTAAAATACCCTGAGGAAATTTGGTCCCAACGCATGTCAATAAGCGAAGCTATCGAGCATAGTATTCACATAGCCACCGAACCAACTACCAAACCCACCATCTGTCAAGCAGATCATATACAACTTGCCTGTTGGCTAACTCAACTCAGAAGTATTGAACGCGCATACTCTTCCTTCAAGAAGAAATGGGAGATACTCGATATCGAGCATGCTGCAACCCCAGACGGGGAATATGACTTCTTCAAGAAAGACATGCTACTGTACGATCTGGAAGAATCAATAGGAGCCACTCTCAATGGAGATCCATCAACCAGTGTTCGTCTCTAACAAAGCAGGCGGAAGCATCTCTCCAGATCACGTTTCTAAAGACTGGGGGTATGAGCTCATCTACCACAATGGCGAAGACTTCTGTATGAAGGCTTTGGTCATAAAGCCCGGTAGAACCGTAAAGAAACATCTTCATCTCATTAAGAGTGAAGCATTTTATGTGGCTGACGGTAAAGTTTTGCTACAATACGAAGACGGTAATCGAAACAAGTTTCAACAATGGCTCCCCAAAGGAGCCGGCTTTGAAGTCCCTCCAGGAATGCCACACTCAATGACTGCTGGAGAACTTCAAGTCATATTGATTGAGGCAAGTACACAACATTTTGACCACGACTCCATCAGGATATAACAATGCTAGAAAATGACACCCTCGGCGTTCACTGTGTAAAAGACGATAAGTTTTACTACATGGAAGCTGGGAACATGAACCTCAGGAACCCACTGCCGCGAATCATCAAGGTCCTTCAAATACGAGATCTAATCACAGTGATTCCAGATACCGAGAGACAGCCTCAGCAGTACTATGTCATGAAAGCCGCAGATGCAAAGGTGAACAGCTTCGAGATAGTTCCAATCTATCTCAATAAACACATCAAGGAACTCGTTGAGTCAGGCCAAGCAACCAAGAAGAAGCCTGCTGGACGTTGGGGGAAGAGTGATTAGGTGGACTGAGCCAACAGATGGTTCACCAAGAAACGGCCATTGGTATTTGGTAAGGGTACACAAAAGCACTCTCACGGAATACTTCGTCACCAGATTCAACGGAACAGAGTTCATAGACCATGACACAGGCTTCGCTGGTACACGACTCGAAATAGATGGGTATGTTTTTCTGGAGTAGCTATGCAGAAACTGCTAAAAGATGTTTTCGCCGTAATAGTCTTCTTGCTGATACTGGGCCTTGCCTTCATTGTCGGCAAGTGTGATGGTAGCTCAGAGACTGAAGCTGAATACGAAGCCATTATAGAGAACATGGGTATAGAGTTTGATGAAGACATCTCCATAGCAGACAATGAAAACTTGAGAATAAACAAACTTCTGTCCGAGCAGACTGAAGAGGCGAAAGTCCTGAAGCAACAGCTTGCCCAGCTAAAGGCCTTGCCTGCAGATGTTCGATACATCACCAGAGTAGAGACTGTAACTGTGGGCGTGGCAGAAACTTTTCCGGAATGTCCCAGAAACTACACATTCACTCTTGAGTGTGGATTACCAGTTGCCTATATCGCTGAATCAGAAGCAGGCTTTGACCTCGCAGCCGCTGACCTGAAGTTTAAATCCATCACGACCATAACTGAAGAGAACTCGGCTACCAAGCTCATCGCCATGTCCAGTCTGTCTCCTGGAAACACTTATGACCTTCCGGTCTCAGACTTCACTGTGTACGAGCAGAATACTCACAAGACTTTTGGACTTCAAATTGCAATGGTGGGAATGTTCTCACTGCCTACGCTCGATGCCTCGGTTGGAGCCTCGGCCCCCTGGTTACATCCACTGCCCACAATGGACAATCTGTCTCCACGGCTAACTATTGGTAATGGGAAACTCTATGCAGGTATAGATCTGATCTCCTACAATGTTGGAAAACCTCTGCCTATAATAGATGATCTGTGGATAGGGACAGGAGCATCCTTCTCAACCAGTCTTGACAAGACAATAGATCTCACGGTGAGTACAAAGTTTTGATTAGGCGCGGCTATACAAAGAATGTACGCAAGAGGAAACCTTGGAAACCGAAGCCACCAAGACTGAGGCCCAAGCTGTCACCAACTGCTCTTCAAGCATTCAGTATGGCCGTTAGAGAAAGAGATGGATTCCGATGTCAGCTTTGCGGCTCAAAGAAAAATCCACAAGCCCATCACGTATTGTCCAAGTTCTATAGACCGCAACATGCCTACGACACTTCTCAGGGGATAACTCTCTGTAAGTCTTGTCATATATCAAGACGGGGAGTACATGGCGGTGCGATACCCAAGAACAAATGGATCGGCGAACTAAGAAGAATGTTCAGATCCAACAGAATCTCCATGGCAAGAGACCTCGTAGAAAGAATAAGAAGAAGGGGGAAGAGAATTGAAAAAACATCTAAAGGAAGACGAACTCAGAACCTTCCTTCAATGCGCCCGAAAGTATCAAAGAGGAAATCTAAGAGAACCAAGATTCCATCTAAGAGTCGTAAAAAGAACCGTTGAAGCAATTATCGTAAAGACACTTCGGAACGAGCTGCACGACCCACTGAGGTCCCTGCAAAGCTGTCTCTTGCGATCTCTCACGGTACTGAACAAGTCAGAGCACCTCCTCGAACAACAGTTGGAAGAGGCTCATAGGCATTGCACCATGTGGATAGATGAATACCTCCAATATCTGCCGATGCATAGGTACTACCCCATCATCGGGCCTTTTAGACATCGTGTCAAGGCAGGCCGAGCAACTGTTGAGCTGGAATTCTCCGGCGTTCTAAAAACCAGAGACAACAAAACTCTTCACGTACTGCTGTTCTCACCATATGCCGATCCACACTACCTGTTAAATGATCCATGCACTTATCTAAAACTAAAGGAATTGGACCCGGTAGTCAGACTTCATTGGGGTGGATGGAACACAAAGGCAAGGGCTCACATCTTTGGAATGACGGAAAAACACAACCTTACCTATCAGACATATGATACTACCCGCCTAAACAAAAATTTCGAAAGACAGATCGCAGCAGCGGCTACACTTCTACAAAATGGCTACTCGATGCCGACTCTACCCTGTCCAGACAGATCATGTAAACTATTCAACAGATGCAACATCCTGTCAGCCAAGGAGTAGACAAAATGGCCAAAGCATTCGGAACTAAATTCATCGTGCTAAATGACGTCCGTCAGGTACTCGATTCAAAAGTATTCAAAGGTGGCCCTTGGCTTCATCTTGCCACAGTGGCTCGCGGTCTCAAAGAATACATGGCATTCAAACATTATGTCCCTGGTGGACACATCTACATAGAAGAATGGGACTCATCTACTGGCCAATTCAAAGAGGTCAAGTCAGAAGCAGAATATGAAGACTTATATAAATTCCTCTTTTCAAAAGGACTGCTTCTCGCCATCTGCTCAGACAGGGAGATGAAGATTGCCAAAACTTAAATGGAAAAATCAGTTCGAGTTGATAGACTCGGCTTCTAATTTTCACAATGCAGTCAGAAAGGTATTCATAAATGACCCATTTTTCAGGAATCTCGGATGCTATCAAGAGGTTCCGCTGGCCGATCTTTGTGATGGTTTTTCTTCTGGAAGTCTTTTTGTTGATTGGTATCTACATGAGCTCCAGGCCGTGCTCGAACTGCATGGGAAGCAACACTATGATATGGTCAACTTTGGAAACAAATCGTACTCAGATGCAATGCGAGACTTTAGGGAGATCCAATATAGAGATAGTTTGAAACAAATGACCTTGGAAAAGGCTGGATACGACTTCCATATAATCCCATATACAATGAAAGGAAAGATAGATGCATCGCTTCTCAAAAATCTTCTCTTCGGATGAAGCAGCTCCAGAAGAACTCGAAAACACAGAGAATGAAGAAGAGGGAGAAGAAGAGGAAGAGCCTCTGTCTGATCTCTCTGGATACTGGGGGCCCAATGATCTTCGATTCTATGGTCAGGGTTCACGGACCATTGCCATGAATGGCCCCATCAATGAACGATCATCGCTGGTGTACATCTCTCAGCTATTAGAACTCGTATCTCAGGCACCGATGGAACAGATACACGTACACCTGAATACTCCTGGTGGGTCACTCCATGATGCCCTGGCGATGTACGATACCATGGTGATGCTACCGACTCCAATCGTAGTGACTGTTACTGGTCAATGCGCCTCCGGCGGACTCCTTGTTCTCGCCGCCGCTGATGTGAAGCTCTCCTTCCCCAACTCCATGTTCTTTTATCATCCAGTCCAGTGGTATCATCCACAGGTAGGATCCAAGGAACAGAACGAAGCTACACACAAAGCATATACAGAGTCCATGGCCAGATACATGGAGTGCTTCCGTGAAGGCTTCGGACTGAACCAGCGCAAGTGGCGTAAACATTTCGAAGACGTAACCATGAAATACTTCTTCGCAGGAGAAGCCAAAGAGCTGGGTCTCCTCGATGACATCACCAAGCCAGTAAGGATAGAAAAACATGGCAAGTAGAGGAAAAGGGGCGAGACAGAAAGGAGCAAACTTTGAACGCGAAATCGCCAAGCTATTTTCTGAAAGGCTCGACAGACCTTTCAAGCGTGGCCTGGGGCAAACTAGAGGAGGCGGTGCAGAAGTCGCGGATGTTGAAATTGGACAGGACTCAGAAGACCTATTCCACTTCGAGCTCAAAAGACATAAACGCTCAGACATCAAGGCAGCCATGCGTCAAGCCGTTTCTGACATTGAAGAAGGTCTGTCCAACAAGGTCCCCGTGGCCATCACCAAAGACGACTACAAGCCTATATATGTTACCATGCTCCTTGACGACTTCCTCACCATTGCCAAAGTATACATGGACCATGTTGATACTCAGAGAGCCCAAGATAACAAATAGCACGAAGCTGATAGACTGGAAGAGGATCTCAACAGACTCAACACTGGAAGAGATCTTCTGGATATTCAGTCCACTACTGAAACTAATAGCAAAAGAAATATCATCAGGAAAATATCTGTCTGATCCAGTTATGTACTTGGGAGGAATAGCTTCAAGAGGAAGTGTAACAAAAGCTGTCTCCATGCTAAACGCGTGGAGGGAAGCAGGAAGCCCATACGAAGACATGGAGTATTGGCTTTGGAGAACCCTCGCTCGCATAGGACCTCCCAGACCTGGTGAGTATCACTGGGGATACATGGTGGCGATACTTCAAGAGTTCAACGGCTGCGTAGTCAGACAAATAAGAAAGACGTATCGAAAGAGTAGAACACCAAGACCAGTTATTGATATACATGAAGGACCAGCCCTTGAAACAGACTTCATGTTATTGAATAACATCAAGCAAAACAGTCCGTGGATCTGGCACATGGCTATCATGAAGCTTTTAGGCTATGAGCGGCAAGAGATTGCCAAAATAAGTCATCTGACAGGCAGGACAATCTATGAGGATTTACAAGAACTATGGCACCAACTAAAGCAGAAGCCCTAAAACAAATGCCCCCAAGAAGCGATCAGAAGGCACTGGTCAAGAAGATCATGGGCACCAAGACAGTGAAGCCCATCAAGTATGTCATTGCTGGCGGAAAGACCCTGGTAGAAGATCTGGACGCCAGTGATATCAAGAAAGCAGTATACACCTGGCTTTGCCACCACAGACACTGGACAAGTGCAATCATCTCGTTTGCAAAAGAACCACAGATGATGAATACCCGTGAGACCCGCGTCATAGATTTCGATGCAAAGACCCCAGTTCCACACTGGGAACAGCATGGTAAACGTCCTCTCGGGATCATGGTCGGAGATGTAATCAACAACACAGACAAACTGGTTGCAGTGAAGATCGAAAAAGAAGGGATCTACACTCTTACCAGTGACGATAACCTGGAACCCGGCTCCGAAGATTGGGAGCCCTACATAGAGCTAACCCCATTCCGCCCACCTGTCTTTTAGTAGACAGTAGGGGCTTTGGAGTGAATCATGTGCCAAGAGAGGTCCCTTGAAGAAAAAGTCTGTCGTCTTCAGCGCGAAAACGAGAGACTTCAAGAACGAAACGAAGAACTTACCAAACAAAATACCGAACTCCTCCTGGAGCTGAACAAAAAGCAGCCAACCATCCTGATAGAAGGACGAGAAGTCACGGTGATAGACTAAAAGAGGCCCTCTTCGGAGGGCCAACCCTTTTGAGGAAAAGAATGAAAAGCCTTCTGATCGTCGGCCTGCCGCGAAGCCTTACGAGTAAAAGCTATAAGATCGCTTGCGAATCACTGGAAAACGTACTCACCCCATGCGGTGCCAATGCTGGAGAGATTTTGAACTACCAGCCAAAGAGCCCCAGTGGAATGACGTTAGAAACAACTGGACCATTCTATAGTCAGGATCCGAAGTTAATAGACAGTCAAATAGAATACATAATGGAGTTTAGAAACAACTACATCGTGAAGGACGTAGTACAACCATTCGTAATAAAAGCTCTGAGAGAACGTCATCCTGAAGCATTCAACATACTGAGAATAGACAGAATGATTCAAGATGTCACCTACGCAATGACAATGAGAGAATGGTGGTACCCACTAAGAGCTGTAGATGAAGATTTGATAAAAGAAGCAGAGAAGAGCAATGGGATTGATGACAAGCTACTGACAGCTTTTATCAATAGCCTGCGAGAGGCTGCTACCTGTTATGACAGACTACCAAAAGTTACGTTTCACTCAATCACGAAGAATGAAGACGCGATCCCTAAAACACTTAGAGAAATGGGATACCAATCAAAACAAGTGAACTACGTCACAAAAAGATTCAAGGCCACTCGTACAAATCGTTTCGATAATAGAAAAACTCCATACTGGAAAAGAATCGACAAATTGTTCAAGGAATCAAAATGAACGCTCCTCTCTATGTCCTTCACTTAGAAAGAGATAAGAACAGATTGCGTCACATCAAACACCATATGATGAGACGATTGCCAAGTCTACAAATCTGGCTTGGTATTGACGGTGCTTTGAAAAATAAAGCTGACAACGTACTATCTCGATATGGGATGCACTGCACGTCTGGTGGAGCTGCCGGGCTCTGGGCTTCTTACTTGACATTCTATCAATTCATGATAGACACCAAGATCAAAGAAACCATAATCTTTCAGGACGATGTAAGAATAGAAAGAAACTTTATGCCAAAAGTAGCCAAGATAAAAAAGCACATAAAATCAGATTATCTGATGTGCAGACTTGGGAGGTGGGACTATGCACTACTGGTAAGCCAGGCAGGAGCTCAGGAATTCATGAGACTCGCAACGAATCAGGGAGACCCTGGACAATTGACTGACACATGGGCGTGGGCGCGAGGCTTGATAACGCCGCCAGTTCCCATCAGAAGTATCAAAAATAGCAACAGAAGCTACCATCTCGCCATAAGTACTTCAGCTCCCTCAACAAGAATCATCGCTACACAAAAGCATAGGAAGCTCAAATGATCTTGAACAATGAAACAACATGCATAGAAGATCTGTATCCTACGGAAGACAATGCTATCGTGACACTCTCCATTGGAGACAAGTATCAAGAGGTGGCTGAAGTAGCCAAAAAACATATGGCAGTCTATGCCAAAAAAATCAATGCAGACTTCGTGGTCATTGATAAGGTCATCAAAAACATCAAAGGTGGTACTCCCCACTTCGAAAAAGCACAGATAGAAGATCTCCTACAAATGTATGAGAGAGTGGCCTACTTCGACATAGACATCCTGATACGCAGCTGGGCTCCAAACATCTTCAAAGAAATCCCAGTACATAGTGTCGGAGTATATAATGAATATACAAACAACAATGGCAACTCTGGAGCCATCAGGCGAGATGCAAAGAGAGCCCAAAGCCACTTAGGAGACATAGGCTGGGAACTCAAAGAAAGAGGTAAAGGATTTTTCTTCAACTCTGGAGTCATGGTTGCATCACGAGAACATCACAAAATGTTCCAAATAGATCCAGATAGGTATTGGTCTCAGCTATTCCAGGATCAGACACAGTTGAATTACAACTTGCAGGCTAACAAATTCAAGATCCACGACCTTGCTCGTAACTGGAACTGGATGCACTTCTGTAACAAGAGGTGCGCCAGAGAGGATGCCTTCGTCATTCACTATGCAGCAATTCGAGAACCAGACATAATGCTTGCGAAAATGAAAGAAGATGATATAGCTCCAAAATTCTTCCAAGAGTCAGACAGCCTGGTGCACTTGCCCAGGTATGTAAGAAATGCATGGACGAAATGGAGCCCAACTAAACTGGAGATGAGACAATTAAAAAGATTTGTGCTTCTGAGTCGTCCAGCAAGTGTCGTCGAGATCGGCTCCGGAGCGACTACTCTGATGCTTGGTCATATCAAAAAAGACCACTATGAAAATTTGCGGATATTCTCGATTGAAGACTCAGATCACTGGTACGAAACAGTCAGCACAGAAATAAAAAGACAGAACCTGGAAATAGAGTATCAACAGTGCGAAACCCACAATGGAATCTATAGAATAGACGACGCGAAACTACCACGCTGGGCAGACCTGATATTCATTGATGGAACCAGGAAGGGGAGAGAACAAGTACTATACGACATGGATTCTGTCCTCAAGCGAGGAACAACGATCATACTCCATGACGCAGCGAGAACAGAGATAGAACAAAAATATATCAAAGGGTGGAAGAGCAGGTATGACCTGTCTGTCGAGTATCACCTGGATACAGCAGTTGACAATCACAGAGTGGGCAAAGGCTTCGCCGTGATAACTTTTCTCGGTAGGAAGAAGTGAAAATATTTGGAATAGGCCTACCAAAGACCTGCACAAGCTCTGTATCCAGGGCAATGAAGATACTTGGGTACACTGTTTCTCATGACAAAAGAGCTTCAACACCGGGGCACACTATCAACCAAGCCAACAAAGTAGACTTTATCAGCGGTGCGTTCTGTTCAGCGATCTACGCCAAGCTTCTAAAGACCTATCCAAATGGGAAGTTCATTTACACAGAAAGGCCTCTTGAAGAGTGGCTCAAATCATGCGAATACTGGTGGGACAACAGAAGGGGATGCCCCCATTGGCGTCGAGCTATCTTCGGCATCACCAACTTCGACAAAGCAGTTTTTACTGAGAAGTACTACTCCCACAAGAATGCTTGTAAGGCACTGGTCCCCGCACAACAAATACTAATCGCAAGTGTGACAGAAACTGAAGACGAATTGTTGTGGAGACAACTTTGTAGCTTCACAGGGAAAAATATTCCAGGAGTTCCGTTCCCCTGGCTCAACTCTCAAAGCCGAAAAGAACTAAGAACTTAGCTTACCGGCTCAGCTTCAATATCTTCTACGCGATCTTCCAGTGTGTCTACCGTGCTACTGATCTCACCAATCTGGGCTGTCAGTATGGCCAGCAGGCTCTGAACTTGAGAAGTAGTCACGTAGCTTTCCATCCCCACGATGATGTCGTTCAGTACTTCTTCTATCCGAGTGAGTCTATTGTTGATTCGGTCGTACCGAGCTTCTGTCATTGTCCAGGCCATTTATTGCTCCTGCGTATTGAGACTGTCAACAAGCTTTTTCTTGCCGCTAACCTGATCATTCTTGATGACCACTGTATCCTGCTCTTCCAAGTCTTCTTCTCTGCCCCTATTTAATTTATCTATACGAGCTTCTATCGCCGCACACTGAGCCAGTACGAATTCCAGAGTGTTATCTGAACGAGGCATTATCCGACTCCTACTGCGGCCATGCCGGCAACGACCAAGGCGGCGATGACACCGTTCACAACCACCATGGTGACTGCCCCGAATATCGCCATTCTGGTACTAATCCCAGTCTGTGTCTCAGTGAGTGCATCCGCTTTGTTTTGTAGTTCGTCTACAGTTTTTTGTAATCCTCTAACTGCAGTCTCAAGAATGATGATCTTGCCATCCGTCAATAGGTGGTTCCGGTCGCTGTCTCTCTCTGCTTGCTCAATCTTCTCAAGCTTGTTTTCAATATTGCCGAGCGTATGCTTTAGCTGGTCAACGACAGGGCCCAGGGCTCTTCCCAGTTCTTCGCGAGTGGCATCTATTACAGCAAGTCGTATGGAGGGATCAATTGACATTATCTTCTCCTGTCACAATCTATGCGTTCACAAGCGAGGCAGTCTTTCAGATCACAGAGATTCATTTCTATCTCGGCGACTCTATCTGACAACTCTTCGATCTTGTTAGCTGCTACTTCAAGAGCTGCATCTCGTTCCAGGAGGGCATCATGCAACTGAGAAACCAGCTTTGCCCTAATCACGGTATTGATCATCGCTCTTCCAAGCGAGCCTGCCATGTGTCCTTTATCGAGATATTCATCAGCGCCAGAAGACATTAGTCTTTCTGGCCAGCCGGGTCCGCTATTGCCAGTCAGACATAATATCGGAGTAGAACTATCAGCCTCTACAAGAGTCTGGATTGCTTCGAGTCCTGAAGTATCAGGCAGTCCAAGATCACTAATAATGACATCATAATCATTTTGAGAAAGTAGTTCGAGACCTTCTCGCAGGCTTCCAACACAATTCATATCAACTTCAAGAGACAGAGAATCTTCTAAGGCCTCTTCGACCAAAAGAACATCATCCAGGTCATCTTCAATTAGAAGTACCTTTAGATATTCAATGTCCGGAATGTGGCTGCCAACTCGTACCATGGGATGCCCTCATCACAAGAGAGACTCAAGACCAATCTTGACTTGGTCGAATGATAACACTTGTACTACTCTGCCATCAATTATTGAGCTATATCCATAAGCTTTGTCGTCTATAAAAAGATCATAGCTTGGCTTACCCATGAGAAAAGCATCATAAGTGAATCCCCAATCCCTAAGTTGATTGAGAGTGAGGAGAGCGAGTTGTCCCTGGGCAGAGCCAACATCATTCTTGTTGCGGCCCATGCCTCTGGCTGTGAAGATGGTTACATGATGCCCAGCTTTCTTGAGCCGAACTAAAAGCTCTGCGGCTCCGTCAAACGGCTTGGCCTCTGTATAAGGATACCCGTGACACAAAATGCCGTCAAGATCAAAAGCTATTTTCAAAACCCCATCTCCTTGAAAAGCCTGGTAGCGCAGATATCATAAGTCTCATTCTCTCGGATCCATTGAGCACCAGCGAGTCCCTTGCTTCTCACTTCTTGTACTCTGCCAGGCAGATCGGCAATGATATCAGTCATTGCATCGACGTCTGGCTCTGCCCAAAGACCAAAGTCCCTACTCATGCCATTCCTGCTTACGTAGAGATTTCCGTATGAAGCCTTGGACATCTGATAGGGAACCGAGTAATTGAATGACTGTTCCATGATGCTCTTCAACCCGCCAAAATTGGCAGCAACCACGGGCATTCCAGTAGCCATCATCTCACGCTGACAAAGGCCATAGCCTTCACCCCTCGTAGGACTGAGCAAGCAGTCAGCATGGCTGACCATCTGATAGAGTCTCTCCTGAGAGAATCTTCCAGACACCACACGAACATTCTTTTCCCTCGAAATGAATCGAGGGACATCCCCGCCAGAGATCTTGACCATCAGTTCTACGTGCTTGCTATTCCCAAAAGCCTTTTTAAAAGCAGTGAAAGCAGCCATGTAATTCTTACGCCTGTCATTCATGTTCGCGTTGGCGAACAGCAAGAATCTAAAAGGTCCAGAACCTGTACGTTTCACCACAGGCCAAAGACTTTCTTTTACACCCAAGGGAACTATGGAGATAGGTACTTCAACACCAATATCATGGAAGCCATCTCTGCACATATCACAGCTAACAAACAGTTTATCGAACTGATTTATAAAACCAGCCCAATCCTTGGGAGGTCTGGTCGACTCAAACGTTGTGTAAAAGAATCTCATACGAGCCCTCAGGGCCATCCTGCTGGGCTTCTCGGCTTCTGCAGGGGGGAAGTACCCCAGATATGCCAAAGCGTCTCCAGATCTCTCGTAGAGCTTCTGAGTGGGTTTCTCGGAGAGGGCCTTCCAGTCATTTGATTTCGTATAAGCTGTGTACCTAATTCTTGAGTCGATATCACTCATGGCAAGAGCCATCTGTTCTGCAGAGCCACCATAGCCATCACAAGGATTCAAGATGGAATGGAAGACTATCTTGTTCCTGTAAGAAGGAATTTTAGAGACAATCCTGTTGACTATCTCTCTCGGGGAGATCTCCTTCATGCATTTAAAGGAGCGGGGACAATGCTGATACCAGCAAGGAGCGCATGACAGTCCTGAGACGATGGCCTCGTGAGTGGGGTAGTGATTGAGCCGAGCCACTGGAGGAATCGAGCCAAAAGCCACCACTGAGGGGATCTTCAAGGCACCAGCCAAATGCATCGGTCCTGAGTCAGGACCGAAGAATACGTCACATTGCTGGATGAGAGCAGCCTTCTCACGAGTGCTGCACTTGCTACAGTCAATGACTCCCTCGGCGGTAGCTAACTTCTTGTTGCGATTGTTGAAGTCGAACAAGACAATTCGGACTCCAGAGACTCGTTCATTCAACATCCGAACGATCTCATGATGTTTGTCAAAAGGCAGAGACCTTTGAGCATCGTGAGAAGCTGTATGAATACAGACCACTGGTTGTAGTCCGGCACCAATGATCTTGCGAGCCCAGAAAACTTCTTCCGGAGACACCTCATAGAAAGGCAGAGAGTCATGGAGCTTGTTGAATCCCAGCTTCTTTGCAAACAGATCTATCCTGTTGATTGGCGGTAGGTCTGCCCTCTCATATGGAAGACACACAGAAGAGATGTCTACGACTTTATCGTACTTGGCTCTGATGACATATCGAGCATCTACGATTTCATCAATAAACAAAGCATTCTTGACAAGCTCGTAATAAGAGTCATCAAAAGTCCTGTGTCTATCGATTGCAAAGGTGAGATGAGCATCTGGGTACCGGTGCTTCAATTCTCGTAACGCCGGAGTAGCCATGAGTACATCGCCCAGCCCACCCACTGAACGAATTACACATATACGTTGCGCAGAGTGCTCCTTCAGAACCTTCCGAACAGTAGCTGATCTCTTTGGAACCGCAGTGATGACTCGCTTACCACGGCATACCGATTCTTGCTTCTGGGCGATTACTCTTTGCTTTCTCTTGCTCCGCATACCTATCTCAGCCAAACGACTCGTGTACCAAGCAGCCAGATGTGAGCGTTGCCATCAGCAAAGTCTCCAGTAGGCACATCTGCAACGTCATCATCCAAAAGAAGTCGGAAGTGTACAACACCGTCAACATTGTACGGATTGAGAGTGGTAATTCCGAAATCCAGAACATAATGAGTAAGGGCAGGAGCCGCTACAGGAGCTGTGATAGTTCGCTGAAGAACAGTTCCCCAGGTATTGCCAGCAAAATCAATTAATTGGCCATCAGGGATGATACCAGCACTTGGAGCAGCTGTAGACTGACCAAGCTGTAACTCAAACGTGATAGTGCCCCCAGCTCCACCCCAGCCGGCAAAATCATCTGGGAGCATGAAATAAGCCAGCACCCTGCAATTCCTCGCATGAGGGTCTGTAGCAGCAGTATTTGTATGAGGCGCACCAAGCGTCCAGTTAATTCTCTGAGCGTCGGCAGCAGGAGCTCCGCCAGTGAACTTGAGATAATAAAGACTTAGCTCATCAGCACCAAGAGCACTGTGATCGTAGTAATTCACTATGATTGGATTACCAGGCCTTACTTGAAGAGTAGCTGGCGCATCGCTGACAGCAATAAAATCTTTTGGAGGAACCCAATCCGCTCCAAGGACGTTCGGATCAGGTTTGTTCTTCCACTTCGCCGTAGCCGTCTCATACGTGAGCAAATCTCCATTGGCGGGAGCAGCTATGACTGCATCACCCAGATCATTCAAATCTGCATTCAGGTCAAGATCGATTAGGTTCAAACCCTGAGTGACACCGATAAGGCCCGAGGCTGACCCGAATGTTCTGAAGTTCAGTGTGTTGGCAGTCTTGTTCTTGTAGACCTGACGCCCCCCACCAACATTGGCGCCGAGAGTAGGGCCTACTGCCTGGTCAAGAAGGGCAATGGCCTTTTCGAGCGAGTCAGCGTCAGAGATCCAGACAAGCGGACTGCCGACATGAGCACTGTAATCTGGAGTAGAGTCATTTGGTGCATCCATCCCGACAAACGTTCTGATCGCAGCCAAGTTCGGTGGGAGCGAAGCAACGACTGTTTGAGGAATTATACTGTTCCAAGTAATGTTGGAAGACAGAATAGACAAAGAAAGAGTCGGGTAAGTACCAGAATGACTGAGCCCCGTTCCAGGGAATCCAGAGAACATGGCTCCAAGAGCATCGACATGATGGGCCAGAGAATAAGTCAGGTCCGCATTGCCGTCGCAGTCCACGCTATAAGAGGTCCCGAAAGCATCCTTGGCCATTTGCGAACGATCAAGCTGCAAACAATTAATTGCTGATAGGATAGAAGTATCATCAAAGACAGTAGCGACTGCAAAGGCAGCGATCAGGTTTTCAAGACGAGCCAAATCACTCAAGAGATAATCAATAGTCTCTTTGATAGAGGCAGGCTGGCCTATAGCCGTGTTCCAATAACACTCTGCCGCATCCTCTGTCGCATCTCCAAAAGTCGTGACAGTTCGTCCCTCAATACCATGCTCAAGTACATCGTCTTTAGTGGGGCCAGATCTCAAGACCGAAATGGCTGGATAAACCACGTTGTTGTACTGTTGAACAAGACGAGCAATGTCAGCTTTCACATTCGTCTGAAAGGAAGCCCTGTCTGCCGTAGTTGTCAGTGAGCCAGTGTTCGCACCAGTCGACTGAACGACAGTATCAATCAGTTTATCAAAATACTGAGACATTTATAAAACCCTAACCTTGATCGAATGTACCCTTGGGGAGATTCTCGTATTGCTTGTAGTCAATTCTGCCTTGACGTACAGAGTATTGCTATCACTGGATCTTAGCATATATTCAACTTCTACATCTTCTTGTTTCCAAGACAAATCAGAGGGATCGGTCTTTACCTTGAAGAACAGATTGCCATCGAAGTCTTCAATCGTATAGACAGACAGATCGCCGTCATGCTCTGCATAGAATCTTTCTGGTGACACGTACTTGCACAAGACCCCGAAGTAAGAATCAGTTCCATTGTATATCCTTTCTCCAGCGAACTCGTTCAGATAACCATATCCCTCAATCATGAGCTTATGGTTGAAAGGATACAGCTTGTCTTCCTTTTTCAGCGAATCCAAAGACGTCAAGTCCTCTGAGACACCAAGCCAGTTGTGCTTGCTTGTCCTGAAGGAGTGATAGCCTTGCGCGAGGTGCGTGGTGCCTGTAACCTGCCTGCCGTCAACCATGGCACTGGTATTGCCGAAACTCATATAGACTCCTTCCATGGAGTCCACATAGAAGTGGCAAGAGTACTCACTCCCTCTGTCATCGTAGAACCATCCGCTTTCAGTTCCATATAGGTCACTGCCATTTGGCAAATTTCTCTTTACGCGGATATTGTCTCTTACGATTTTGTCCGCGTAATCAGAATCTAAATACAGATTCGTGAATGCTTCCTTCCCAAACTCCAAGTCAGAGTCCAAGATCTTCTGGTCTGTCAATGAGTTCTCGGAAATAGAGTCATCAATCCACGACTCACTCCCAGAAGGATTCAAGTTGTCGAAAGAGACAACCGAAGGCGTGTCACCTGAACAACTGGCAGAATACCAATTCTCTCCATCTTTGGAGAGCCAGAACGCAACCTGCGTTCCATCGGGGATCGTACAGCACGTACCACTGGACAAAGTGGCCATGGAAAAATTGACAACAGACAGATCATCATCAAGAACTTCATAGGGGCCAAGGAAAACAGTAGACTTCAAATCTGATGTGTAATGGTCCGAATAGACCTCCAGTGCATCAAAACTGAAAAGATACACATGCGACCCTGCGTCCTCGTAATCCGAGTGAGTCTTTGATACCAGGATGCGCAATTTCTTTACTTCGTCAATCCCGATTCCAACTCTGTTCTCTCCACTGTTCATGGCCAGCTCTTGACTTTGGCCAGTAGAATAAGCGGTCCCATCAGTACTGTAAAATACATTGAGAGAAACTTTGGAGCCGGCATCGAGAGCAAGGCCGGTGATCTTCACTTCAGAGACATATTGTGGCTCGTCAAAAACTACGTCAATAATACAGGAGGTCCTGCCAGTTGCTGCAGCAGTGACAACCCTGTATTCCCAGAAGCTTCCATCCGGAGACTTCAGAGAGGATATCGGAGTATTTGCTCGGGCAGATATGACTCCTGCTTTTGAGATAGCACTGAAAGACAGCTTGGCTGTTTCGAGAGAGACTCGGGTCTCACCAGCTCTCCGCAGAGTCACGGATCCCGGCTCTACAGTAGCAGTCGTCTGCTCCTGATCTACCAGTTCTTGTCCTTCGAAGCCTTCTTCTACTCCATGAGTAAAAACATCTGCTCGCCCTTTGAGCAATAGCAGATTGTTCAATACCCTCTCAATGGACGCAAAAGACTTGTTGATTCTTATAGCCGTAGCCTTTGCACCACGGAACGACTCTTCCAGCAATGTAGCAGCACTGTCAATCCTTTTCTGACTCACGGTGAAATCATCGGAGATGCTACTCCTATTCATCTGCTCACTGGCAAGAGAGCTCGTTCCTCCGAATGATGGCTTGTCTAAATCAAGTGAAGAAAAACCGACGATATCAAGCTCGGCTCGCCGAGCCTCTTCGTCTCTCAACAACTCGAAGAGTTTTTCTTTAGATGGGCTACGACCGTTCTCGGAGATATACTCCGTAACGACTCTTCTCTTTAGGGCTTCAGAATAGAACTTGTTCATTATTCAAACCTTAGACCAAGTGAATAAATCACTGGAGAGTAGCACCTGGAGAAGTCAAATTCAGAAATAGCCTCTCCCTTTTTCCAGAAGATGGAGACGAAAGACATCCCTTCGAAATCAGACGTATCGATCTTTACTGAGCGTGTACCAGCAGAGTACTCTGCTGGTAAGTCTTCACAAACATCATAGGCAAGCTTATAGCTCGTGGCCTTGTATTGGACCGTAGCATCATTGACCATGGCCTGAGAAGTGTAGAGAGTTCCATTGACATAGTCAACAGAGTACCGATTCGAAGAATCCCACTCCACATCACGATAGAAATAAGACAGTTCGATGCCCTGGGGAATGTCTCCGTACAGCGTAATCCCTCCGGTACCTGAGTCCACATGGTAATCGCCAGCAGCTGTGACCCCTGAAAGAGAGGACTTCTCTGTGGCAAAGACAGAAGTGTCAGAGAAAGAGACCCCGAGAGTGGAATACCACAAAGCTCCAGCAGCCAAAGTAAAACTGGATCGTCCAGTCCCATCAGCAGAGATAGCAGTGGTGATCTCCTTTTCTATGGGAATCAGACCAAGAAATTCACTGTAGCCATCAACATAATCGACCTCTACAGGTGTGAGCTCATCACCAGAATAGCCCATGAGGCCGGGGCCAACAACAACAGATCCCTTCACCACGTAGTCATGAGAGAGAGTCATTGCCGTAGTAGAAGACGGGAACAGATTACTTCTTGAACCATAACTTCCCGTCAGGATATCGATCCGTCCATAGAGACTCCCACCAACAATATCAGTGATCTGATGAGTAGCTACTAACGACTTCGGCAAACGAAGCCATGTTGGCCTCAAATCTTCATATACAACATCGTATTCACTGGCTCCCAAAAGGCTTCTGGACTGGTACCGGTATTGACAACGAACAATGTCATCATCTATTGATTCATATAAATAGAGAATACCATTCACTGTGTCTATGTAGTAATCTCCAGCAACAGCAAGAGAGCTACGATCGCTCTTCGCCGTATAGCTCGCTCCTCCAACAGACGAAAGAACGAAACTCGTGGAGTCTATTCCTGTCGGCCCGAGGACAATACGTGTCTTTCCTCTGGGGAGAACATTGACCTTTCGACTGAAAGCCGAAGGGATGTGAGTGAATACGCATCTTTGGGGATTGAAACCAAGCTTTGGAGCCACATAGAAACCATCTGACTTCTCTGTAAATAAGCACTTCTCTTCAGAGAGCGCAATCCCAACAGAAGCTTTGTCTGGCAAAGCCGCCCCGAATACGAGACTGTTGTGATCCTCTGAGAACATGAAAGTACCAGAGGCAAGCAGGGAAGAATCCGAAACTTCCGTCCACTCTCTTTTGTTCACATAAACCTTGCACTCATCAGGAGTGACACCAAATTCATCTATGTCGAAGGGGAGGGGGAACAGGGTCTCGATCCCCTTGCCTTTACCCAAGGAAAAAACCTTGTGAGGATTATCGGTTCTCCTGAGAACCTTGCGCTGACAAAAAACCTCGTCTCCATCTGCATCAGAACTAATAACACAGACCTGAGGAGAAACTGTTCCGGAGATGAGCTTCGTGAGACTCTCAACCTCGAAGAGAGATGAGTCATTCTTTAATGTCGCCAAGTTGTAATCATTCTTTAGCTCTACGTTCAGACGCCAATTTAGCTTCTCCTCAGTCCCCTCCATGAGCCATCCGTCTCCGGTGAGGAGATCAGAAGACCATGCCTGCCCGTCATCAGTCGTGACATCAAGACCAATTGAGTGGAAACTCTCTTGTGGAGGAGAGACTGTCACGCTTCCTGTGCACACATAAAGATCACCAGGAAGTTTGAGATTCTTGCTGTTGATGGCTCCCTTGCTGCCATATGATTTACAATTAAATCTTATTTGTTCCAGCGCAAGACCGAATCTATTCCTCTCTACTTCGACCAAGTCCCTGGACCAAGTTTTGACAATCACCGACGCCGTTTGACGCAGACGAACAATGATGTTACGAGCTGGCACAGGCGGGATTGTGATTGACCAAACAGGAGCAGCAGATTTCCCACGAACAGAGAAAAAGTCTTGACTCAAGCTGGAGGGGAGGAAATCCCTGATACTGAAATTGCTGGAAGAACTCACCAGGCTGATATCCACAACCTGGAAGGGGGGCAGTGAAACGTCGGCTGGTACGATCTCGATATTGTTGACGATGTCTTCTTTCGACAACTGGAAATTAAGTACGAGATCAACCGGACCATTGTCCAGCTTCTCATATTCGAACCACAGCTCATTGTCTGCAATTACATTTGTGATGTCATTGATGGAGAAGTCAACGGCCTGATCGGAATTGCCTGGTTGCCCATTGCTTCCAGCAGATATGGAGAGGCTTCCTATTCCAAGAGATCTTGTTGAACTCACGGGCAGAGTCAAATAACCCTGATTGGTATCGACAGAGCACATGGGTTGTGAAATCAATGAAGAGTCTATTACGTCTCCATTGAGAAACTTCTCAGCGATAGCCCACTTGTCCTCAGTGTCGGTCCAGAGATCGAGGACTGCCTTTTTCTGCCGTATGCGTTTATGCTTTCCAGACAGATCCATCATTGCCATTTGATGAGCATTGTAGTAATCGACATACAGCCGACCGAGAGCATTCAGACATTCCGACCGGTAAGTATCAAGAATCGCCAACCCATTCGTAAAGGCCTGGACATCCGTATAAGACAGCTCTTGCCCCTCAATACCAGAGAGAGAGAAGGTCTGAGCGAAAAGCTTTTCGAGTGTATCGATGATCTCTGCTTCGACTACGGCTTTCTCTTCTTCACTTCTCGTATTGAGCAAGGTCTGCCTGAGCGTACCAAGACCAGTACCATACAAGGCCAAGACTTTCTTGGCTGCCTCAATCTGAATCTGATACTTCTTGTCCCTAATGGCGTTGAGTGACATTCAGCCCCCTTCTCGTTTTCCGAGCAATGAGTCTTCTCTTCATAGGTAAGGAGAAAAACCTCTTGTTGGCTTTGTACTCCTGAACTCTCAAAGAATACTCTCTGAGAATTGAAGTCACATAAGGGTGCAACGTATTCGTCCTGAACAGAATCACGGTACTGAAGGTACCCTGGACAGCTTCAGTCCATGGAGCAAACATGACATGGCCATTCTTCAAGAAACACTTTCCATCAGGTATTAATTTTTGGTTGGGGAGTACTCGGTATTTTATCCAGTATAGAGAGGCAGGATTCTTGTCTGCAAACTTGATACGGAAGTTCCCTGCAAGAGCACTCCTATACAAATATTCATAAGAGCCGCTGACTGGCCAGACAGAGTGCCATGTGGTACCGGCATCCAGACTTATCTCATAGTCACTGCCGAAGATCAAAAGACTCGTTCCATCATACACTTCAATTGGATCATCAGGAACTTCAGTAAAAAAGTAAGCCTGACTGTCATCAAAGACATAGTATGTTGGCGGTGAATCAAAAGCTGTTATCAACACTGTGAAAGAGTCGTCAGCAAGAACCTGTGCAACCTCGTAACTCCCAGAGACGCCAGAGTCGAGAGGTGCTACAATCTGAATCGTGTCTCCCACTGAGAGCCCGTGCGCTTCCTTCGTGTTGAAGATCACCCAGCTGCCAAAACGGTCAGCAGCGTAGTTCAAGAAGGACTTGTCAATCTCCCATCTCAGATCAGGGAATAGCTTGACCTTGGCTTCGGCCCCTATGGGGGCCAAGAATTCAACCTGCCAAGGATATGTATCAGGCACGGGTATCAGAGTATTCAGTCTGTCTCTGCCATCACTCGCTTTGAGTTCTGCCCCGATATAGCTCTCGTACAGTACTCGTCCCTCTGGAAGGGTCACGACATTGCCGTAAGCGTCTCTTTCAGAAGGAGGTAAGATAGCCTCGACATCTACAGAGAGATCCAAACCAAGAGGAGAGTTCACAGAGAGAGCGTGGGATCTAAACGCTCCAAAGTTTCGATACTTGACAAAAGAAACAGAGATACTCTCTATCGAGAAATCATAGACTCGCCCAGAAACATTCTGACTGGAAGACGCAAGCCTCGTACTAAAGCCGGCGCCTTCCAAGAAGGAGACCATGAAAGACTCTCTCGGATCCTCGATGTCAACAGGCTCTCTCGTAACTGGAGCATATTGCTCAAATGTAACACTCAAATATTTAGCGAAGATAGGACTGAACAAAACAACAAGTCCGGTGTCAGAAGAAAGAACAGAAGTAGTGAGCTCAACCTCTTCGCCAGCCTGGTTCACATATTCGATCTTGGAGACAGAGAGAGCCGAGGCCCCGGCCGGAACGATGTCAACACGGTTGACGGCGATCGATCCTGGCAGCTCTATCTGAACAGTGCAAGACGCAGTACAGCTGTATGGATACTCATCCTGAGACGTCTTCTCCTTGTACAATCTCGCAGAGTCATCATGACTGGCTCTCGCGATCACATGACGAAAGACTCTGTTAGGAAGAAATACGTTTTTTGGAGAGTTCGACACCAGCGGCTGAACACTTTCACCCACATCAGTCTTCTCATCAATCACCACAGCATCCACGATTGGAACACTGACTGATTCTCTAATTGGAAGGGTGAAGCCATTACTTGGCATGACCGCCATTCCACTTTCTGCCGGCAACTCGTATTCAGTCTTGAAGTCTTTGTTCCAGGAATCATCATTCTGAGGGAGGGGCATATCCATCCCTCTGACAGCTGAATTCAGGTGCACCAGGTCATAGTTGCCATTGATGCGAATACTCTGCTCCGAAACCTCCGAGAGAAGAGAGTCAGTTTCTCTCTGCATCTCTAACAAGGAGCCCATCATGTTACGACTGAGCGCAGCCACCTTCCCCTCCATGACTCCCAGCTTCCTGTTAACCGATTCAACAGAGAATTTAGTGTCACGATAAAGTTCAGTCCATTCGAGAGAGCCCAAGGGAGCAGCAGCAGCTATCGGCTTTGCGTTCAAAGAAGAAGGGTGAGTCTGGAGGTACCTGGCGGCAAGCTCGTCTATCTCAAAGTCAGAGAGATCGTGAGAGCCAATGTCTGCAACCCTTCTTCGAGCTGCTTTGAGCAGCTCGTCTCCAAAGCTAACGTGGTCTTTGAAGACAGGCATTATTCAGCCACCACATCTACGAAGAGCCTTCTCACCGTTACAGCTGGAGGCACTTCCAATTCAAAGGAAACCTGGAAGGAGCTGCCTGAAGCCAGAGTCCCATAGGAGATCCGTGTGAGATAAGAGGCACCGACGCCTCGTCGAATGTACTGGCTCACAGCATTTCCATCGGCGTCAGTAAAAGAGACAATCAGCCCTCCTCTTGGCTGGGCTCCTCGATAGGTTTCTGTTCCCCAAGTGAGCAAGTCCTGATAATCAGTAGCTGGAGGGTACGTAGCTGGATTGTCAACATCACCTACACTGGAGGCTTGTCGAACATAGAAGCCCAGATTATCATGATCGGAAGTAGAGAGATTACTCACAGTAATTACTATTGGACCAGTAGATGTGGCCCCACCATGAATTGTCTTGGGATCGTAAATGACTTCGGCAGTCAGGCCATCGGCAAATTGTAGGTCCATGGCTACCTCGCTTTCATGGAGAGTTCATTGGAACGTGGATACTCGACGCCATTGTCTTCTACCCTTACACAATAATAATAGATCTCTTCAGAGTCTATGTCAGTGTCATGATACTCGATGTCAGCCTGAGAAACACTGTCAACTGAATAAATCAGAGACCAGTCTCCTACTGGATTCGTTCTTCTATACATTTTATAAGTGTAGATCCCCTGCCAATCAGCTATGAGCTTGTTGTATGTCGATAGAGGCTCACCAGACAAAGCAGCCTTGGGCCAGTCCCATTTGAAAATTGTAGCGACAGCAGCTGGAGTGTATGTCCGCATCAAGGCTTCGGCTTGTAGCTGGGTGAGCTCACCGCCATAGTCTTCAAGGAGAGAGAGAGGAGGTCTTACAACCATGACACTGCTGAGTGGAACCTGCTGACCCTGATCACCAAAGCCATACTCGGATTGCAGCAGTCTTGAATTCGCCAAAATAGCAGAATCGAATTCAGAAGGATCTATCCCAGGCTTTCTTCTTACGTCAGCCACAAAGACGTCACCTTCCAGACTTCTGTCCAAGCAGAGAGCCTCTGCTACCACGAAATAAGCAACATCATTAGCCTGACCCGAGCAATACTCAGTAGTAAAAGTCACTACAGAGCTATCAGAAGAAATATAGTCCATTCCAATAACAGTATCACTGTTAACAGAGCCGTCTGCCTCGAACATCTGCAGATTTGGTACGTTGGTCCCAGCTGATTGCGAACAATACGCAATCTTGCCATCTCGATCAACACTAATCAGATGCAGCGCACGATCGTTATCATGAACGTCTGGGACAATGTAATATACCCACATGTAATCCAAAGCATTAGAGTTGTGCAATGGGTTCAATGATTGATGGGTGCACTCAATATCATTCATCTCAAGATACATCGAAGCCTTGTAGCTCCATGCAGAGTCCAAGTCAGCAGAGAAACTCACGAAACCATTCTGATTGTCCCAAGCCAGGACCTTGTCCGCCTCAATGAAAATATCAGTATCTGAGTATCTGCTTCCATCTTTGCTGGAGTCAGTGCTCCATACTCGTGTCAGGTTTTCGTCTTCATCATAGACAAACAATTGGAAATGCATGGAAGAATTGGGATTCACAGAAATTTTGTCACGATTTGCATACAAAGTTCTTGAGTTTACCCAACTCAAACGGCGATATGAAGAAAAAACATATGGTTTGTATGGAAAGAACGGTTGTGCATCAAACTCAGGAAGTCGATAGTTTCTGATCCTGCTATTTACAAGAGCGTTGCACTCACCAGCAGAGAACCTCAGATACCAAGAGTCTTCTGAAGTTCTACCAGTTGGCAAGAACGGCTTTATAATAGAAGTGGATATCTTACGGATATACCAAGGGCCGGTAGAATTGAAATAGAAAGTGTAGCCGGAACCAGAGCTCTCTCTTGAAAAAACAGGATAGGCAGATGTCAGTTTTCCATCGGAGCCCACATCTTCCCAAGTAGCCAGCTTTGCAGCAGGTCGAGGATTGAGAAGCTTCGTAGTGGATTCTCCAGAAGAGTCCACAGAGACTACATAGTGTAACTTGTATGCTCCAGTTACTGGGCTGTAGCTGTTCCGATAGTTCGTATAGATGATTCCCATGTCAAGATTTATGTAATAGCCTGACTCCCTGTCAACGATCTTTCCGTTTTCCGACACGAAGATCGAAGCCTCAACAGTGTCATCCGGAAGCTCGTGTACAAAGAATAGCGGTCTCTCTTTGCCGTGGACATCTGTAATCACTACGTCTGTAGCAGCTATGTCTTTATACGCACAGCTGTAGCTTACACTCTCAGTCTTTACCCAGTTGTCCTTGCCGCCAGAGAACTCAACATCGTTCTCTGGAACGGACCACGAATAATCAACGACCTGTAGATTCCTATGACTGTCCAGCTCTTCGCTCTCGAAATACACAAGAGGAACAGAGCTATTGTCTACTCTGTCTGTATAGATGAATCTTTCAGTGTACTTGTGGGCATGCGCAGACAGGGGCAGATAGTGAACATGAGGAACACCATGGGCAATGAGCTCTAACGAGAAATAGGACATAGGTTAGTCCTTGTAGCGAATTACATAGCGGACGTCATGCGTGCTGCCGTTCCAGGCGGCACCATCAAACTCAACTTCAAGATCCCAAGTCGTGCCTATAGACTGATCATATCCGTATACACTGAAAGCGAAATCAAGGCCAATTGCTGAACCACTACCTTGACTGAGCCACACTGGTGTTCCTGCAGCCCCAACTGCAGGGTCAATATCAACTATGACACTAATTTCATAAATCTCTTTGCCATAGAGCTCAGCAATCGACTGTGTCCTGACAACAGCAGTCGACACACTTATGAATTCTACTTCTCCGGTCCATATTTTCCACGCCGTCTGCCCAGTAAGTTCAGTCGCTACCACGCCTTCCTCTGTTAGTACAGGACCATCAGAGAATCTATGGTTTACACCGAGCGTTGGCAAGTTAGATACAGGAGCCTCATACTGCATCTCGTTTGCAGTGTTCTTGTAGATTCGGCCTCTGAAATCAGTGTCCGTAGGGTCACCGAAAGAAAGACCATAAGTAGCTGTGAGACCAGGAGCTGCCGGACCAAAACCTTCACCCGCCCCTTGACCCTGGAAGATGAATCCCAGCCAACCCCTCATGCCATTTCGGTCATTGAGGTTGCTATCCAGAGCACTGATACCATCCCTGTGCAGATACTGAGGAGCAAAGTTGCTTGGCATGTTCGATGAACAGAAAGCTCCGCTGAATCCTGCATACTGAGTGAAGCCAGTAACAGAGAATATACTTATTGGAGCTTCTCCGAAAGTGCCATCGTGAGAATGTTTGAATTGCTTCTGCCGCAGGTCATCAATGGCAGTGGTAATATCAGAGCCAACAGTTATCAAATAGTAGTCATAAGCGGCGGCTCCGCTGAGGTCTACGCCGCCTATCTGCACAGAGGTTTCGGAGTTGTAATAGTAAGTTGCCTCTGTGTACAGCTCGCCACTCGTATGGTTTCGCAGATACAGGAAGCCCTCAGGTATCACATCACCAGAACTGAGATTCTCAGTCAGAACATGCGGCAGCTGTAGCTGCACGTCATAGCTGGAGTCCTCAGCAGCCAAGAGAGCAGTGCTGTCTCCATCATAGTTAGTCTGCTGTACTCTCACTGCAGGAAGCGACAGAGTATAACGGCTGTTTGCATCTGGGCCGACGATACCCAAAACCTCAGAGCTACCAGCTTCTATCTGGTTAGGATCCGGAATGACATTGAAACGGCCATGAGAATACGAAGATCCCTGACCCCATTGCGTTGGGGTCGTCTCATAACTAATAGTCGTCCCCAAGACAATGAGAGAACCAGCGTGAACACTGCGTCCATCTACTGCGTAGTCACCAGCAGCACTGATGTCAGTAGGATCAGCCACGGGATTGGCGAACACCGCAGCATCACTGAATGTGGGAGTATTACTCGGCAAGTACCTAAGCTGATACTCATGACAGTTCACAGGAACGACCTCATTCGTAATGCTTCCAACGATATCCAGAGTAGTTGGATTGAGGTTCGCTGCAGGACCAATCAGTCTTGCTAAGTTTACAATGTCCAGCCTACGCTCAATCGCGTTACTCAGATCATTGCCACTCGCAGGGTTCTTGCCCCATACTTGCGTCAGGTGTGTCCCTGTACTGCCACTGTAAGGATAGGACTCACTGTGAATGTCACCGATCGCCTTCTCTACTTCTTGTAGCCCATTTTCAACTTGATCACCCAACGAATTGAGCATCTTGGCGGTGGGCTGAGTACCATCAGAGAAGTCTGGAAGTGCTACGATCCCGCTCTTTAATTTGTCTGCCATGTTTTCTAACCGAAATTCGTGTTGAGTGTGAAGAAGCTAACATATTCAGCTTTTGGATTGATGGTCAAGAAGTTTGCCCCACCAAGACCAGTCCCGACATTGTGCGACTCAGAAATAAATGTGAATCCATATGGGATTGGCAAGGCTCCTGAATAGTCTACGCCTCGTAAATATTCAGGAAGATCAATCCTGAGTCTAACCGTATTGGAAGTAATTATTCTACCAGACACTGGGTCTTTCCCCCAGGCACTGAAAGAAGCAATCGAAGAAGTCACCAAAAGATAAGCGCCCAAGTTTGATGTTCTGTCGGAGGGAGCCGGCTCAGCCAGACTCCGTCCTGAGTATGTCAAGGTACCAGAAGCTATGCTGTCAGGCAGGAGAGGATAGAAAGCACCCGAAGCCCCAGTGAGGGGATGCTGAACATTGTCGTTCCATTCATACATCAAGACAGGCAGTCCGCTGAGAGAACTCGTGCTAAACTCTTCTGCATTTGCAGTCATTAGCCAAGCCCGAACAGGAAGCCCCGTCCCCAATCCTGGAACGGAAGAATCCAGGTACAGCTTGTGGCCGTCTATCATTCCATCAGCGGCATACTCATTAGTCACATGAACTATCTCACGATAGTAAGTGACGTTGTCATCACAAAGCAGGTAGACATATCCACCATTGAATCTGCTGACAGCATCAGTATAGACATTCTCGATTATTATCGAAGATGCCCCGACTATAGTCCCGTCATCAAGCGTACCGTCGTTGGATCCCGAAGATACTTCAGTCTTCTCGCCCTGAGTTCCAGAAGAAGCATCATGCTTGAGGATCTGATACAGAGTAATATCAGAAGGAGACAGCCCGGAGGGTAGGTTCAAAGCCTCAATGAGGGTATCACTGCCGCTATGGGTTATCGAAGTTACCGTTTGCCCAATGCTATCCCAGTCATATGGAGAATAATACAGGGCGTATATCTGACCATCTGAGTTACTCTCAAAAGAGTAACTGGACAAACCACCGGCCAAGTATCCCGGACCAGAATCCAAATCGATTGTTAGATCCACTCCTTCAACGGGGTTCCCGCTGGAGTCGTAAGCCGTAGCAGTGAGGCGAGCAGTATCTGTTCCGAAGTACAGAGGCCCATACAGATTGGAACTGATTGTCTCTCTGTCTACTTCAAGAACTATCTCCGCCAGATCTGCTGTCGAAGCAGACACCTGGACAATGCCTATCGAGTTCAGTCGGCTCGCAGGCTTCAAATTGAGCGGAGATAGTGACGGACATGCGCTTCTGAGCTCATAATCAGTCACTTCGTATTCGATTCTCGGAACAGCAACATAGCCTACATATATAGTAGAAGTCGAGGGGACAGAGGCTCCATGCTGTACATCAGCAACAGCAGAATAGGCTATGTGTGGATCCGCAATTGTTCCACCGTATCCACGGATACAGTCATAAAAGCCGTTTCCGCCTCTTTCGCCATAGTAAATCTGTTCATCCCCAATGACAATAATACCCTGAGAAGGGTAGCTCTCAATGTCTTCGGATCGGAAAACCAAGATCTCGTCGTCATCTTCATCAATATCTTCCTTTAGTACGAGGCCAGGGGCTTGATAGCCGCCCACAGTTATGATGCCAAGGTCTTCATCCACACAGAAATGATTGTCAGATGCAGTGCTGAAATTCAGGTTTGAGACTTCTGTCCACTCCTCGACTGAACTCCCGTCAGAGACATAGAGGCTAACAGAACTATCCTGGATGGGGAAGAGTTCTGTATAGACTCTCCTGCCAGTGGAGTTTCCGCTGCCCGCGTCTTCATAGGAATCTTCCAAGATGTCATTCGTGATCGCACCAGAGTATCCGCCGACAGTGACAGTCCAGTCACCGTTCAGATACACGCCTCCATCAATAACTCGATACTCTTGGACTCGGTCGCAGAGATTACTCCACAAGACAGTATCACCAGAGCCCGTAGAGAGTCTGGAATCAGCACCATATTGGAGAGCGCCTGTAAAACTATCTACATAGTCAAAACCATACCTCAAGCGATTGATGAGATTTGTATCTCTGGCGTAAAGATTGATAGAAATCGTGCTGTCCAGACAGTCATCTCTGAGCTCTATGTAATTTACTCCGTTTGTATTGTCTTCTGTATTAAAACGAGCTGTATGTGAGAAGTCTGAAAACAGGATCCTGTCTTCAGCAAGAACACTGTATGGACCTATCGTAAAAACTGGAGTCCAAGTAAAAGAATCAAATGACCTGTAGCTTTGCAAACCAGAGTAATCAAGGCTCCCAAGAGTCCCACTCCTCCACCAGGATTGCCTCAGGCCATCTTTTAAACCAATCGAGTGCCCGCCAATGTACTCTCCATAGAAAGCAGACGGTGTAGCGGGGTCTTCAACAATGCGTCTATCCCAGCGCCAGCCAGGAATGTCGTGTTCGGAAGAATATATTCCAGTGAGCAGCTCGCCATCATTGGAATTGACAACAACTGCTTCGAACTCAAAAGACAACTCTTCATAAGTGGACATTATTCTCCCCATCCAAGTGGGTGAGTGGATGAAATTCTGTTCACTATATCAGTTCCATAGCCATTTAGTACAGACGGTTCGGAAGAGCCGTCGCTCTGATCGATTCTGCTGTCCATCAGGGCATGCATTAGAGTCGGATCATTAGCAGGCTCTGTTCTTATCGGCTGCCACCAGAGGTAGAATGGATTTTTGACATAAGAATAATAAGCCCCACCCCTCTGTGCAGACTGACTGAACACAACGCCATTGACCATATCTACATAGAAATCTCCATCATCAGAGATGTCGGCCTTTAGATCTTTCTGACTACTAAAAGCATTGTAGTTGTCAAACGAAATGGTTCTGAGCAAGCCGTTCTGGAGTCTGTTACAAGCAGATGTCCTCAAAAGCTCACGATATACGTGGCCTTCTGCATGCGAGATCATCAGATTCCTGGAGAGAAGATAGTCAGAGTAGTCATCCTCCTGAGTAACTGTCAGAAAAGACAAAGCAGAGAGACTGTCATATACGTCCTTCAAGAAGTAAGACCCATCGCTGTCCCAGATATCCAGAGTAGCAGCCAGAGTCAAGCTCGTAAAATCGGAATAGACATATAGTCTGGTAGAAGACACTATGATATTTGGATCTGCAGCAACGGTCGCCCCATCAGAGTCGGTATCAAAAACGATCTTGAGTACACGCTTGTCGAATTCCCCCACTGTCCGTGCAATGGATCTGAAGATGCTATCCCAGTCTGGGCCTGGAGGTCGTCGTGGCTGAAGAAGAAGTCTTCTTCTGTAGTCAGTATTGTTTTCGGCCGGCAGTCTTGGCAGCCCAAGGCGCAGCCCAACTTCGTCAAGCCCTCTCGGCAGCCCATATCTATCTGGCGTATAACTACCCATATGTAACCTCTACAGAATCATATTGCTCTTTCAGAAACATTCTCTGAGTATCCACATCCGCATACCAGTAATCAGAATGTAGAGTGATGGGAGTATAGCTGTTAGTCTCACACACACAGAGCTCTCCAGTGTGGGAGAAGAACAATCCTGTTGGGGAAGAGATGGAAGTCTCAAGAGAAACACCAGCTATTAGACTCTCACACACTATCGCCGTATGGCTCGTATAAGTAGTGCCGCCCATGCCTATGAAGTTCACTTCGAGGTAAAGGTCCCACTGTCCAAGCTGATCGAAAGTGCTTGTGAAAGTTTTGTCTTTCCAAGAGTCTTCTGGCAAAGTAAGCTCACCAGTGTTTGCGAAATAGTATGAAGCCGCTCCCCAAGAATGATCACTCTGTAAATAAGTCGTGGTGCCAGCAGGATCAACACGAGAGATTCTCACGTTTCCAACAGGCGCCCTCATAACCCTAAACCAAGTGAAGACAGTGAGGGTCTCGTTGAGAGCGACACGGTTGTATAGCGGAATCAACTCTATGTAAGTCTGATAAGATTCTTCTGTGTCTGGAGGAGTGAATTCCGAGAGGCCAGGATCATAAACATGAATGTCACCACTGGAATCACACACGTATAGACGGGTGTCATATGGAGACACACAGAGATCCACGGCATCAATCGGATTTTCATCAGAGTCAAGAAGTCGCTGTATGGCAATTATTTCTTCGTTGGCCTCATCTATCCCATTGTCTCTTCTGTACTCGCTTCCATCCAGGTATATTGGAGTCCATATCTTGAGATAGTTCTCTCCAGACCTGTTGTAGAGAGAGTACCTGAGAGGACCCTCAAGCTCTGGGAGGACAGCTACTCGGAACATGTCTTCAACATACTCTCGATTAGGAGCTCCCGCAGATATTACTATGTCTCCGTCAAACCCATCGTACTGAACATCTGTCAAAGCATCCAGGATTTCCCTGGTCAAATAAACCCCGTCGTCATCTACTTGGACAAACTCTTGTATCTCCACATGATTTGGGTCTTCGCCTGTCAGTAACACTCCAGACTGCCCGCCAAAGCCAGCATCTAAAGCCGTAGCCTTGTAGTCAGTACTGTTATTGATGTAGACAGACAGACGCTCTGGCCTCGTGAAGCTTCCATATGTAGAAGGAGCAGAGCTGTCCCAGACATCGAAACTAACAGATACCGCAGCACCTTCTGACAGTCTGGTAGGAAAAGAATAAAACAGATCCTCAGAGTAAGACGCTCTGACCAAAGTATAATCGGTGCCAGAGAGAGTTCCAGTCACTGTCGGATATGTGACACTTCTTTTCCCAAAGCTATGGGAGATGGGGTATTCATCATCAGAATCAAGATGTATTGCCCAGGCATCCTCTGGCTCGTTACAGAAAGAAAGCAATCTTAGCATCTCTCTGGACTTGACGAGACTTGCCCTGAAGGATTCAAATTCTTCCGCAGGGGTCGAGTAGAAGCGCTGCCCAAACGAGGATGGATCACTGCGCAGCTTCGTCCACAGAGGAAACTTGTTACCTAAACGCTGAGTGATGAAAGGAGCGGCCATTAAGTCCTGACCTCAAATGTAATGTTGATGGTTCCGGCTGTGGCAAACTCGTCTTGTTCCAGCGTGTAGGTAGAAGTTGTAACCGTCTCCCTTTCTGAAGAATACAGAGAGGTAGCAGCAGACCTTCTTACGTAGACCTTGTCAAAAAGGTTCCCACGGTTTCGAGCACTCCGAGTCGTAATGCCAACGAGTGCTTGGTTCTGAGATATGACGGTTCTTCGTATGGCTTCGAAATCTACAAAAGACTTCGAGTCAGCATCTTTGAGAACAGACTGAATGCTTCTCCTGATATTTGCTGTGAGGTTCCTTCGCAACTCTGCAGAAGGTTGCTCAGACACAATCAGGTTCACATCAAAGTCGAACTCTACACGCACCCCTGGAATCGCCAAGGCCTTATGACCGCCGGTCTGAATCGAAGAAAGCCGCCTCTGAACCTCAGAGACAAGAGGGGTACTCGATTCACCTTCAGCCCCGAACACCGCAACGGCAACAGTGCCCACTCCATAATATCCAGGAATTACCCTGACTTCCATGACTCCAGGAACCTTGAGAGAAGACAGCTTCAGCTTGTCAGTATTTGCTCCAGCCAATACGGGAAAGTAATTACTAAGCCTATATCTGTAGTTGTCATCCAGTTCTCTGTTACGTCCATTAAGAATAGGATACACATTTGTGACCTTTAGACTGTTGTTTGAATGATCGGTGTAACCGGTAAAGCTGTGAACTGTCAAAGAGTTGGCTCTGACATTCTGATTCGCCCCCATCGACTGAGCTCTGGCAGAGCAATAAGCGATGTTGCTACCAGCTGCACAAGTACAAGAGGATGTCAAGAGGTATTGAATCGTCACATCTCCGCTGGGAGAAGCAGGTACGCTGACTATCTCCCCAGCCCCAAGCGTAAAGCTGCCACCGCCGTTGATCCCCCCAAAGGTAGTGTCTGTATACCACATCAGATTTTCTTCCGAAACAGTTACAGAAGCGTAGGTCGGCATTAGTCTGGGTAAACGCTCTCCTCCAAGTGCATCAAGATCTCCTTCTCTTGCACTCCCAATCTGATTGGCGAGAATAGCTTCACGACTGTCTTTGCGCAAAGCCAGCTCTTCAGAAATGAACCCATCCATCATCGCACGGGTAGCAGAATCTGCACCGAGATATGTCAGTCCAGTTCTACGAGCAAGCTTTTCTCGCATACTCTTGTAGAGCGAAACAGGATTTTTGAGAGACGGTAAATCAGCCATCTATGCACCTAAAGATTACGAGGGATTAATTTGTTGTCACGCATGTCATACGTGAGCTGAATGGCAATCGGCTGTGAAGGATCATCTGTCTTCACGAAGACCAAAATCATTATAGCAGTCTTGGATGTAGGAACGATCTGTACATTCAAACTTTGGCCAGATACAAGACGATCTCTGGTTAGCTCGGAAACGATTCGGCTTTTGATAAGCCGAGCGGTATCTGCTGAGTTATCCTGCCCAAGAAAATCACCAACACTGGCGCCTATGTGAGGCTGCATGACCCAGTCACCTTTTGTACTGGACAGCCTCTTGACTATCGCTTGGACAAGCGCTCTATGGTCATAGCCCACAGTCCTCTCCATGACCCCAGCTTCTCCAAGCCGGAAGTCTCCATTGCTGGAAAAGAACAAATCCTGCACAGCTTCATTGGTCCGTACTCCACTTTGGCGAGTTCTACTGCTCATCTTGAACTCCTACATCAGGCCTTGCATTGCACTAAGCATTGAAGAGATGTTCTTTATCAAGGGTAACAGCTGTTCAAGAGGGATGTTGGGGAGCTGTTTGGGGGGACTCATCGGCCCCGGAATCATGGACATCGGGAAAGGAGTGTCTTTGCAGATACCCCCATATATAGGGGACATGGTGTTGAGAACAACCTTGCTGGGCTGGCCTCCACCGATATTCACTCCGTCTTCCGTGACAGAGATATAGGCTTTGTCACCAACTCCAATGCGTGCTTCCTGAGGAGAGACCATCATGTAGCCAGTCTTCTCTTTGTTATATGCATACTTCCAGTGTTTGGCTTCGCTACTCATTAGTACTTGCTCCCTTCAAAGTCGGACTCAGAGCCCAGTTTGGAATGGTCGGCTCCAGATCCAATACCCAACAGGCCCATTATCGAGAAGACTGGACGGGATTCTGGAAAACGTGCAGTCATGTCCCTTTCAATCCTCGCGGTGCCTCTTTGCTCAGCATCTTTGATCGAGCTTCCTAAGTATTCTACAGTACACCTCTTGCCAATGAGAGCTTTTGGAGTCCCATAAATCGTATAGATCTCGTGATGTGTCCCAGCCAGAGGCACAATGAGCTCTGCGTCAGTAGGAGTCCTGACATGAACATACAGGTGGTACTGCTCTCTGGGGGCTTCAGGATCTTTTGTCCCGTCCTCAGGACCAATCACATTTATGATTTCACAATTGCGAATAGTCCTAATGAAACTCTTGTTGGGATAGACCTGGTCTCTCCTCAGAGATTCCCGCTCTCTTGCTGCTTTTCCACGCTTGAACATTCTAACATCCTAACAGAGCATCTTTGTCTTCATCTTTGTAACGACGCCACCATTCAAAGCCATACATCTTCCAATCCGTGAGTTGATCACGAGTACCTTCGTAAGTATCATCCACTATATTGGAAACACGTCCGCGAATGCTTGTCCAGAAAGCAAGAGGATCCTTATAGGTGAGGCCAGAGACAACAGGCTGTCCATTCTTCAAAAGCGGAATCACGGCAATCACATCCTCTTCAAGACATTTGTTGAAGAGGATAGGTCCAGCAATCAACCAGGTCATTCCAAGTGGGTCAGCGAGCCTGTCTATGAGGAAACCCTTTGCTGCAATTCCAGTTTCGGCGGTCTGAGCTACGACACCTCCACTCACGGCTCCAAGAGCCATTCCACCAAAGACCTTGGTAAGCATAGAGCTGCTACGGCCAAGAGTACCTGCTACTTTCACCCCAGCAAGAGTGGTAGCACCAGCAACCAGCGCAACAGCCCCAGTCAGAGCAAGCGTCCCGACAGAGTCAGCAGCGGCAGCAAGTCCTCCAGTTCCTTCTCTGATGCCCAGCGCATCGGGATTCTGATTTGGATAGATGTCTTCAAGCCTGAAACCTTCAGCAAAAAGCTCACCATATCTTCGAGACATATGCTCTTTGAACTCATCAGAGACAGAGTCACCCCAGGCCTTCTCGATGATCTGGTCGGGGTCCATCGGGGTTCTGCCCGACTCATTGTCCTTCACAGCCATGACGAATAGCTTGAGGGCTTCTATGATTGGCCAGGTGGCAATCTCGTTTGCGAACACAACAGCATTCGGCTTGATTTCAGTCAAGTAGCCAGTCTCATGAGAGAACATATCCACAACCTGCTCAACCTCAATCGGACCAAACATATCTGTGTAGCGGTCCATCAAGATGCACTGATCCCATGGCCGGATCCTTGGATTCCCCAGTACGAGTAGCTCACCACGATACATCTGCTTCATCTCGTACATCAGCTGACCCATGGCATAGCGCAAGCCCATGGTGTAACCACGGCAGTTGGGATAGCTGATTGCTTGAGTACGGACATTGTGCTCAGGAAGCATCGTGTTGGCTTTTACAGTGACAGAGCCAGCAGGAACATCCTTGTCTTCGACATTCATGTACATGGCAGAGACAGCATTCGCCACATTGTGTTCAGAAGACATGATGTTATTAGCTACGATATCCTGCTCGGAAGTAAGCATGTGATAGCGGCGGAAAGGAACGAACCTTGCCTCCAAGCCCTTCAGATACTCATCCATTGCCTGGTTGGTCATCTTGATTGTGAGAGCAGTCTTTACAGAGCTGTCATCGAAAGCTTCAGCGTTAGGATAATCAGCACCCACAATATCTGTAACGAACCTGTGGGAATCATCAACCTCCCGAGCCAACTTGTCTAAAGCAGGCGTACCATACAGTCTCTTGTATTGCTCATTCGTAATCTCTCCCTTATCCAGCATATCTCTAAGCATGTTCATTCTGAAGATGAAGTCGTTGCCAGCTGGCTTGCTCCAATATCTCTGAGATGGGACACCGAAGAACATGGTGTAACGGAAGCTATTTCCATAGGGAACAGCACCATAAATCCAGCCGGGATGTCTCAAGGACATCTCATGGAAGATATCCCAAATAGTAGAGTTCTGAGGCCGGTAGACACACTGCTGAGGCTCAACTCGCTTATCCAACATCCAGTCTGACTTGTGCCATGCCTTCCACCAATTCTCTACGGTATCATCTGTATTGCCAGTAAGTGTAGCGACAGAGAAGAGGGAGTTCCCAGCCCCCCACGCTACTCGGCCGACAGCTTCTTTGAAGCCAGGAGGCTTGATACGCATATAGTCTTTAGGAGAGGGAGGATAGAGGTTATCGTCCTGCGGCGACAGCATCAGAGAGACTTTGTTTCTCGCATACCACTTCTTCAAGTTGCCAATTGTCTTGTGATACAGAGGGGTGAATAGGAGATAACGGGAAAGGTCCAGCGCTCCGGCGACACCAAGTCCGAGAGAAGTAAGTCTGAGACCAGCTCCAGTGAAGGCTCCAAGGCGGCCGAAAGCGAACTTACCAGCACCGATAGCCGCTGGTTTAAATCCGCCAGCAGTCCAGACACCAAACTTAACTGGGGCAGGTCCACCCTTGAAACCAACGAGCTTAGAGATATAGGCCAGCCGTTCTGTTGAGGTCAGAGACGCAGAAACTGCGGCATCAACACTGGTGCCAGACGCAGCGGCAGTCTCTATGAACGCTAACTTCCGTCCAGCAGATGAAGCCTGGAATATCTGACGAGCAGATACTCTCCCAGCAGAGCCGACTGCAACTTTCTCTGCAGCCGAGGCCGCAGCTGTAGCCACCGACCGAGCTTCGAGAGCCGTCAGCTTTTGTCCGATAGAAGCCCCGCCGGATCTATTCAAGGCTCTTGCCGTAGCTCTTGTCACCCTCTGAGCAGTTCTCGCTGTAGCAGTCCTGTAAGCAATTCTTGCAGCGTCATCAGAAACAGTTGCAGCAGCTCTTCCAAGGCCGATCCACCTGCCGACCCTTCCGAATCCAGCTAACCCTTTTGATAGGAAGCCGGCCCCACCCCTGATCGGAGTAAAGGTCGCCAACGCTGCCAAGCCAATAGCAGACACACATGTAAGCACAGGGTGACGAGCAATCCATCTGGAAACGCCAGTCATCACCTTGAACTTGTTCAGGAAAGAATCCCTCGCATAGTCATAGAAATCAAGACGCGAATCTTTGGATTCGCCGTACTGATAAAGCTGGCCCCATTCCCATCTACCGAAATGTCTGAGTTCAGGACTCAGCATCATTGACCCCAGCAGTTTATGGGTAGTCTCGTAAATCTCCTGTTCGGCGTTAGGCTCGCCGTTTTGGTCATAGAACTCATCTCTGCCCTTGAGGGCCTGTACGAGCTCGGTCCCGAAAGACTGAACCACTATCTCGGCCATGTCTCCATTAGTAGACCAGGTTACATCTGTGACTCGGCCAGAGAGCATCACTTCGAGCATCCCAGGATCATTGCTGAATCCTACTCGGAGTTGGACATTCAGCCCTGGCCTAAGGACCAGGGCTCCAAACGGCTGGTCTTGAGATGAATCAATTCTTGGTGCAGACTCTGATCGAGCATCCATCATCGTATACTTGGCGTCACCTTCAATCTGCTCTATCTCTGCTTCTTGGAAATAGTCCAAATCAGTGATTACGTTTCGCTTGGTGCCATCCAGAGTTCCAGATACATTCTGAAGAGTGATATGAGCCGTAGAGGCAGCCATGTCACGACTTCTTACAATGGTAAATTCCTTAACAGAGTTGTAAGAGTGGAAGTCATCAAAGTTCAGCCAGCGACTTTCGAACTCGTCCTCTTCAACAAACATCAGCTTGAAAGTAGGATATGCTCTACGTAGAGTCATCTTCTCTGAGAGAATGTCAGCAGCTGAATCCTGAGCAAGCCTCAAAAGAGAAGCTGGGTCGAAAGCATGGGTGTAAGCATCTAACGCTGCTACACGAGTGTCTGTAGTAGAATCCGTGATCAGCTTGGCTGTGTCCTTGGTGATGCGGTCGCCGAGATAACCAGCTCGTGAACCAAAGAATGTCTTTGTCTCTTGGACCTTCTTTACGAGGTCCTTGTAAGTGTCGAGGTCAGCTCTTGGAATCTGAGTGTACTGCGGATTACCATCAAAAGCAGAGAGGAGAGGAGAGAGAGGCCTGATATCCTGTTGCAAATCAACCAGGGTCTTGTACAGGTTCTCCAATGAATAGGCCTGCGTGTATTCATCACTTTTTGGGTCGTTGATTCCAGGCATTCCGATAGCTGTATCAACAGCCTCTACACTCTGGGCAGTGCCCTTCAAAGACTTGACCTTGTTCCCAAGCTCCCTCAGCCCGTCGTCGCCCCTCGATCTCCATTCTTCCAGAGCTTCAGGGTCTGGGAAAGCTGCCTGCATCTCTCGCATACTGATGTATTCAGACCCCATCTTGACGAGGTTCTCATCAGATCCCTCCCATGAAGCCCGTAATGCTGAAAGTCTTGGCGTAAGTTCAGAAGAGCCGTCATCACCATATACAGTCAGCCATTCATCTCTCTCTGCAAACGGCTTGATGCCGTTCCCCATCATGCTTTTCAAATGCTCGTAAGGGCCCTGAATTGCTTGAGTAGCTTGCTCACTTACAACCTGCAACATCTCCTGTGTTAGAGCACCAGGGCCATCTTCGTACATGTTCCACATGTAGAAATCAGGAGAGGTGGCATTGAAGTTTTCTGGATAGTAAGGATGCTTGGGCAGGTCAAGATCGGGGTAGCATTCAGATCCACGATGTTGACTACCAGCATCAAAGTTCAGGAGATCTTCAAGCCCGAACAATGCGAGAAGTCGAGGACTTTCCAAGATTCTGTCGGCAAGAGTCTGGTACAGCTTCTTCAACCAAGATATTTTGTTGGACTCTATGGAAGTGCTGCAGGGGAACCTGATGTGAGACTGAGGGAGTGCTTCGATGACAGCTTCGGCGGCAGCCTTGTAGGCTTCTGAGATCTCTTGTGTTTTGCTTTCCCCAGGGGCATCAGCAGTCCATTTCACACTGCTGGCCTCTTTGCCAGCCTGCTCGATAGCAGCTTGAACTTTTGGGTCATCTGGGAAGGCTCGTTCTGCAGCTCCAACCAACGTCTGGTATGCCTGGATGTTCCCTCTGTTGGCTTTCATTATCTCTGGCCAGAATGCCGAAGTCCTTGCATGGATCAGCCAGCTTGAGAGAAGGAACTTGTCGAAAGACGCATGCAGTCCGAAGGACTGACTTAGATCGCCGCCACGAGAAACCACATCTCCCAACAAGGGGAACGAATTGGCAAGTTGTTCAGGAACTGAGGCGTCTATTGGAAGCAGCCATACATACTCGTCAACAGCATCCTGGGCCTTCTCACTCTGATAGGAGAGCTTGAGATTCTTGTTCAGCTGCCCCCACTGGATGTCTCCAATATCAGTACCAGACAGCACCTGAATACCAGCATCATTGAAGAATGAATAAGCAGCCAGAGTGTGCAAGAACAACTGAGTTGGAGCGTCAAAGCAGAGCTGCCAGATACCACTCTTCATTGAGTTCAATAGCTCTCTTTCTCTGAGCTCTTCTTTGTCTTCTTGTGAGATCGCATCGAGATCGATATATCGGTCTCCAATACCTGCAAGATGAAGACGTTCAATTCCAGTATCTCCTCCAAGCAATTGAGCGAGGTAGTAAACGAACTGGGAATACATCTGAGGCTTGACCGCAGCTTTGTCTGGCATCTCATAGAGTCTCTTCCAGACTTCATCAGCGCCATGAGCATTCGGGACACCCTCATCAACCAGCATTCTGCGAGTAGCTCTGAGGAGCGACCGAAGGATACTGTAAAGCCCAGCCAATTCGTCGAGATCCACACCTTCCAGCTCTGGATAGAGTCTATAGAACTCAGTGGCATCATAAGCTGTAGTAGATGGATATTCTCCTGCTTTGAAATAGAAGTCACCGTTCCGTGTCTCGGAAACGAAACCAGCTCCCTCTGCATACAGAGGATCAAGCTCAGGAGAATTCCTCAAAGCAGTATCTATGTCTATCAGGTCCAGGTGTTCCTGATAACCGATTGTGCCGATCCCAGCAGCTTGGGCGATAAGTGCTTGCACAGGATCTACCTGGTCAGTTGACGATGGAGGCAGACCTACAGCTCCGGCTGTCAGCAGCATCGGGTCAGCGGCCACAGAGAAATTGTCGAAAGTGACTACTGACTGATCTTTTCCACCCACTCTTCCATTAGCTGCTTTCCACTCATCATTCTGCCTGAATGAATCGATTTCGTCTACACTGAGCATCTCCCCCATTGCGAGGATAGCTGCAGTCTTGCCCGGATCCGATAGTGACATGTCATACAAGGCATGGAGTACTTCTTTTCTTCTGTCTTCTATATCGTCTACAAGGCTGGGCTCAGCTACTATGAACTCAGTCTCGTAAGGATTGGTCTCCGAGAATTCAAAAACCATCGCAGACAAGCCGGGGTTACCCTGCTTCGTCTCTGTCTGAGACGCAGAGATAGCTGAGCGTTTCTTGATTTCTGTTTGCCCATTTTCGTCATCCAACAGAATGTCTGTCTCCGAATAACTACCGAAGAGACGAGTGATGAAATGGTCTGTAGCAAGAGTCCAGCAGTCAGGTATGATTCTGAATGTGCGAGCGTTCTCCTGGAGAGAAGCTCTCATGGTCTCTAACATCTTACCAATCGTACCGATCCCAGTATTCTTCTCTCCGTCATCCAGGAGAGCAAACTCAATCATGTAGTTAGGCTCAATTGATCCCAGATGCTGATGAGTCGGGAACTCATGGCCGAGAATTGGGATGCTCGCAATGACATGCTGCAGAGAACCAGCCATGGAAGAAATAATAGCCCCTTCCTTGAACAGTAACTCTCCAGTAGCTTCCTTGTTTTCAAGCAGCCAGTCCGTATCAACCATTATTGATACAGCTCGCTGCCAGACATTGGTTACCGACTGATCTTTCTCGTAATAGACCCAGCCCTCATCAATGAGTTCAGCGTAAGTATCAGCTACGAGCTGCTTCTCTTCATCTGTCAGACCGATAGCCCCGCCGTCTCCAAGACCTTTCTCTATGTCTGCTGAGTTACTCGGTACATTGGGACTGTCGCCATCAGGATCTCGAACATCATTTCCGAGGGCATCGGTGTCTACGTCAGAATCTATATCCAGATCAGTATCTATGTCCGTACCGAAGTCAGAAGCCTCGACATCCTCAGGATAATCAGTATTGCTATTCCAGAAGCTCTGGTTCGTTAGCAGAATGAATGGGTCTTGCAACTGCCCAGTCGAAATCTTCTTCATCTCGAAGTGAAGATGTGGGCCGCTGGAACGGCCAGTATTGCCCGAATAGCCAATCAACTGCCCGCGTGACACGGTCTCTCCAGATTCCACTTCATCAGCATAACCAGACATGTGCAAATATCTGGTCCGCATATCAAGTGGATTGTGAACGATGTAGACTCCAAGTCCACCGCCCTCGGATTCCTCCTTATACAGAATACCGTCATTGGTAGCGTACAGCGGAGTGCCTTCGGCGATACCCACATCAAGTCCATAGTGAGGAAGATACTTGTTGAGCTTTGGGTGAAGCCTATACGGAGGAGTGATTGTAAATACTGATGTTACCGGAGCTGCCTTACAGGGCGGATACCAAGGCAAGTGGTTCAGAGAATCTTCGTTTCCAGGCTTTGCTCCAGGAATAATCTCACCAGAGGAATACGATGCTCCGTATTTCCTACTGGCCCATTCATCCAGAGTCTTCTGGGTCTCTTCTCTCATCCATTGGAACTTCTTCACTTCTCCTTCAATTATCTTGGTGTGGAACTCCTTCATTGCTTTCTGTAGTTTTGGAGGCAACTCTACAGAGAGATACTGGTGCCAAGTGAATGTAGTGTACTTCGTGGTTGCAAGAATCTTGGTTATCCATTCATCAGCAACTCCAGCAGGAAGCTGTGAGATATCATTCAAGCGGCGGACGATTCGGAAGGTCCTCGAAGGCTGTTCTTCACCAGCAGTGAATCTGCTCCAATACCTTTCATCCACAGCATCAATGATGTCGCCGGCGGCATCAATACCGAATCCTTCCCACAATCTCTTTTGCATGAGAGAATTGATATACCTGACATAGATGTTGGACGCAGCGGGGTCTTGCACAGCCTCTGACTTGGCCATTCTATTCGGGAGAGGCATGTTGTCAAAGACAACGCCGCCATGCCGTGCTTCCATGTCTTGGACTGTGGAGCCTGCTACAATATCTCTCTTTGCACCAGAGATTACATCATACTCTTCTATTGCGTTCGCGAGATCTTGAGGACTCGTGATGATTGTCTGAGTGACAGGAAGGTCGATTCCTTCGACTCTGCCATATGTCGGAATGGACAACTGAACATTGTTGCTCTGATTCTTCAGAGGCTCAGTGAGCCATTCTCTTCTGAACAGATAGTTGAAAGCATATGGGAAGTAATTGAACCAGCGGAGGTCTATCTCACAAATGAAAGTCCCAGGATGCCCCCGAAAGGGGGCTACATGGATCGACGACATTGTGAAAGCCATTGACTGATACAGGGGCCAGTGAGGACATATTGATTGTCTCAGGTACTCATTCTCGACCCAGCAGAACGGAGAATGCCTAAACTGAACTATCAGCCTTATCAAGTCCAGCAAGAGGTCTGGAGTGAAATAGATTGACAGAGACGCCTGAACCATTCCATGCCCACTCGGTACCTTGGTAGATGCCTTGGTGCGCAGGGTCTTCCATGACCAAATGAGGTCTTCCTTCCTGACAGAGATCTGACTGGGAGGAATGGAAAGATTTATATCGTTAACACGAAAAATGTCCCGAGGAAGAACTACTGCCCCGGCGATTGGAAGCGTCATATATTACTCTGAAGTGATTCGGTCAATGTAATTCGGAGTCAATGGCCTGCGAGTATCATTGATTCTAATCGAAGCAGAGCCACCGATACCACTAATGAAATTACTGACTTCACCAATTGCAGAACGATTCCTCAATCCACCTCTGATTTGATAAGCGTTTCGTCTTTCAAAGTATGCAGTACCTGGATTAATTGGACGATCCGTAATGTTGAGCCGATCACTTGAAGCAAAGTTCTCTGCCATCGGAGCCTTGACACTTTGATCAAATAGGCTACCAGCTGCAACGGCATCTTTGACTCTCGGAGTGACCACCTCTCCCGGGGCAATCAATGGCTCAGCAGAGTAACCTGGACTCCCGACCATTGCCCCAAGACCCACTGCAGCACCAATACCAACTATAGCAGGCCCGAGGAAACGCTTGTCCATGGCTCTACTGAAGGTACTGATCCTATTCCCTACCTGCCTCGCGAATTCTCCAACAGCTTCTATCCCCGCCTGCGGACCCATTGCTGCCATGAGCCTCCAGTCATTTCTCAAAGCGTCAGCAGCAACTTGAGCCTGCGGAGAATGCCTACCGACCACTGACTCGATACCCCTCGCCGTGACAGATGCCTTGTATCCCTCTTGCTGAGCTCTAACAGCAGCACGACGAATCAAATCAATGGACTCTTCGCCGAACCCAATGGCTTGGCCAGACAGATTCCTTTCAGCTGTTGCTGCCATGCGAGCAGAGATATCGCCAGCCTTCCCAGCAGTGACACCTTCAATACTAATTCCTTCTCCGAGAATAGGACTGCCTTTGAGTAGCACGTTCCTGACAAGACTTTCAAACTTGTCAATCTCTCCAGTTTGCATTGCGTGATCGAGTGTGGCCTTCAAGACGCTACCAACATCAAGAGCACGACTCAAGTGCTTGGAGGCAATCTGTGTAGCTTCCTCGGCGCCACCAAGAAACGCGACTGCTTGTCTTGCCATGAGTTCTTGGCCTGGCTTGGCTTCAGCCCAGATCCCTTGCCGAACAGCGCCCAGAGTCGTAGAAAGTTTACCGATATCCTTACCAGCCTGTTCTTTCAAGACAGACTCAAGCCCTTGCTCCCATGGCGAAAGGGCTGCAGTAGAGCTTAGTCCCCCAGCATATCGAGCAATACCCTCACTAATCTGACTCCTCATGACCAGGCCCTCGGCGGTCTGTCTGTGGACAGAACGAGCAAGTTTTTCTCTTGCTGCTGGAGAGCCTGTGAGCTCCCGGCCTTTCTTGGAAAATACAGAGATCATTCCTGCCATGTCTGCATCGTGGTCACCGCCAGCTGCAGCCCAAGGAGAGAAGTTGACACCTTCGAGTTTCCCGCCGGCATAGTGAATGTTGACGTCAAACTCCGGGAAGAATACCTTACCACCGCCTTCTTCGGTCATGAAATCAGTAACGTGTGAAGCCATGGACTGGAAGAACTTGTTGATCTTGATTCGTGCTCCTCTATTCCTCGTCTGCCAGACTTTCGCCATGTCACTGAAACTTCCAAGAGAGATCCCCTGTCCAGCCTTGCCTTGTACTTCAGCGAGGGCCTTCTTGCCGGCACTGGTCTGCACGAACTTCCTGAATATGTCATCAGTCGTTCCAGTCTCGGAAGCGACACGATAGACTTGAGTTGGAGCAATGTGAGGATTCGTCAACGTCGGGTGCCGCTGAATGAGACTCATTGAGCCCATTCTCATCCCTCTCTCTGAGCCGAGGAAGAAGTTACGATACTCAAGGCCAGCCTTACGGACAGCTCCGCCTCTGGCTCTTCCCCCAGTGAACTCACCAGCACCAAGCAGTTCCTTCTCAGCTGCTGATATGGAGTCTCTCATCTTGGACAGAAACGCTTGAGAGTCAACGAAGACAGCATGGCCCTTGGCGCCAGTGTATTGCTGTTGCATTCTCTTCAGCTGTTCCATGTTGAAGTCAGCAGAGCCATTCTCACCAAACACGAGAGACTGTGCTCTGACATAAGCCGAGCCAGCAAGCTTCCCACGTCCGAGGTTGTGAACAGTCTGTCCGTATAGTCGATCCATTCCATGAGCCCAGCCAGTGAGATTGCTGACATGACTGGAGATCTGATCCGCAGAGGCTCCTGCCTGGAGACCCATGAGGTCTCTGACTACACCACTGAGCCGTTCCATTCTCCTGATGAATTCTGGTTTGATTTCTACATTGCCAGAGGGGCCTTTAATGAGGGCCTTGTTCATCTGATTGAGTGCTTCGGATCCAGGAATGAATAACGAAGTATTATTGTGGAAAGCTTTGCGAGCGGCTCGCTCAACAAACTCATTGCCACTGAAATCCAGTACAAAATCACTGCCAACACTTCTCAAGAATTTCTCCATGGCCGCATCTGAGCCGCCAGCCATTGCAAAGTCTTTAGCTCCGACCCTCCTCATGGACTGAAGCAAGTCTTCATCCAGCATCGATCTTGCACCAGAGATGGTAGCCTGCATTCTGGTGAGAGATTTCGCAGCATTCAATGCATCTGCAGCACCTGGTTTCCTTGCCATGAATCCAGCGAGGATGTCATTGGCAGAGCTTCTGTCCATACCTAAGCTGTCAGTTAGCGTCTTGTGCATCAAGCCGAGAAAGCGAGGCTCCATGGAGGCTCTGGTGGAGCCCCAAGAACCGAGAGTCGGCCCAGAGAACAGAGTCGTAGGAGTTATGCCGATACCTTGCTGAACAGCAGGACCAAGCTTGGCCATGTAATCAGCAGAGAAGTGTTGCCCAAGCATACCCATCAGGGCGTCTTGACTGACACCATGCTTACCACCGTAGCTATGAAGACTCCCAAATACTCGGCCCATCACATTCGGTGATATCTGCCCCTGCATAGGAGCCATCTGTCTCGCAACGTTTTCAGCAGTCTTCATCAGGACCACACCCGTGTTGCCAGAAGCCAGCGCATTGAGAGTAGACTTGTTGAACATCTGAGTAGCTGGATCATACATGCCCTGGGTGGCTGCCTGATAAGCAGCTTGGGGACCAGCGAACTTCTTCATTAGTCCCATGGCTCCGGCCATCTGATCAATGAGCCCTCCTGCCCCCTTCTTGAACATCTTGCCAGGGCCGACAATGAGATCACTTCGGCCCAGTCCGAGTGCACCTGTCTCTCCAAGTATATCAGCACCAACCATTCCGCTTACACGGCCGAAGCCTGCTGCGCCAATACGCCGAGAGGTAGCCTTCGCATGCATCCCAAACATCTTTGGGTCTTCGAGATAGCGTCCACTACCAACAATCTCCCACACCTTTCTGTCTCCAATCTGTGTCGGCGTAGCAGTCAGATTCAATCCAATTAGGCCCTGCTTCCTTGTGAGATAGGTTTCTCCAGAACCGCCAAGCCCAAGAAACCCCTTTGTCTCGCCAAAGAACTGATTGATATCTGCTCCGCTTGTAAGGCTGATCTGTCCCTCGCTGACAAGTCTATTGAGGAGCTTCGATGATGGGGTCTTCATGGAACCTGGATCAAAGACAGTCTTCGTGATCGGAGACTCGACGACGAATCGTCCGCCAGTGTAGAACTCTCCTTCTCCGAGACCTATCGCCATGTTCGCCGGAGTCAGCACAGCAACCTTGTTGAGCCCTCCGCGAACCATGTCATCAGCCCATTCGATGTTTTGCCCGAAATGCCTATAAGTACCAGAGCTACCAAGAGTGGAAGGAACATTGTTTCCGGGGACGAATGACTCAGTTCTCTTCAGAGCCTGATCGATACGCATGGTGGCTGGATACATCGCACGAGTCTGGAAGGGATTCCGGATACGAGTAATCGCTGCTCCAGTGCCTTTGTATTGCCTGATACCAACCTGCGCAGACATTCTACCAGTAGGGTCCACAGTGAACTCATGACCAACGGCAGGATCGAAGAAAGGTCGTGCTCCTCCAAAGCCATGAGGAGCCAACTCAGCTTCAGGAGAGGCTGCCATCAGCATTGCCCTTTGAGACTGCCTTGTAGACTTGGAGACCTGCTCATAGCCAGTGATTGTCATTCTGGAATGAGTCCTTACGGTCTGGGCTTGTAGGTGTTGGGCAAAAGCTCCTCGGCCGAAAGCAGCCTTGTCGATGTTGGCCAGATACTGACGAGAGAACTCATTCATGTTCTCAACAGCTGACAAATTCCCCCTTGCCGCTCCTAAGCGACTTCTCAGTTCTCCTCTGAGCAAGCCTCTGTAATCATAGGCTTTTCCAGTACCCAGTAAGTTCTCCTGTACCATTTGACGGGTGACAGTTGCCCCCCTGGCTGTGCCGCCAAAGGCTTCTTGCACATTTCTTGCAGAAGTGTAAAGCAGATCTGCAGCACGAGGAGTCGTAAGCCCCTCACCTGTATGAATAATTGGAACCCCACCCATGGTCCTATACTGAAGAGGATAGTCCATGATATGTCGAGCATTCGCAGCATCCGAGGCGTATACACGAGCGTAAGTCGAACCAGAACTGTGCTTGACTACGTCAATACGACCTTGGCCTCTGAGCATACCAGACAGTGAATCGAGCTGACCACGGGCTCTGCTGCTGAGACTGGCTGTATCACTTATTGTCGAGAACGATTGACCAGACTTGTGAACAAAATCTGGAGGAGCGAGCTGACTACGGAGTCGTTCGTACTTTGTCAGATGCTCACCAAATCTTCTCTTACCATCTGCCGTTGCAGTTGAATAGATATCCTTGACAGTGTCCTCAATCATTTGGGCTGCCTTCTGATCTATTGCATCACCCTCTTCCCTCATGAGTGACAGAAGCTCTTCCTTCCTCCTTTGTAAAAGCTCTCCGCCGTCCCCAGCAATACTGGGCTCATCCAGGGCTGCAACGATGGCTGATATCTTCGCATTTAGTTCTTCGTGGGAAGACTGCAGAGCTTGCCTCAGATTCCCCTTGTCTCTCAGACCTTCTCTAAGATTTCCGATAATCTCGTCGGCTATTTTGTTTCCTCTGTCCGTCTTGTACTGATGCATCTTTCTGACAGCACCGCCGACATGAGCTCCAGCATCTCCTAAGTGATTGGTAGGAAGCCCCTGGAGGGCTTCTGGAGTATTGCTCAGTACTGCTCTCACACCAATACCGATACCTACTGCAGCAGGCACAATGCTGGCACCCCTCTTCAAAAATGAAGCGGCTGTGTAGACATCTGACTGAGTGTCTCTCGGGTATGCAAAGTTATTCGAGGGCATTCAACAACCTCCCTATCACGTCTTCTCTATTGTCGTCATGGTAGAACCTGGCCTGTGTATCAAACAAGCTGCCGGGAACTGAATGAACAGACAGCTGTGGAGCTGGGCCAGATTGACGTCTACCCATGTCATGGATTTGAGAAGCAATGGAGTCACGAGTTAGAGGGTGGCCCTCGAACAAAAAGTCTTCGGAGCCTTCCAGGTATGGCTTTCTCGTGAGCTGCCGACTCTGTCTGTCCCACATCTCGTAATCGTGGATATCTCGACCGATTCTCTCTACATATCTAAGCTGGATATCATCAAGCTCGACATTGCTCTTCCAACCCGACCAGTCTTCTGGCGGCAATGGATTCTGCTGGAAGTAGCCTTGTAAATCATGGAACCGAGCATTGAGATATGCCTCGTCAATAGAGGTCGGAGATGCCGGATGCAAAGACCGATCTCCAGAATCAACTCTGTTCCAGATGGCTTCATAGAGATGAACCTGATCAGCAGGAACCATTTCCTTGATACGCTCACGGTCTTTTTCAGGCGCGAAAGTAAAAGCGTCAAAGAATCTCTTTTCCGACTCTGGAAGAGAAGCATATATAGAAAGGGGACTGCCTTGCGGATTCACACCATGCTTCGTCTTCTGAGCATTGAGAAGCGCTCGCCGCCGCTCTTGGCCTGTCGGGGCCGACTCTGCAGCTCTCATCCATTTGACGAATTCCAACTTGTCAAAATACTCTTTGTCTCTATCTACTTCTTGTCTCCATAGTGGCTTACCATCCCAGCCTAAATTGTGCAACGCAGAATACATTGCAGGTCTGAGGAAGTCACGCTGAGGTGCATCCCAGAAAGCATTGGGGCCGCCGTATAGTCTTTCCCACTCATAGGCCTCCATCTTGTCTCTGTCGTACAGAAGTTTCTGAACAGGACGGAACGGAGTGAGATACTCCACTGGAGCGACAGTCTTTCTGAAAGCTCTCTGGGCAGTAGCCCACATCCCCTGGCTAACCCTTGATAACCCAGGTACTTGAATCGCATTGTCATGTACGGATTGGAATGTATCATAAGCCTGAATCTTCTCAAGACGAGAATCAACCAGGTCCATCATCCGATTTTCAGAATCAGTTGTTTGTCCAGAAGCCCTTTTTTGATACATCGACTGACGTGTCTGCTTGAACTCTCTGGATTGATTGGCCACATCAGCAAGAATCATGTAGCGATAGATACGTGGATAGTTCTCAGGATCCATGCCTTTCAGCTCAGGGTGCAAAGCTGAATAGCCTGGGCCAGGCAGACGAACGTGTCCCCTGTCCACAGAGCGATACGGATCACCGTAAGCAAATCTGTCAGGTAGCCATGAGGGAGTGTTGTTAATGAGTGGATTATATTCTTCTACTTCGCTCCGGTCCCTTGGAAGAAAGCGTCTTATACCTTCTGATAATCCGAGAGCGCCAGCAAGCTCCAGGTCCCAGAATGCCTTCTGTGCTGAAGAGATAGCCCCAGCAGATGCCAATACGGGTCGCTGGGTGGCAAACATGTCTGAGCCGGTCACAGCCTTGGTAGCCGTATTCAGCGCCCAGCCAAACAGACCTGCCAATTCATTGTACTGGTATGCAGCATAACCAGCTTGGAACGGAGAGGAGTATGGGGAGTGCGGAGCACCAGGCGTCAACCCTCCCATCTCGTAAGAGATGTTCCCATACTCAGGCTTGTGCGCAAACTCGATCTCCCCATTGGGCCCCTGACGAGCCCACTCAGAGATATGCATAAGCTTCGGTGGCTTCACGATCTGCCCAATTGTAGAAGCCAGGAGCCCGCCAATTACGGGGATGCCCTCGAAAGCAGCGCTGGAGACAACATGAGGCCTGTCCCAATAGGTTCTCTTCTCAAGCTCATATGAGAAGTTCTTTAGCAAAAACTTCTTTACTGGACTAATCTCGTCTTCGTCATCTCCCCATACGGCCTTCTGCCTTGCTCTGCTCATTAACAAAGCGAAGTTGTGAGGACGACTATATAGAGGCTTCTTTCCTTCGAATGGCGCACCGCCAGCTTCCCAGGCCCTACCTTCTTTCACAGTAACGTGTTGACGACCAGAATATATATCAGCAAGCTCAGAGGGGTCCTCCATTGACCCAAGCAGACCACCAGTAACCATGCTCCAGCCAAGAGCACCAGCACCAAACAACAAGCCAAGCCTGCCAAGATGACTCTTCGCACCGAGCACACCGAGGTCTTCTCTGAGAGAGGCCACAGCTGGGTTCATTCCCAAGAATGAGTGCCAGATTTTGGTACCACTCTTCGCAAGAAAGCGCTTGGAGGTCGCGGAAGCCGTTCTTCCCTGGAATTCTCCATTGATCTTCGCAATGCGAGAACGCAGAGAATTATTGAGGTTAGGATAGCCCTCCAGCTCACCGCTCAAGAACTGACCATACTTGGTAGATGCTGTCTCCCAAGCGAGATCCAGCTCATCCATGAGGCCACGCCAAGTGCCAGACGACTGGCCCTGTCTTTGTAGAGCCAGATCAATCTTTCGGTTCTTGAAACTTACCCATCCACGCTCACTCATGATGGAGCCGTACTCAGTTCCGAGACGCTTTTGAGCTATGGAATGAACTTCATCTCTATACAGACTCCTGATAGTTGGCGGTGGGTCTGCATGCAAGCCAAAGTCAGCACCCTCCACTCCGATGAATTTCTCAAGAGAGGCAGGGAGTATTCCTCTATAACCATGCTTCTTGATGAGCGCAGCGGACCCGCCCATATAAGAGAAACCAGCTACACCCAGACCAGCCAGTACAGAAGTCTTCCAATCAGAAGCACCTGGCAAGAACCCCTCAAGGGTTCTCCTATAAGTATTCATGAATGTAAGAGATCCGACCATCGACTTGCCAATACTAAGATTGGATGCAGTCGTTATCGCGCCGGGAACCAAGCCTTCTCTGAAACCTGGAAGAATCAACTGGCCTACAGCAGAAGCAGCAGCTACTCCAAAGGTCAGAGGAGTTCTGTTGAACATCTTGTGAGCAGCATACGTGATTGCCGTAGTCGTAAGACCCGTCGCGGCAAGATGCCCACCAACACCATAGTGTCTACGAATCCAATCGCTTTGAGCGACACCAACGCCGATGGCTCCAACGGCAGCAGCTCGTGTTCCGAAGCGAGCAAACATTTTCGAAGCAGGGCCTGGCTGAACTCCCATACCCGTCTTGAACTGTTGCTCGAATGCATAGTTCACGTTACGGAGTATCGGTAACTGGTCCATCGTCTGTTCGAGCAGACGATTCATACGGCCCATGCCCTGTGCCAGAGGCCCGCCTACATATGTGGAGAATCTCCTATGGACTCCTTGCCACCCATCAATGTCTTTGCCAAGCAATGCAGGGATAGGAACGTACTTGGACATCCCTCCAGGCTTGCCTTCTTCAGTGACTGTCCTGAAAGCACGACTGAACTTGCCGTAGCTCTTCTTGCCCCAGATCTCACTCATCCCCATGGCATCCCAGATGCCAGTAAGGGCGGGATTCATCGCCTCCTGCTGAATACCTCTGGTCGCTGCTATCTTGGGATCTACAGGAGTAGCCTCGAATAGCGAAACACTGCCAGATAGCTTCTGCCAGGCATCACCGCCCCGAACTCTTGCCCAGAGTGAGCCAGCACCAGTGGTATCTTTTCCACCCCTCGAATACAGCATCTCGAAAGGCTGGACATCCAAGCCCGCTTGCTGGAATCTCTTACTACCAGCTACCTTGCGAATCCACTCCTTGGAGGCATCGTCCCCAATCATCTCCTCTGCCCAGTGATGATAGCGTGCTCCTGGAGCCCCTGGGAGGCTCCCAGACAGCTTTAGGTCCTTCGCCGATGACAGCCCCTGGGCTTCTGTCGAAAGCCAGGGAGAGAGCCACTGAGCGCCTCTGAACGTATTTAGGATAGAGTAGGGTGAGACGTTACCAGTGTGTCTGATGACGGCATGGGCATAGTCCATTGCCGTACCGCTGGAGAACCGGTAGTTCATGGCAGCATAACCAGCGCCGCCTGTGAGGGCGGCGGCTACAGCTAACTTTCCAGCTCTATGACTCGGAGGATTCCACGGAACGTTCTCTTGGGAATCCCAACGCTTTGGAGACATAAACTAACCTCCTCGGCGTATTCTATCCATTTTTGCTGCCTGAGCACGAGTCAAAGCTTTCACCCGTGCCCTCTTTTGTCCCATTTCAGTTTCCATATCCTCTACGTTACCAGCGCCCATACCCTTCCGAATCGACATGTTCTCGGCGGCAAAGTCTATGTTGGCAGGGTTCTGCTTCTGCTTGAGCTTCTCGACCTGTTCGGGTGAGAGAATCTGAGAAGTATTGAATCGCTCGAAGTCAGGGTTTTGCTTCGCCAAGATATTCTCGGCAATTACGAACTGACGATGGAACTCTGTACGAGGCCAGGCCTCTATCTCTTTTAGCTTATAGGGGAAGACAGAGGTTATGATAGACATCTGATATGCATTGACAGAATCGGCTGGATGCAATTCTCTAAGGTGGTCAATGTCTTGTTTGAGTGTCTGTGATTCACAGTCTCCAGAGAGCCACAATATCCATTGGCCAACAGAGGGGATCATTCCCGCCCTGGTAGCATCGGGGACAAAACTGCCCAAGTGACATCTGTCGAATACTTGTGTGAAAAGCTCATGCGGCGGCAATATGCCGCCGTCTCTCAAAGCTGCAAAAACTCTATACTCCTTCATGGAAAGGAGTCTGTAGGAGAACGTCTGGTGACCATCCGGAGTAGTGGTCTGATAGATGCCCCCTGCAGTTTCGAGGATTGCATTTATATCGAGCATCTACAACTGTACAGTCAGCATCTGAACTTGTTCTGGACGCAAGAAATAAGACTCTGTCCAAATGGCGTTATAGAGACTCTCCAGGATGCCGGCCCGAGAAGTATAGAAGAACTCTGTTGGAAGCACTGGCCACAGGGTACAGAACTTCACGACCTTCTCCTTGAGCAAATCTTCAGCGTCTCTATCACCCTGTTCAGCCAGCTTCTGGATCTTCTCTTGTAGTTTTCGCCACTGGGCATTATCAAGGTAAGTATAAACAAAGACGTTCTCATCATCAAAGACAATGACACTTACTCCGTTCTGACCACGCTTTCTTTTCCATTCAGCAATCTGAGCAGCGGAAGGAGCATTGGGAAGCTTGTTCAAGTATTCCAGGATCTTGGACTTCCTCTCATCCTCATTCATGAAGACTCCACCAGGAGCCTCTTCCTTTTGGCCAACACTATTGAGCATGGTATCAAAATCTTCTTCAGGCTCTGCTGGTGTGGGGATCTCTTCTGCAAGCTCTCTCTGGGCTTGCACTGCTCTGGGTACTCTGCGTCCTGTAGGACGGGCTACTGGGCTGCTCACTGTTTTCTCCTGCTTGCTATTTTTCAAGAATGCTCCATGTGATTCCTCAACTTCTTCGTTGAGATCATCGAGATTGTCCCAAATGTCGGCGCCTGTGGGAGACTTTGATTCAAGGAGCTGAGTCTCTCTGGCTCCAAGAGCCCGACCAATTCTTGTCGTTTTGTCATCAACCTTACTTACTCGAACTGCCATGTATAACTACCTCGTTTCATTGTGATATCTGGTCTTCATCTGGCGAGCGAAAAATGGATATTCTTCCATTATTGTGTTTTCATCTATCTGGATGGTACTTCCTCTGCCAATGAAGAAAGCCGAAAGCAAATCGATTGTATAACGTTTGCCGAACGAAATGCTAATGTTTATTGGCGAGAAAGCCAGAGGGGACATGCTTCTGAGTTGTTCGTATCCAGTATCCTTCTTCAAAGTAGGCAGAGTCCAAAACTGTTCTTCGGCATTCCGAATCGCATCTTGAGAAAGCGGAATGCCATCCTCCGTAAGCTTCTGATACTCAATTGGGTCGTAAGGAGTAAATCCCTGTTCTTCAAGATACTGGGCCTGGCCAACAGTGGGATTTCCAGATAGCCCCCAGCTTATACACTCGAACAGATAGTCATGATGCACGAAATTCGTGACAAGCGAACCCTGAACGATAACCTGACCTGCAGCGACACCATCAAACAGCTTGGAAGAGTACCCATATACTGGGGTAGTAGAATCAATGACGTTGTAAGAGATGCCCGCTGCTTCCAGAACCGGGAAGTCATTTACGGAGACCACGGCATTGGCACCGCAGAAATAGGCATATCCATATTCTTTAATACTCATTACATCATCCCCACACCACGAGAGGTAGTCGGTATGTATTTCTGTTCACGAGACGGCAGCCCCTCTTCTACGGGTGGAGTAGCATATACACTCTGTTGAGCCCAAGACTGTTCTTCTTGCAGCGCCAATGCTTCCATGAGGGTCGCATGAAGACTCTCTTCTACTGTCACTGGAGTGTCCAGGTCATACAAGAAGTTAGTGATGTTTCCGCTGACTACGGCTTCTGAAGTAGTGAACGATTTGTAGTCCCGAGCAACAAATTGATACATCACTTCAGTGACCATGTCATTCACAGAGGTCGTGACACCTTCGCCTACGAGCTCTACTCCAGACAGCAGCCAGCCTCCATGAGCGATCCCTGCATTCTGCTGGAAGCCAGACCCTTTCCCAACCAGCGTGTCCACGGTTACCAAGTCATCTGCGACTGATACTCCAGACTCAGAGACATACCTGGAAAACAGATTGAATGGAGCAAGCATGGTGGGAAGCCGAACACTGAGATCATTCGCACTGAACATACTGCCCACACCAAACATATCGAGGTCAGCAGACCACATTCGTCTATCTCTGCCTGAGGCCTTCATGTGGTATTCAGCATACTCACGATCTTTACGCATCATTGTCAATAGAGGATGGTCCTCTATGATTGTCATGATGATGGAGCCGGCTATCGTCCGAACAGAACGAGCAAAGCCCTTCACGTTTCTGAAGCCAAGACTTCTGGCGGGGCCACGAGGCTCATGAATAGAGACAGATATGGTATGCAGTGCTTCCAGTTCTATCGGAGCTGGAGCTGGCTGTTGACCAATACTCTGAGGATCGACTTGCCAATTCTCCTGTATTGGGTAGCCCGCAGCCCAGTGAGGAAAATAAGCCCAGCACTTTACGTCAGCGCCAGAGTATGAATATCTATACCGCTTGGAGAAAGCCACTAATTACCTCACAGAGATGGTACAAGTCGTATTGTAGCAAAAGCAAGAAGGGAAAGTGAGCTGAAGATTATTCCCATCGGCTGGGATCATAATTCCAGCGTTTGCCTCTAAAGATAGAAGATTTTTTATTATTCTCAGTTCGTTCCAATGGCTGTAAATTCTTGAGAGACCAGCAGGCTTCGAACATTGCAGAATCCATGGAAGTATAACTAAAGACAGCCTGGGGGACAATGTGATCAATGACCCAATAACTACCATAATTATCCCAAGACATTTTTGGCGTGAACTGGGTTTCAAGGTGGGTCTTAAGCTCCTGGACTGTATAGGGGACATGCTCAAAGAAAGATTTCCCAGCTTTAGAGTGTCCAACTCTTTTTAGAGCCTTGGACACCATTCTCTTGCAAGAATGCCGGATGTTGTGACAAGGATCATGCTTCAAGTAGCTATGATAATAGTTCCTCTGCCCCTCACGATAACAGGCCTTACACCAATAACTCTGATCACTATACCACTCCTCTTTCGACTTCTCACTCTTGCACCTCGGACATAGCCGGAGCTCATTCTCTTCCAAGTAAGATTCATATACAGCCTTCTTCTCTTTGCGCTTCTTAACTCTCACAGCTCTTGTTTCATGCATGGCAATCTCTTCATCAGAGTACTCAGGATAATGATGTTTGATCTGAGTGCACCTCATACAATATTCATACTGACAATTTACCCTGACTCCACAAGCCCTGCACTTGTATTCCTTTACCTGAAGCCTCGCTATAGCTTCGAGATCTGAATAATCAACACCATTGTGCCAGGCAAGATTTGTATGATGCTTACATAACCCCGTCTTTGAGCGGTGATCTACAGTCCCATCACAGCCATCGACTGGACAAGAAGTTCTACGGGCTTTCTTTTTCGCGACAATGCACTTCTTGCATGTAGACTTGTTCCGAGAATAGAAATCAGAAGCTGGCCTCTCTTCTTGGCAGTGCTTGCAGAAGTAGGTGTCATTAACAGGTATCTTCTTCATTGTGTATCCTTCTATAGAGAATCAAGTAAGTTGACTTCCTATAATATATCACAAATGCATAGGTAATACCAAGATGGACACACAAAAAAGGAGCCACAAAAATGGCTCCTTGCGAAAAGGCAGGTTCTAAGTGCTTGTGAAGGCACCGGTAGACATGTTGTAACTTCCCATCGGTGACCAGTGATATATAGATCTTGCAACGTAAGTCATTTGATTTTCAATCACTATGTCATCAATAGAGAACCCTGAGCCCTCATTGAGAATCTCAATACCATAGATACGCATCTGAGCAGCCTTGCCATACTCATTCACTGCAACAATTGCAACGTCGAATGGAGGGAGCTGATCAACATACCAGGCATTGGTGAGAGTAAAACTACCAGAGACATTCGAAGCATCAAAGCTGGATGCGCCGTCAACCTCTTCGAGGTCGGCGAGACCACCAGAGCTTGAACTAATAGAGACGTCATTCGCATCTGCAACAGAGGGATAGACCTCATCATTGTCAGCGACAAAACCACGATAGTTCCATGGGGTGCTCAGAAGCATGTGCTCATCAAGCATCAGAGAGATGAGAGTCCCAGCGATACCTCGCTTACCACGAGAGAAGCTCAGAGGCTCGACTCGACCCATCACATAGATGGGAGCTTTTTCACGCTGGATTGCATAGGAAATCGCCTGTAGTTGCCCGATAGGCTCACCATCTACGACTGCCTTGATGTCAACCCCAGAAAAGCTGGTATAGGTTCTGGACATTTGCACTGAGGAAGTAGGCATTCGTTACTCCTTAGAGATCACTTTCGCTTGCGGCGAGTGATAGGGAAACATTGATCGACTCGATAGAGCCTGGGGGTACCATCTTGACGTAAACTGTCAATCTGCCAAGAATTCTATCAGTGTTGTCGTAGGAAAGCGAGTGTACGGCACCGTTGTTGTAGCCCTCTTGCTTGTCAGAAAGAAGGTATGCTTCAATCTGCTGATTGAGGGAAGCAAGTACGGATGCAGTGAATGCTTCACCGAGGTAGCGCTTGCAGATCGTCCGAACATTGTTCAGAGTGCGGTTGACGCTACGGATGGTAGAAAGCTTGGTGTAATCAGAATCTGGGTTTGCAGCAGTGTGGGCACTCACGAGGATGTAGCCAACATTGTCTTCTCTGCGCAGGCCAATCATTCTGAGGCCAGCCAGGTCATTCATCTGAGGATACTTGATATGACAAGGACGAGATCCACCAGTAATCAGTCCGTTAGAAGGGCCAATGGGCTCTCTGCGGACATCAGTTACGGCATACTTACCAGCAACCATACCTTCGATAGAACCGCGATAGCGGGTCCCACCATTGTAGCTGTTGTTATGCACCCAGTAATCGTAGGTTACGAAGAGATGCTTGCCGAGATCAACTGGCTCACCATTAACATCAGTAGCTTCGTCACTATCATTGATACCATAAGGCAGCTCGTTAGGAAGCGAAGCACCGTCAGTCAGGATGAATCCACCGTAAGCGTAACTGTCATTTGCATCGCCGTCAGTTACCAGACCATCACGATAGCCATCACTTGCAGCGCCAGCCTTGCCAGCCATGAACTTGATCCCAAGAAGACCAGTGCCATTGTCAGCAGAGCTATCGATATACTCAATGGTTCCATTGTCAGTATAAGTGGGAGTCTCGCCAACCCAAGTTGCTACGGTATAGCGATCAAAAGCGCTGGGGGGCTTGGTTGTCACGAAGCCGATCATGGACTTCCAGTTGGTAGAGGCCGTGTAGCAGAAAGAACCAAGCTGATGCACGAAGTTGACTTCGCGAATTTCAGCGTCAGCACCTGCGACGAATTTGGTGAGTACACCAGCTGGCTCTGCATCACCAGTGAGCTCAGCATGTGTAGTGAAAGACTCGCCTGCACCAGCAGCACAAGTAACAACCTCGGCAATCAGGACGACAGCACCAGCAGAAGTAGCAGCAGTGACCCACTTAGAAGCATTGAGATCAGCATTGACTGCCTGAATAGCATCAGCTTGAGTAGCACCACCAACAATATCGATATTAAGTACAATCGCGACACCAGTCTCAGAGACCGTAGTGGTGACAGAAGTACTGGCAGCTTGAATATGCTGGACAGTGATAGCATCACCTTCAGCACTTTTCTTAACAGCTGTATAAGTAAGGGTAGTCGAAGTAGCCGTGCCTACTGAAGCAGCAGCAGTGGCATATTGAGTGAAGAAATCTGCACTTTCAACGAAGTAGGTGTAGAGCTTACCACGGTAGATGTACTGCCACACGTACCAGAGCTGGTCATTAGCAGAAGTATCAGTTACAGCTGGAGAGCAGAAGAGAGACTGTTCCGTGGCCGATCCACTATCGACGATGTTCACATCATCCAGGTGAATCGCACAAGGAATGACATAATCTGCATCTCTGAAATCCATCACCTGATAGGCAGTGTTCAGAGCAGCATAACGCTGAATCATGCTCATCGAAGTACCGTCAGTACCGTCAACAGTAGCTACGGTGGCCAGGTTCCCCTCTGAGTCATCACCAGCGATGATTACATCCGTGCCACCAAGTGTTGGAGAGTCAGCAGCAGTGTCAGGAGCATCGATGTCACCAACAGTCATGATATCGACTGTACCGCTCTCTACGATACGGATGATACCATCATCAATAACCTTGATTTCGTTAGTGTCGAAAACCCATTCATTGTCTTCGTTGTCCCAGACAAGATAACGGTTAGTGGTTGCGTCGTTGGTAATTACGAGAGAATAGCGATCAAGGATATCTTCATCACGGTAAAGAGTGTAAAAAGTGACGGTTCCACCAGAAGCAGTGGTCAGGCGGCAAACGCCCTGCTGTCCACCGATACGCATTAGCGCAACGTTGTCTGCATTCTGATTGATGACTTCATGCATCTTCTTGATGATCTCGGAAGTCTTGCCAAATTCAGTTTCGGCTGCACCGACGTTGGTTACCTGATAAAGTTCATAGGTAATACCACTGGCGGCTGCACCAAGAATGAGAATTCGGGGTTGACTCGAGGTCATGGAAGTGCGCAGGTTTCCATCAGGAAGCTCTGCTGTCACCGAAGGGATGTTTTCATAACCCATATTGGACCTCCGAAGAATTAATCTTCTTCATAGGTAGAAGTGTTTACGAGATAGTTTTGTAGGCCATATTTGATCTCGAAGTTCCTGATGATAGGAGCAGCTCTTACTGCAAACTCTCTAAATCTCAGAAAGAAGTTCAGTGGCCTGTAAAAAAGTTTTTGTCCGCCGCTTGTCATGTACCCATCTGCCCCTCGGCCTTCCCAATGGAACCTTTCGGCTCCTTTGATCTTGTTTGCCCAGGAATGATTTGTCAGAAGAGTCTCCAGCCACAAAGCCCGAGCATTCGCAAGCTTATTGGACTTGGCCCAGCAGGTGAATTCGATCTTGTGGTCGACAGGCCGAGATTCTATAACAAGAACCTTGTTTGGGTCCCTACCCTGGACACACTCATAGTAGTGAGTGAAACCCCTCTGAGGGCGACCGGTGGCCTTCCTGTCCATTTTGGCTGGATGTCGACTCAGCACTCTGAAACAGATACGTTCATCTTCGTCATGACCAAACGAATCGGGAGGATACTCTTCTGTCAGTTCTATGAACTTACTGGAAGACAGCCCCGCTCGATCTTGGGCATCAGAGATAATATCAGCGACGTTTTCAAAGAATGTAGGCAGTGTAAGTGGAACTATGTTTGGAATGAATCGACTGAGGTCAAGAGTGAATGGAGAGTTTATTGTAACTGGAATTTCAGCTGAGGTAATCTCCTGCATCCCCTCGACAATGACCAAAGAAAGGAAATTGCTGGCCTCCAGCAGTTCTTCTGGAACAGCTTCTTGGAGATGGGACTCTTCTGAACTCACTGACTACTCCGGCCTCAAGGCATCTTCTTCACGGCAATACACTGCGATATACTCAATCCGGCCCCAATCAGAACGATATTTTACGATTGTCTGGGGTTTATAGATTGTTTCTCTTTTGTATGGTACAACCGGGTCTCCTTCTGTATCAAGCTGCAGCTCTACAATCTTGTCCGCATAAGTAATGTCCGTGTCGTATCTGAGATAAAAGATTCTGTAGTCAACTCTGATAGGGCCAGGGAACAGGGTCTTTTGGCGATTGGACATTCCGCCATCTGCCCCGATGTATCTCGCGAAACCAATAAGCCAGTCCTCGTCCCAATACTTCCCTTCCCCCAAACAGAATGGACAGCTGTTTTCAGTATCAGGCTCTTTCGTAAGGGCATCCACACAGTCGCAGTCCAGAGTATTGTCGGAGGTATCTCTCCTCATCTTTCTGAACAATAGCTTCATTCCGTGGGGAATTGAGCTTGGCCCGCCATATACAATCTCGTCAAACTCCCGGCGAAGATCTATCTCCCTACCATGAGTAGTAACCCGAGTCTGCGCATAAGTAGTTCCGCTGGGAAACAGAGTCCGAGAAACCATCTTTACCCCCCGTACACGTAAGCCCGCTTGTAACGACGGTTCCTGCTCGACAACCGAACCTTCCCATTGGCCAGAGGCTGAGGATAAGAGTATTCGTGAGTCTTGGCCCAGCTCCTACCAGTTTTACGTCGGTCAGGATCTTTGATGCCCTTGACACCGAAAGTGGGTTCGAGACTTTGGCCAGGAACAATCTCACCACCAGCGTTCATGACACGAGCCCACTGAGATCTCTCCCATTTCAGCTCTTCGATGATGTCACCAAACTGAGAACTGTTTTCAATCATCAAGTCACCAAGAGTTTTCTTTTTCCCGCCGACATTGGCAGGCAGAATGAGAGCTCGGAGAGCTGCATCGAATATCACGAACTTGGTTCTTGCTGTCTCGAATCGGGGTGAGTTCCCGCCGGGAGAATCTGGACAATAAGCATTCGCACTCAAGGACGACCAGTGAATCATCAAGGCCAGAGTGTCACCTGGAATTCCATCTATCCAAGAACCACATTCTAACCTTACTAAATCTGTAGAGGCATAGTAGGGACTGTATCTCGTGGAAAACGAGAGCTGAGTCTCCTCTTCGAGCGTGTTCCCAGAGTCCGCAGCAATCGTCTCAGAAAGAACTATGATAACCAGTGTATTGGTTGAGATGTCTTGAACGTCGATATCACCTGTCTCGATGACTTCTATCTCAAAGTAATCAGCAGTTTCGACTCCTTGAATTTCACATACCCACAAATCATACCAAGTTCCCACATCAGTTCCAGCAGGAATAGCCCACTGGTATTCATAAAACCCAGTGGAGATCTCGGTAAGGGACGCGAAAGCAATAGTCTGCGTAGCGCCAGTGTAATCAGAGTCCTCGATAGCTGTATCGAGGTCAGTCGTCTCATTGTCTTCATCATAGAGATAAAGAGTGAGAGTGACTCCGTCCGGGCTCACAGGTTCTCCTGTGGGGTCCTTGATTATCGCTCGTAGGCTTACTGTCTGTCCGACTGGGGCTGCGTCTCTCATGAAAGCCATGTCAACTCCTACAACTCAATCGTGAGAGTGTCGTCAGAAATACTGAGCTTCTTGAACAACTCTTCATACGGGCCAAAGCTCGTAGTGAGTGGCCCATCGTCAAAGTCTCCAGAGACTGGATACCCATACACCGTAACAGTATCGTCAGTAACAGTTGTCGCATCCAGGTCCTCAGAAAAGACAATGGTTATAGTCCTGTCTCCAAAGGTCTGGTGCCAGGAACCATCCTCTGGAGTCATGCTTTCGACTTCCAGATAAGTGGTCGCTACAGTCGTGACTGTTCCGATGACAGAAGTTGAAGCAGTACTGGGGACGTCTTCAATAGAGCCCGTACCAGTCGTAAAAGAGAAGCTATATGAGCTCGCGAGATAATCTACTGAATAGACCTTGATGTCGTAATAATCAGTAGCGATGAGTCCAGAGCCAGTAAAGCGAATCTGAACACCGTCCTCCAGCTTGCGGAACCTCCTGGAAGTCCTCTTCCCCGTCCTTGCATCTGCTTCTAATTCTGTATCTGCATACCACCACTTGTATTTCGCAGTGCCAATATCTCCAGATGTAGTGATCTTGACACGAATGGTGTCTGCTGCATCTCCAGAGTATCCTCCATATACTTCAATTCCAGCAGTAACGCTGGTAGCTCCCGCATCATCAACATCAAAAACAGTCCTGCTTCCTGTTGCGGTATCAGTACCAGTCTCGGCGTCTCCAATGATGTAGGCAGTATACTCAACCTCAGCAGCAAGCGGGGCATCAGGAGTCACCACTAGTTTTTGATAGTAACCAGAAGCAACTTCTTGAGCCAGAGACGTGAACTCTGGCTGTGGATCTACTACGGTACCGTCAGTCTCTACATAGATGGTTTCATAACTACAAGGCACCCAGCCAGTGAGACCTGGGGACGTGAGAAAATATGGATCTCTGCCAGTGTCTCCATCGATCCACAAAGCGCTATCAGGACCAGAAGTTCTATCTGTGTCTGCTCCATAAAGGACTATGTTTGACTTAGCCAGTGACAGATCTACACCGACATCAAAAGTAATTTCTATGTCGGCTCGAATAGGCGTACCAGTGGCCCCATCATTTGGATAAACGGACTGCACAGTAGGAGTTGCCATCAAAAACCTCCGCTATTCTTCGCTGTCCTCAATGACAGGTTCAGTCTCAACAGAGCCAACGAGAGTAATGAACTCTCCTTCATCTTCTACTTCGACATCGAGTATGTTTAGCATTCTGCCACGAACGGCATCCAGCTGAGAAGCATTGTTCTGATCTGCGTCTGCGATTCTTTCTTTAAACCAACCCATTCTTTGTCCTCACGAAAAAGGGCGAGGCTCAAATGCCTCGCCCTGGATTGTATCACAAAGAACGATTACACTACGGCAGTACCAGATGGGATAGCGTTGGCGGCGATACCGAGGGCAGGAACCGAACCATCGAAGTAGTTGCGGTCGACCTTGACGTTCTTGAAGACGCCTACGCCCTGGCCTTCGTGAGCGACAGCGAAGCCATAACGTTCACGCAGCTTGACCTTGATAGCTTCGATATCTTCATCACGCCACTGGACGTTGGTGAGGTCTTCATCTACGAGATGGAAGCCAACGTTGCCGGCACTGAGCAGATATACATCAGTCAGGTCGGTATCAGGATCGTAAGGTACGAATGGAGAGGCCATGATGTTGAGGCTGAAGGGGAAGTACCCAGGCACGTTAGGAGTGCTGTTGGCCTGATTGCTACGTCCGGTAAGAGCTGTTGCAGACTCACCAGAAGGTGAGCCACCAGGAACCAGCTTGTGACCACGACTTGGGCCCATAGCGCCCATGGCACCGTTGTTCCAATTGCTCTGTGGGCCGGTATTACCAGTCCAAGGATTGAAGTACTGCCCGCCGCCGAAGTTCAGCATCATAACGCGCATGACAGGATCACGGAGCCACATGAGATAAGTCATGGGGTGAACCAGCAGAGTACTTGGAGGGAAGCCCTCTTCAGTCATGTGAGCATAGGCCTTGACCAGGTCATCCATATCCATGCTACCGTTGGCAAGCATGTCGATACCGCGACCGGTGCAAACACCGTAGAGAGAATCAGCTGGAGTAGCGTTGTCAAAGACAGTGGTGCCCAAACTTCTGAGGAAGTTTACGGCCTTCTGTTCCTTGTGGCGAGCCATTGCAGCGCCCATGAGGCGCAGGTTCATGGCCATGATATCCCAGGTGCTGTAACGAATTGCTTCGTCAGAGAACTTGGCAGCGATACCAGACTTACCGATCCAAGCAGTGCTTACAGCACCGCCGATCTGGAAGCTAACCTCCGGGTAAGTACCATGCTCCTGGACGTCCTGTGCATAGATAGCACCGAGAGCGCCTGCCAGAATATTGGTATTCAGGCCCTTGGACTGGACACGATTGAACAGGCTGGTGATTACCAGCATTGGTTCAATAGGCTCACGGATGATGATTTCCAGAGAGGTATTCAGAAGGGGGGTAATCTCACTGGTCGTGATAACGTCGCGAGAGGTGATAGTTTCAGCGAAATCTTCCCACTCTACCCGTTCAGAAGAATCGGGCAGATAGCCACGATTGCTGATCATGTCGGCCAAATATTGAGCTGCCTGCTCTTTGCCGCCGGGGAGATCGAGAGTTCGTCCACTCTTAACTAGCTTGAAAGACATTGAGAACTCCTAACTTAGTTGATCTTGATGTTGAGGATAGCGATCTGATCAGCAACCGTCTCGCCAGAGCGGGTGATGAGATCTGTATAACCCTTGGTAGCGGTACCAGGCATCTGCTCAGCAGAAGTCATGTTAGAGGCGCTCCAAGCAGTCTCTACTCGATCAAGGAGGCCACGAGGCTCTGCGATAATCTTGTAAATACGTCCGAGAATACCACCCATATTGGTAGAACCAGGAGTGATGTCCACTGCTACGAAGTTACTGTCGTCATCATAGGTAACATGCTGACCAGGACGGGCTTCGTCGCAAAGGTGAATCATACGGTGAGCAGCAGCGCTGCCACCATCATAGTAGTAGTAAGTTACCGTAGTGGCACCAGCGAACTGAACGTCAGCAGCAGTGAAGAGCAGCAGCATGCCAACTTCGGCATCCCAGTAATAATCACCAGCAGAGCTGATCGAGGCAATTGAGGTTTTCTCGTTGACCAGGGCAGTACCCAGAGAATCACTCAGTGGAGTGCGATCAGTGTTCTTGCAGCCAGGAGCGTTCTGGAGAGCATAGCCAGTAACAGTGTCAGTAGCAGCAATCACGCCGCTGTAACGCTGGAGACCAGAAAGCTGAGTGGTGGTCACATAGAGTTCGGCACCAGCGGCATCAGCATCAGGGAACTGGGTACCGTCACCAACGGCAGTCCACGCACCAAGACCGTTCAGAGCTGCAGAAGTAGCAGCAGTGCTTTCGGCGAGGTGAGGAACCTTCATCTGAAGGCCAGTGACAAACTGAATGAGATGCTGCTTCTGATAGTTGGACATCGTCAGGTCGGGCCAGTCACCGGCCCAAACATAAGTGTCGCCAACAAGGATACCGACAGGATGGCTAATGAAAGCCTCGATCACGGCAGTGACGTCACCTTGAGTAGCAGCACTGTAGTCGTGCCCGAGGACCAGGCTGGACTCTTCAACGAGACCACGAGCCAGAAGGGCAGTGGCAACTGTTTCAGGAGCAACAGCACCGGTTGCGGCGGTAAGCAGTGTGGAGCCGGTACGGATGTCAATTACGCCAGCGTTTACATCAGCTGTAGCATAAGTGAGAAATGTACTGGCAATGGTGGTACGGAGACGGTAACCAGAGGGGCATACTCTCTCTTCTGCATCAAGAGAGACGACCTTACCACTGGACATTACGAAAGAATCTTCGCTAACAGTCGAACTCCATTCAATGGGTAGCCACGCAGCAGGCATCCATTCGCCAGCAGGAACACGAGTGTTATCCTGAACCACTGGGGTAGGAGTGATGTTGTCGAGAATGTTAGTACGGCGCTTCAGCACCGAAGAATATCGACTAACAGCCATTTGTTATTCTCCTTCGGAGAGTTTGTAATTTGAAGGGTGGAAGCCGCGTGGTACATATTTGAGCACACTGTTGAGGTAGGCCTCTGCTGCTGCTTCACCTTGAGAATCTTTTAGATTGTGAAATTGATCAAAGACTTTCCTGTCGAATCTACTCAGAGTGCTGGCGTCTTTCTTCTCAGGATCTTTTTCTCCTGAGTCTTCAGACTTGACGCTTGCTCCGGCTTCGGAAGGATTGTCTACTTTGTTTACGTTATCAAGAATTGAGTTGTCTTCAGAACCAATGGTACCAAACCAGTCCCACATTTCTTCAAGTTTGTTCTCACAATCTTCTGAAAAAACTTTGGATTTGTCATCAGAGACGTATTCAAGTACTGAATTTAGGCGATCTTTTAGTTCCTGAACCTGTCTGAGAGCTTCTGCATAGTCTTTCTGGAGCTCTTCGTCCACAGCTGGCTCGAAGGTTTTAAGCTCAGCAGGCTTCTGCTGAGCCTCAAGTCTGTCCTTGAGAAGCTCATACAGAGCATCAACCAGTTTGGGATCTACGTCTGAGTCTTCAGCCTTATTACCAGTATCAGGATCTTTGTCTTCCACTTTTGCGGAAGCACCTTTGCCAGCAGGATCAGAACCTGCATCCAGAATTTCTTTAGTCTCTCCATCGTCAGCACCTTCTTTTGAATCAGAGGCGGCTTTCTTCACCTTGTATTCATCGCTTTCAGCACCTTCGGCATCAAAGCCATCCAGTATACCGTTGATGATACTGCCTCTAAAGTCTTTTTCGTTAGCGAGATCGTGAAGACATGCGTGAAGCTTGAACACATCCGAGGGAAGACACATGTCTTCATCCTCACGACGAAACCTCAGCTCCCAGTCATAGGCATGATGGAGGCTGTCATGAATTCGAATCAAATAAGTAGTTTCGAATACAGTCTCTCCCATGAGAGCATCAGTGTGTTCTTTGATAGCTTCTTCTTCAGTGCCTTCAACGAGCTTGCGAGTGTAGTCACGAGGATCTAACACCTCGGGTTTTACGGTCATGTCAAGCTCCATGTCTTGGATTGTTGAATCAGTCATGAAAATAGAAGTTTTGTCGATCTGCCAATAGTCAGGATCAGACACAAATTCAGGTAGCCCGACAGCATCGGAGATACTCATCGAGCGGGGATAGGCAAGGTCGTCAGCCCCGTTGACTACAACAGAACCCTCTTTGACCTTCCAGACACCAGTGATGTTGACGCAGAACTTTCCGTCATACATTCTTCCGGGTCTGTGTTCGCAGGGCCCATCAGAGATCCAGTCCTGATGGCAGACACTGCATGTATATCTGTCCGAGGCATGTGAAGCAGAAAAGTTTAGATATCGCTCATCCAAAAACTTTTCGATTGCCTCTTTGTCAGTAATGCGTAATTTCGCTCGCATCGTTCCAAGACCAGGGAACTTCGGATTGGTTAGTAATCCATTTCGCTCCATGGCGTCATACATCTTCTCTGGATCATCGCTCAGATAGTCCTGTTGGAATGCCTGAAGAGACCGAAGGTCTCTGAAGAAGCTGCCAATGTGTGGGACGAGATCTACATACGAGCCACCGATGAAGCGACCAATACAGTTATCTACATCACTGTCATCATGGTTCTTGAGAATGGGTCTTGGTGTAGGCTCGACGAGAGAAGAGATTCCATCTCTCTGTCCAGTATACGAATACAGCCTGTTGTTTATACGACGGGCAGAATGAGTGAGGTCTAATTCAATGACCAATCCGCGAGGGGCCTTATCACCCTTCTGGGTTTTGTCTATAATCGCATTCTTGTGCTTTTGATCAAGATCAGCAACCCTGCGGTCAGCCAAAATCTTTATGCAATCATTAAACTTGTAACTGTTAGACATGCATGCCTCTATGAAAATGGAGGTATATCTTCCGTGCGGAAGACCTCGTCAGTATTGGTTATACTCGTAAGCAACTTTTGTATACAAGCCTCATCTGTACAAATGAGATCCTTGGGTGACAGGGAGTCAAGAGACTCAGCACCAACTATCACTCCAGCATTGAAAGCCTTGGCGAAGAACCTATCGCACAGACCCTGCCAGCGCCAATCGAGACTGTCCCTGACGGTAACGTTGTCAACGGCAGCAATGGCGACTCTATTCGCCACGATGCCATGGAATTCAGCTCGTGCCACCTTGAATTCACGAATCACGTTGTTCAGAAGCGAAGTATCTTCACCACCACTCGAAAGATATACGGTATAGAGATCTTTCTCAGAGAAATCCTTGTTGAACTTCTGAGAGCCTCTCGATCCATGCTGATTCCGAGGGCTGGTAGTATTGGAGTTGGCGTTACGGGCTTTTGTAGAAGAGTTGGAAGGCGGACGCCCCTGAGCATTTTTCGCTTTTGCTTCTTCCTTCTGCCTCTTGTTTTCTTTGTTCAGGCCTTCCTGCGTTACCGCCGAGGTCGGGGCCTTGGCCAGGGCATCGCCAGCGGCAAGCCCAAGAGCACTGGCTTTTATGAGGGCCATGGGCTCCTCGTACATCTTGAAGTGTGTATTCTCCAGATCCTCTTCAGTCATTGGGGGCAGCCCCAGCTCCTTGCGAAACTCTTCATGAGTAATCGCATTGTTCAGGAACTTCTGTATTGCCTGATTCTCAAGACGAGAACGTTCTTCCTTGTTGATGATTCCAAACTGAATTTCTACTTTGTTCTCGGGAAGGAATGCATCCATTCCGAACCCGCCTTCGAGAAGCAGCTCTTGGATGACCTCCTTCTCGACGAACATCTTCATGTAAATCTGCAGAGCCTCTATGTCTTGCAAAGCGCCCTTGGACATCGTATCTGCTGTGGATCGATTACTCGTATTGCCTTCACCAAAGTCTATGCCAGACATTCCAAGCCCAGCAAACAAGCGTGACTTGAAGTAATCCAAATAGCTTTCTACACGGAGAGCACGACCCTCTGAACCAATAGCAGAGATGTTGTGTCGATGATCCGAGAAGAAGATACCGCCAGCAGGCATGTACTCGACAATGCCTCTCATTATGTCAGATTCAGACCTGCCGTCAGGGCCCTTCCTCTCTGGAATCTCATCAGAGCCAATCTGATAATGGAACAACGGATAGAGGTTGGACTCAAGCAGCTCCTCTACATTCTCTTCAATTCGCCGAAGTAACTCGATATCATCAATAACGGGGATCAGATCAGGAGTGCCTATTGCAAAACCCGGATTGCGATTCATGTAGAAATGGATGACATCATCCACGAAGAATTCTCTTCGCTTGCCAGAAGGCATTACCTGCTGGATTTTCTTGAGATCGCCATTGTTCTTGGTCTTGAACTCAAGTGTTTCGAATGGCAGGATGAAATATCCTGCAACAGGATCGAGTTTTCTGTCAGTGGGACTGCGACGAATCTTGCCAGAGGAGAACTCTGAATTCCGAGCCTTGATCCACATACAGTTCTTGAAGCGAATAAGGTCCCGAGCGGTGTCCGCCATTTGCAAAGCGAAAGGACGGCCTGTAGCCAGCTCCATTTCAAGGATGCGCTGGCGAATGTATTCTACATACTTTGAATTTCGGCCGACAAACTCATGCCCAGCAACCAGGAACCTGTGAAGCTTCCGGTCAATACTACGAGCTACATATGAATCAGTATGCTGAATGATCTGAATTTCTGCAAGATCATATTCGCCATCATGCCAGCTCCCCCTGTGTCTCTCTGTATAAGAGATCTTTTTGTCCTTGACCTTCTTGGGTGGAGGGGCCTTTAGCATGGCCGGCCTGCTTCTCTTGCCCGCCAGCCTGTCTGCCAAGATCTCGATTAGTTCAGCACGCATTATCTCATGCTCCTCTCAAGGTCGCTGATCCAACCTGTCAGCATTTGTTGCTGCTCAGTAGTACGCTGACCTGCGCATCTGCTGTCAAGCTGCAAGGTTCCTTCCCATGGCCCAGCCTTGAGTTTGAGCTCATTGCTGAGCTTGCCGCCAGAGAGAATCTCCATGTTTGGGTATGAGCCCTCGAAGTAACTTCTAACGAGGTCTGGATTGTCTTTTATCATCTGGCACCAGTCATCAGCACCACCTTTTCCAAGGAGTCCTGCAAGCATCTTGATCAGCGAGATCATATCGAGGATAGCCATTATCATACCAGCATTGTTCATCTGAAGGCCAATACCGCCAGCCACAAAAGCGTTCAAGCTCTTGAAAGAGTAGAGAATATTGTCAAACAGACTGGCCATGTATTCTCGGGCTTCCTGAACCATCATGATTGCCTGCTGTAGAGGACTTGCATACTTAATGGTCGGGTCTTTCATTCTTGAATCGAAAGTGTCATTGGCTCCAAGCCTGAAACCAATGGGGATATTAGCGCCTTCAGCGCCAGAACCAGAGCTGGCATCGAAGTTGAAGATGCTGTTACTTCCAGTCGTAAACAGGTTTCCGAAGCCTCTGTCGTCATCTTCTCCTGTTTCTTTCTTTAAATTCACGTAACCAGAGACATCCAACTCGGTTTCTCCAGCCAGGCCAGGGATTCCTCCCTTTCCAAAAGTGTCACCAAGAGCTTGGCCGGCGGCGATACTCATATTGGCAGTCTTGATTGATTCATTCAGTAATTCGTCGACAGACTTCAGATTGGTAAGTACACAGTCAATCGGAGCCAGTAGAATTGATACAATCTGCTGGAGGAAGGTAACAATGGCGTCGATAATTACTTTTAGAAGGGGACCAGCAATAGCTGTCCAGTCAATCCTGATGTCCAGCCCAAACATGATGTACTTTTTGAGTAGCATCTGTAGAGACATGATCAATTGGAAAAGATCTGGTACGCAGGTAAAACGAAAGCCTTCAAAGGTGTCACACAGGTTGTTCAGCATGTTGAACGGATCAATCCGTGACGAGAACTGGTCAGCGATGCCTTCAATATCATTCAGAAGATCATTTATGGGCCCGAGCAAATTGACTGGCTGTATCTGCCAATCGAAGTCGATCTGGAAGTCACACTGAAGGCACTCCTCCATGTACTCCTTCATTTTCGAGACATCGATATCCAGATCGCCGAGACCAAGCTTGTCAGCAGCATCATTCCACGCTTCAGCAGCTTGTGCAAGTGGATCGACATGGGCCTCAATTCCTACTGAGGGATTCGTCAATTCGAGCCCAGTGAAATCCTCAGAAGGATCCAAGACACTCTGACAACCGCTGAGATCTACAGAGCCTGACTCTGAACGAGCTGACCATGTAGCATTCCTGGATGTCTCTCCATTGTCTGTGGACACAGCCGTCTTCGTGAAAGATTGCAAGATCCTTTCTGAGCTCTCCAAGACCTGGAGTGAAGCTTCGAGCGGAGCCCTGGCCATTACCATGGCACCTGCTCGTGTGCCTTTCCGAATAGCAGTCTGCTCATATACATCCACGATGTGACAAGCCCACTGATACCTGTATTGCTCTTCGGCTTTTTTACCCACTATACATCTCCGAGATTGATAAGGTCTTCAAATATCTGTTCAGAAACACCACTTTCCAATACAGACCTATATTCAATTGCTCTCAATCTGGCCATGGAGTCAGTATCTAAATCAAGCTCATAGGGATCCACGTCCAAGAATGACAGGACCGTTCGCAAGATATGCATGAGGTCATCACGGTGAACGAAGTCTCTGCCAATCTTGGGGAATAGTCTCAAATAGATCTCTTCGAGCTCAGCAGGATCGTTGTCCGTATCTGGCTCCTCACCTCTGATAGCTGCTTTGAGGAAACTAGTCATCGAAGTTATCCTCCTCAAAGACTGCCTTCCCCTCTTTCTCTTCCATCTCTCTCTTTATTCTGAGGGCCTGTAGGTAATCAGAGTAACTAATTGTAGGACGAGAGCTACCAAAGATTGCCTTCATTGCCTTCTTCAGCCGGGGTCTCTTCGAGAGATCGTACCTGAAGATCGTCATTGCAGGATTATAAGCCTCTACTGCTTCATCTACTGTCTTTGCCAGATACCCGACCTTTCTTTTGACTCTGGTTGCTTTGTCCAATAAAGTCGCCACGTCTTGCTGAATCGCTTCAGCTTCTTCTTGGGTCAGTGGCTTCTGGGGCTCTACCTGATCTATCTGCTCTATGGTCCGCTTCTTCTCGTCAGTTATGGCAATCGCCAAGTCTTTCACAGAAGCTATGTCCTGCTGTCTTGGCTTACGAGCCTTACCTCCACGAAGCTCTGCCTCGACCTCACGGAACTCGGGTTTGTATTGTCTCTCTGGAAAACTCACTAAGCACCAACATTGCGGATGTAGTAGGAGACTTTCAGTCGAGTAGCTTCCCTGATCTGTGCAGAGATGTTGCCAGGACAATAGTATCTAACCCAGATAGGATGGTTGGTGAATGTGTCAGCCGCTTCTGTCGAGCCAATGTCCGGGATCACTACGGCATCACCGCTTCTGACTCTATCCCACTCAGCTTCGGTAGGCCGACGCTTTCCATACATCACCTTGACGCCCCAGCCAGTCTCTCCGAATTCTCCATTGTCATCATATGCGGAAGTGGTTACTGGCTGAATTGTCACGTTAGTATAGTAAACAGCAGGATCGTGGTTTCTCAGATAGAAGAGCCTTTCGTGTGAACCGCCGCTATGCCCATCCAGGGAGAAGCGTAGTGGATCAGTGTTCAGCTCTGAGTAAGAGTCATCGTAAAATTTTAGGGGCATTTAGAATCGGGCTCCTCTTCCAGAGTTGAATCCACGTTTGTGGGAATTCTTCCTATTGCCAAAAATAGCGCCGCCGAGAGCGGCGCCACCCATCATCGCTCTGCTGCGAGTAAAACCTGAATGAGACAGGGCGTTTTGCATACGACTGCCTACCTTCGGAGCGCCAGAAGCGAATTTCCCAAGGCCAGCTCGTCTATTGTGCAATCCGCGACCTGCGAAGGCGCCAGCACCGCCCATCAGGGCGCCTGACATGAAGGTTCCGCCAGTCATCATCGAGGCAACACCACCAATCCCCATCAGGCCTATTCCGGCACCAATCTTGTTCTTGGTAAAGAATGAGCCAACAGAGCTCCCCATGGCAGAAGCAGCTCCCATGAACTTGGCAGACTTGCCGCCCCACATGCCAGCCCCAGCACTCAGTGCGTTTTTCATCAAACTTATCATCTCACTCTCCGAATGTTACCTCTGCCAGAGGATCTCCCAGAACCGACTCTTCTCTTCCTTCCGCTAAACTTCGCGAAAGATGGCCTTCCAGAAGAACTGCTCATTGTTTCATACAAAAGATTATCACCCTTTTGTTGGCTGCCCCTGAGTTTACCACGTTCTCGTGAGCGTTTGAAGCGTCCGACTGGCTCTTCCTTCTCTTCTTCTGCCCATTTCTTTCTTATGTGCTCTTCGTCTTGCGGATTGTTCCCTCTTCTAAGAGCCAAGACATTCAGAATGGCTGGCACACCAGCTCTTTTTGCAGACTCAATTAAATCGTGAGCTTCCTGAATAGGGTGTACATAGTCCCCAGGAGCATCACCTCTGGCCTTGAAGGAGAGTGACGAGCTCACATGATTACTTGGACTGAAATCAGAGCACTCCAAAGATACAGCAGCGAGAGCCAGCATCACGGCGTCCAGCCTGTGATCACCAATAGTGTCATTGTTGCAACCATACACCGGCTTGTTGTTGGACGGATGTCGTCTGAGAATGACGTAGTTCGTGAACTGATCAGTAAGCACCTTATCATTCTCCGGGTAGGAGAAAGCTCCAGCCTCCAGAATTCTGACAGCATTTTCTACGAGGAAGTGCTTCCCAGACTTCTCGAACTTCTTACCGTCAATCGGGCTTCTCAAGACTACCTTCTTGGAGAAGTTGAAAGACACGAGCCTATCGAGTAATTGAATCGACTGCTTCTCGAACTCACTGAGCTTCTTTCTGCCACGCAACTGGGACGCATGGTATTGCAGATCCTCGATGATGTGATGTCCCCAGCCTTCATCGGCATATATGAACGACGGCTTCCATTTGAAATTCAAACGGAGTACCTCCTCCATCCACTTCTTGCCAGAGAATTCAGAAGTAGAAATGTTGTGTGACTCCAAAGCCACTATCCGGCCCGTTGAATGGGAATACCCAATCACATAGAACTCTGTTCCCGCATTCTTGTTCCAGTCAATCCCAATCATTATCGACATGTTCTTGAAATCTGGTATACCCATCTTCTTGGACCAGAATGGATAAGACTCTGCCTGCGTCTCTGCGTATTCATAGTCTGCTCTTGCAGCATGAATGAGAGAAGGCCTGAACACACCGTAGCCACCCTCGATGAACATGGCCATGTACTCAGCCATGAAGTTCTCTTCAGTGCCTGCTTCTTCCCTTGCCTCTTCCTTGATCGATTCCCAGTGTGGAAGTACTGATGACGGATAGTGGTCAGACTTGTACTTGGGATTCTGATTAGTCCACTGGAAGAATCTCCCTCGCTTGCCAATAGGCGTAGACGTAGCATACATGCTTCCGTCTTTGGAGGTGTGGAGAATTGGAATGATTACCTTGGAGAGGATCTCTTCAGGGATCATGTCCATCTCGTCCAGATATACATAGTCTGCGCCACCACCACGGAGCGTACCACCGCCGGAGCCATCACTCTTGACGCCAATACCGGAGACAAAGCCTGTAATGGTTGCTCCATTCCTCAGTACCAAATTGTATGTGGGGGACTTGGTATAAAGGCTCCCAGCATGTC